CGATGAACAGTCTGATGAGACTAAAGATAGTGATATCCCAAATAACGATGAACAGTCTGATGAGACTAAAGATGGTGATATCCCAGATAACGATGAACAGTCTGATGAGACTAAAGATGGTGATATCCCAGATAATGATGAACAGTCTGATGAGACTAAAGATGGTGATATCCCAGATAATGAAACGGATCAAGGTCCCCAAGTTAAAGAAGAATTGTCTAAGATTGTTAAGGTGTTTGAGAACTATGCTATTAACTATGGTAAGGTTCCAGCTAAAACTTCTCAAATTCAACAACTAGCTATATTAACATATGTTAGGGATGGTTTAGGAACGGAATTTGGAGCAAATGAATTAGTAGAAGCATTTTCAAAATATACTGATAAAGCTTTTCAACCGGCTTTATTAGGAGCATTCGCTAGACAATGGGGTAATAGAACTTCAGCAAGAAATGCGTATTTATCATTAGTTACATTCCTTTCACATTTAGTAAATGGTGATAGAGATAGTATAGATAATGCTAAATTAAAAGCGTCATTTAAAGGCGAGTTTGCGGTACTAGCTACTAAGTTAACAAAAGAGTTCAACCTAGATGCCTAACCCCTACGGGCTAGGTATCTAATATTTTATTATTTTTAAGGAATTATACATGGAAAGTTTAGATATTTTAAAAGAATTTATAAGTGTAGTGAAATATGTCGTTAATGATGTATATAAAATAAATATAGATGCTATTAAAAAAGCGTTTGACTATACAATAGATCCTAATCTTTATATCATTGATAAGGGTGCTGTAGAGAGTGTCTTAAACTCTGAAAATGGAAAGCTAATATATCCTATACATGATATGTTATTTGCTTTAATCGAAACAGATACTAAAATGAAAAATAAAATCATAGCTATATTTAGCAATATCTCCAATTATTTAAGAGATAGAGAAACATTTACAAGAGAGTTTGCTGAGTCAATGCTGGCTAATAAGTCTAACTATATTACAAGAGATGTTTATTCGTTAGCTATTACTGTATATATGTTACATATTATAACAAAGGACATATAAATGAAGATACTTATGTATAATATTAAAACTATAGTCCCTGTCAAGTGCAAAAAGGTTATAACTATAAATCACAATAACGAGAAGAAAGAGCATTATAATATTAAAATAGGAACAAAAGTACGACATGGGTGGGAGTATAGTATCGGTGTTGAGGATGGTTTAATCCAAAGTACTGATACACGTGTCGAGCTTACGCAATCTAATTATATACTTAATAATATATATAATAAATCTACAGGGGAGATTAAGGTAGATAAAAGAGGGAATAAACTATATTATATCTCAGAGGCAGATTATTTCATAGACACTACAGATGTATTATTATTTATCTCTCTACCATTTGGAGCAGATGTATTAGATATAATTGAACCTAATAATAACATAAAAGCTAAGGCAATTAATTATTATAAAGGCAAGATAGGTTTAGTATTTATGAGATATTTACAAAGCGGGGATAGTGTTACTATAAAATACATTCTAAACGATGATGAATATGAGTTAGTCTTTAATAATAATAATGGAACAATTGAGCATTATACTAATCTAGTATAGAGAGCATATGCTCTCTATACTAAATACCTAACTCTTCTTTTGCCATTTCATCTAACTCTCTAAATGTAGGGAAGTTGAACATGCTTACACAATAATCTATATGAGCTATACTGCCTGTCATGAGATTAATATTATTTCTTTTAAACTCTTCTCTATCTATATCTCCTATAGATATTATCTCTCTCATAGTAGTCTCTTTACTTAAATTAGCTACGATGGTAGCGCTAGGGTATGCTGATACTGCGTCTGCATCATATACATAAAAAGTGAAGTTATTAATCAACTCCGCATCTGTAAATAATCTATATGTATGGAAAGCCGATCTCCATGGTTCTAATGTAACTGTCCAATTATTTCTTGTAAGGCTACCGTAAAATTCTTCACCAATTACTTGCGTTCCTAGAACTTTCCCGTGTTTTAAAGCTAAGAAATGGAAATCATCCATAATTCTCGTACTACTACTACTAAAGTCATAAAAGTTAGTCTTATCTGCTAATAGCGGGAGTGTTAATGATAAATCTTTATTCTTCTTTTCCAGTAGATACATACCGAGAACATCCCAAATGTTATATACTATATATTCGTATGGATGCTTCTCTAGCATATAGATATGCCACTCTGCTTGAGTTAAATCTGTTAATTCGTCAAACTTTAATTTACCTAAACCTAAAACATTATATAGTATATTATTCAATCCATAACCACCTACAACTTCAGGAGCACCTATTCGTGTGAAGTAGTATGTACTCATAGCATCTATAGCATACCAACTTGCAGGTATTATGTAGCTATGCCATTGTTTTTCAAAATCCAATGACTGTTTATCACCGTTCTCTTTTACTTTAACAGTGCGACCTTCTTTGAAATGATAATATCTATATTCTTTAGGTAAGCGCGGGTCTGATAATATCTCAGCAGGATTTAATCCATGGTGATGCATCCTCTCTACCATAGTCCCCATATCGTGTGTGTGGTTCCATGCTGTTAGAAAATCATACTCAGTCCTATGCACGTGTTCGAAAAACGCTTTTATGACTTCGCCATCATCTTTATATCCTGTTATATGGAATTCTACATCCTCTTTCTTAAAATATCCATCTGGTATATGTTTCCAAAATAAGTCTTCTATTATTTTCTTTATATTAACTACTGCTGGGATTACATTATAGTTAATAAATGTATGAATATATACTATACCATCTTTCTCATGTACTCCGGTGACAACGCTTATCTCTTTAGTATTAACGTCATTCTCTATATCGTAGAACATCACTGTATAAGGAGTTATCTCAGTCTGTTTCTCTTGATATTCGGCTCTTAATAAATTAACAGCATGTATCTCTGCACCATACACATATGGCGAGAAACGAACATCTCTCATACTCACATTACCGAACTTACGTCTACCTAATCTAGTCATAATATCTTTTGTCATATTAGACTGTGTTGTCATGAATTTCTGAACTCTCTCAAGTTTTTCTGTTTGTTTATTTTGCTTATGATTTCTGTATATCTTCTTTGTTATATAATACGGTCTTTGGTAGTTCTTATATAATCTCAATTTAGGTTCCGAAGTCCCATCACTATAGTGAACTTTCTCTTTAACGACTATAGTATCTGGTCTATATACTTTACCAGTATGCTCATCTTTATCTTCAGGTAGGTGTACACCAAATCTAAACTCTCTATTAATTACTCTTCTATTACTCTTTAGCTCATTTCTACTCATGATATCTCCTTCTTCAGCCTACTAAAAGATGGGTATAATTTTATTTCATAAGTCTACTATATCTGTCTCTTTACAGTTTCTTTGAATATTAACAATAAAGGGAAGTTATGAACAATGTAGAACTATTAACCATACGACCTATCAGTGATAATGAGTTTATAAATAGTTTAATAAAGATTACTAAACAACTAGTCGATAACTCTGGTAAATATGGGACAATGGCCTACGCTAAAAGCGATGACGGTAAAAGGGCATATGATGAATTATCTACTCTACTAACCAATAGATTTGGTATACCATTTTCTTGCGTAGCGTCAATAGACCCTGCCTGGATTGTGGCTATGGACAGTCTAATAGCTAATAGCATGGGTGACGGAGCTATAGGTAAATTAATAGCCTTTAAGCAACGTGAAGAAGCCGCTCTAGTTAAATATAGAGGAACAAAGGTAGGTACGACTTACGTATCCTCTAATCCTAAGGATAATAAGAAGTTCTTAAAGAAGGTCTTTAGTGGAGAAATATCTTCTACATCAAAAGAACTCGCTAAAGGGCTCCAGAATAGTATTAAAGAGCTTAATAGAATATTGAATACTGGTAATGTTAAAGTAGATATTAAAAAAGCCAAGATTAAAGGATTAGTAGAAAACAATAATGGTAACTTAGATGTTGTTATTGGGATTAATCCGGAATATTTTATCTCTAATGATGATAGTGAATATGTATGCGCGGCTATTATCCTACATGAAGTTGGTCATCAGTTTAATGCTGTATTAGAGTCTATCAAATTAATAACAGGCCCATACTCTATCTATGAGTCTATTATTAATGAGAGAACTGAAGACTCTATTAAGATAGCTGTTAAAAAGCTATTAAAAGAGGATGTGAACGCAGACGTAGCTACAATAGAGTTATTAAAAAAGATACAACAAGATAATATGAAACTACTAGGCGTATCTAGAAATGGCGGGTTTAATAATGAGTCTAGCGCAGATAGATTTGTTGCACGTTTTGGATTATCTAAATATTTAGTTGCTGGTTTACATAATGATAATAGTAGACAAAAGGGCGCATCATCATACTATAAAGCAGCATTTATTCTGTTAGGTATTAATATTGGATTAACATCTATAGCAGGGATAATATCTATACAATTGATTGGAGTAACATTAGTCCCTTTAATCATGACTATTATTATTTCTATATTATCATTGATGAATGTAAATCCTAATTATATATCTTTAGATAATCCTCATGAGAATTATTATGATAGAGTTCGTAAGATTAAATTAGACCTAATCAGGCAGATACGACTGTACTATGATGATACACCTTATTTTGGGGATATATTGCATCAAATAGATTACCTAGATAAAACGTTAGAAGAGAGTAAGATGGATAAGAAATTAGCTAATCTATTTATTACATATCTTTTCGGAGATAGTAAAAGCGTTGCGAAACACGAGTTATTTGAAAGGTTAGAGCAAATCACTGAGAACGATATACATACATCAGTACTCAGGCTTAAAAAATTAACAACAAGGATGGGACAATGATAAGACAAATACATGCTGAGTGTAAAACAGAGGCGGAGAGAATAGCTATATATGTAGCATATGGTAGATATATGGTATCTAAGGGACTGTTAATGACTGGTAATGCTGTGGAGACTGCCGTTAATCAGCTTAATTCTGTAGTAATTATTGATTGGGATAAATGTGCTTTAGTGCTTAATGAAATATATAGAGCGCGTAATAACTTTATGACATTTAAACAAGGTGCTACTAGCTCACCTATCATAGACTTCGGTTTAACAGCTGATTTTGTATCATATTTAGCAGATGCTGAAGAGAATAAAGAGCTATACAATAAAGCGCATTATTATTTTAGAACTAATGGCATAAAGGGTTAAAGATGGATATTCTAACAGAACTACTATCTAATCAAGAGATATTAGAGCCTTTTGATGTTTTAGATTATAATGAAGAGATTGAACAACTCCATGAGTTAGAAAGCGTTATTACCAAAGAACAGTTTGGTATACTTCAATTATTAGATGCCGATAACATTGTATCTAAATCAAGCAGAATAGATTATGAGACAAGCGAGCTATTAACAGAGTCTCTATTCATTATTGTTAGAAATAGTCTACCTGATATCGAGTTATTATCTAATAAAGATGGTAATGGTATAGCTGAGTTTATTAAAAGAGTTGGCTTAGTAATAGCTAAATGGTTTAGGAACTTTTTAGGGCTTATTAAGAAATGGTACACTAAATTCTTAAACATATTATCAACTTCGCAAGTAGTTGTAAAAGAATTGCTTAAAAAAGTGGATGAAAAGAAGATTGATAATAATACTAAATTCGATGTACCTCAAGGTGTCTTGTCTTATTTCTCTAAAAAGAAGATATTAAAAGCTACATATGCTATACTTGATTATAACTTTGCGGATGATATTTATAACCATGATCAAACATTGAATATGAAAGCATTTGATAAATACTTTAAGGATAATAAAGGCACATCTTTTAAAGAGAATTATAAGAAGATTACAAGTGGTTTAGGGTCAGGCGAAATGGTAATATCTCTTATCAATCTTAATACCAATGATGCAGAGATAAGAACATATCGAATGAAACATATTATAAAAGACGCTTATATTATCATAGATAAGTTTAATGCTATTGTAGGATATAATAGAGTACAGTCTGAAATAATGTCTAATAAACAATACTCTCTTAAAGAGTTAGGTTTAGATATAAAAGACATCAGAGAGAATGCATATATATCTAAAGATGAAGTGTCTAGAAAAATGGATGAGATTTATAATTCTGTAAACACAGTATATAAAGATATAGAAAATGATATGAATGATTTAAAGAGCATTAGCAGTATCACTACAGCAGACATTAATGGTCTTAGGTCTTATGCTATTGATAGTGCTAGGTCGCTATTTGGTCAGATGACCAAAATATATAAAGCTAGAGTCTATTCTATATCTTTACTAAAAGCACTTACAAAGGATTAAGATGACGGTCTTAGATAGATATATAGAATTACTAACTAAAAGAGCAGTAAATAGAGCTGATGCGGTTGAGCTTGATAACATCACCGACGGTTTGATTAGTAATGAGATTGGATTAGAGTTATTCTCATCATACGATAGTAACTCAGGATACCAGGATATAATAACATTAATCGAAACATACTTAGGTATAAGTGATATTATCGTAAAAGAAAACCTAGATAGTATATTAATTACGCCTATAATGATATCAACATTAAAAGCACCAGCTATTAAAGATAATTACATAGAGACTATACCTACTTCTAATCCTAATGTAGAGATGAGTGTAGACTATTTAGAAGAGACATTAGAGTCTATATCTAAATCTACAACTATTGGAGCTAATGTGTTTAAGGACATGTTCACTAGAGAGTTATATATTAATAATAAATTAGCTAGTCAAATGCTACTTAAAGATGCTATAGATAGTTTAGCTACATCAATAGAGATAGATAAAGATAATATAGATAAATTAAAAGATATGGATATATCTGATATAGTAATAGTTGATAGAATACTGATTGCATTATATGCTAGTAATCTACCGACAGCTATTTCTAGATTTAAAGCAGTTCGTGATAACTTATAGAGATTAACAGCATTAGCTGTTAATCTCTTCTATTTGTATCTCTAAATTATAGACTATATCAAATTCATTATTGATATATGTAGCAATGCTAAATCTACTGCTATCATTAGCGATAGTTATTATCTTTTTGTTATCAGGTGTGATATCTTTTATCTGGCATCCAATAATGCCCTTAATTTTATCATTAATTCTATCCTCTAATTCCGTTATATCTATATACTTCTTTATTATATATTGATTAATGATATTACCAATCAGCCTTTTTAACTCGTCTGCTCTATACTCTAAGGTTGTCAACTTATCAATATATAGAGTAACTATAGGTTTAACTATACTAGGGTATCTTATACCGTCACTGCTGATAACATCCAATCCATCTTTTCTACTTTTATATAAGATAGTAGTATTATTTATAGTTACCTTATTTAATTCGCTTAATTTAAAGTTAACATTATACTCTATTAAACTCATAAGGTTCTTTAACATCTCGTTATAAGATGGTTTATTTAATACTTTAAATTTATATTCAAACATTAGTATATTAGGCATATAGATATATCCATTATCTGTATCTAATATAGGGTCACCATTCTCATCTAGAATATTATCACCTGCTTTATATTTGAGTATAGGATTACCATTTGGATCTAGAACAGGATCGCCAGCATGATGCTCTATCTCTCTACGAATGTTATCACAACTACCGTCACCATCAGTATCTTCTAATATAACCTCACAACCTGTCTTAGGATCAAGCTTATATACATCTCTATCGTATAGTAATGGAATATCGGATGTATACTTTTTATACACTCTGTTATTAGGGACTGTGATTGTCTTATTCCAAAGATACTTTAGTCTTGTAGCTAATCTAAGTTCAGCACTCTCAATAGTGAATACTATATAATCTTTAGGCTCGCCAAAGTATAATTCAATTTGATTAGAGTAATTCTTAGCTCTAGTATCAATGTTTCCTATTACACCATTGTTGTCAGTATATAGTATAATATCTATATCTGATAATATATTAATAAGTTTATCATTATACTCACTTACTCCGTTAAGGATATTGATATTATTATCTTTATCTATAAAGTTATCTACTTCTATTTCGAAATAGTGTAAAGGCTCTTCAGCTGATGGGTATCGTTCTAATGTCTTATCCATATCTCTAATACTAAATAGATATATATTGTTGCCATCAATAGCTGACTTTAGTCTCATAGCCATCTTAGTATTCTCTGATATAATCCCATAATCATCATTGCCTTTAAGTTGGAAATAGATACCGTACTTATTGTTATTTATTTTAAATATCTCATGCGATACTATATTAACATTAGCATTGATGTAAGTATTTTTGCTCAGGATATGCAACTTATCAATCTTAGGATTAGATATATCATATATAGACACGTCTAAACTATTGACATCTTTGTTAATTATATATTTATACGGTGTATATAGTATATCTCTTTCGTTAAGTAAATTAGCTATTGTTCTATCTACCGAACTATATAAACTAGCTTCTACTTTACTAATAGGTCTATATATATTGTTTTTATCTCTATGGAAAAGAGTATATGGATTAACACATAGATATTTATCATTATGTACAATAGTGTCTTGGAAGCTATCTTTTTCAGCTGTATCGATAATAGTATCTATGTTATAGACAGGGGTTTCGAATGTGTTATTAACTTTGTTACTATTTATACCGTCTGTTGTAGCTGTATACACTCTTTCTAATATGCTATCTGTTACTTTATATATCTGAAGACCATACTGTCTACCTTTCTCAAATAATTGCTTTTCTGTTATAGGTATATCTATATGACCGGCTGTTCGATAGATTACTTTATTCTTTAAATCTTTTATTCTACTCTTATTAGTACCGCCATCGATTACGCCACTTCCAGTGAATAGGATTGGTAAGTTATTAGCTAAGGAAACCAAATCAGTCGCCTCAACAGTTACTAGTTTGAATTTATAATCATCTGTAGTATATTTATCTAAGAATACCTTAACTTTACCTCTTGTAGTAAATAGAATAATTCTTATTTCACTCCCAATGAGATTTAGGTCGATGTATCTGTTTGGTATTACTATATTAATACTAGTCTCCCCAACTTTTACATATGCAGTAGGTTTAGTTGGTAAATACTGGCTCTCTGTATAAAGCGTATCCATTAATTTATATTCACCAGTAGATGTGTCGTAGTACTCTAGTTCTATACTATGATATTGTTCTCCGTTTAGTTGCAACTCAACATTATACTCTATACTTCTTGATATAGTAGTAGCATAATTACTAACAGTTAATTGTGCTACAGGGACATTAAAGACTAGCCAATCAATATTATCTCCATCTTGTGTAATGAATGATGGTATTACACCTATATCCTTAAACTCTTTAGTTGTATCTGTAACCTTATGTTCTACAAAACTATTCACAAACCCGTTTTCTAACTCCGTTAATGTTACCTCTATATCTGCCAATAAAGTGAAATTGATACTATCTACTGTTATAGTGCTATATTTACTTAAAGCAAATTTATAGCTTTTATCCCCGTAATAGGCTTTATCTTTAATCTCATTAACAGGTATTAAACATCTAAGATAGCCTTTAGCAGGTGTTGTGAATAAATTATCCACATCTGTAACTGATATATGTCTAAGTATATCTTCCTCGGTTCTAGCGCTCGCGGGCATGATTTTACGATGAACTAGTTCCAGGCTAGTGGTAAAGTCTATAGTATTCCTAACACTCATCTCCATTAATGATGTAAATGGATTAGTCGCATCTAAAATCTCTATACCTTTGTCATTTTTTAGTAACTCTAACTGCTCGTAGATGGCTCTTTGAGGGTCTATTATCTTATTCATTTCTCATCCTTATGTCTTTTTATTATTTCATAGTCATCTTTACTAATCAACCACTCTAATTTATTATATTTTAGATCGATGAATGGGATAGCTAATCCGCCAAATGATTGATACTCTGCTGGAGATAGTTCTACCATGTCTATCTTTTTAGACTCTAGATACGGTCTCAGTTGAGGGTGAAATTTAGCTACTCTCAGATTAAACTCCATTGCTAATATAGGGTCATCGTATTCCATACCGAAACATTGAAATCTTGTATTGTATGTCGTATTCTCCTGACTTTTAGGAGTTGATGCTGTGACATTAAATAATGCTCCTTGTGGATTAGCAATTGGAAACCCTATAGTACTAGCGATGTGTTTAATACTTCTATTATCCTCTCCTGTAATAATTGTAGTTATATTTGTTGTGTAGTCTATCTCTCTTCCTAACATTAACTCTAAATACGGCCAGGCATCACCGGTCCTAACTCTAGAGATATACTCTAACCAGGTGTCCATAATTAATGGTATAACTTCTTCTTCTACGTTAGCGAATGTGACATCTAGTTGAACAATGTTATTTATAGTATTAATACCATCACCCCAGGTATATTGCTCTTTACGCATTCCTTCTTTACTAGAGAATACATCTAATACAGGGTCAGGAAAACCGGTTAAGTCTAATAACCCATTCGAGAGCGGTGGCATGTGTGGATTATATTGATTAAGTAAGTCCGATTTTAATCCCCGTAACTCTGCAGAGATAGTATCACTACTTGTAGCCATAACAGACTCTCCGAAGTATAGGTGAGGGTCTAATAGACATCTTACGTATCTTTCTAGAGAATTAGTTCTAGTATTTAATAATTTAGCCAGTTTTCTACTTCTTGTTAAATTATGATAACTTAATCTAATAGCCGGTCTAGTGAAGAATACATGCGCGTGGTAATCTCTATTTAATCCTGGCATTTTAGTCCGGGCTACTGGTTGAACTCCGTGCAAGAAATTCGTAAGTCTTGTTCTCTCATCACCTATAGGCGTGGTGTATTGTAGTATATCATTATAGCCGTCTTCTCTCTCTTTTTGGATAGCAAGATTGAAATCTTGTTCTCCTAACTTATTCTTTTCTTTGTTCATAATTATCCTCTCTATTGCTAAATCATTGAACTTTACAATGATAAAGATAAGTTTCTTGAATATATTTTACAAAAAGGACTAAAATGAGTACATTTAATCAAACTCTTATCAATGTCGCAGTAGCGGCTGAGAAGTTATCTAAGGGTGAGGTACCGTTCGGTGAAGCTGTAAAAAGCAAGAATGGTCGAACATTAATACTAGCTAACGGCTCGATGACAGAAATTCTTACTAACTTTATTATACAACCAGAGATAATTGTAAGTGAAGAGTTGCAAGGGACTCCGATGATTAATAAAATTATCGATTATCAAATTGATACATTTGTATCATTCTATATAGCGGTGTTTAAAAGTATAGTACAATTTTATGGCTTTAGCCCTGAAACAACTCTACGCCTATTGTCTTCATCGACACAAGTTAAAGCTCCAAGTTATATTAATCATGCTCTATTATCTGATATGTATCAAACAGAGACTTCTGATGATGTGCAAGGATTTAAACAACTATCATTAGATACGGAGCCTGAATTGTTAGGCGATAAATCCGTGCCAGTATTTCTTAGAAAATTCCAACTATCTTTTAAATTGGATAAAGGGAATGAAATTAGATTTGATATGTTGGCAAGAGCTATTATTAGATATGTACCATCTAAAGATATTGTAAATGCTGTTGATGCAGGTAACCCTATTGATACAAGTTTCACTAGCCAAAAAGATAAATGGTTATCTGGCGAGATAAGTTTCATGGATTTTGCTCTAGGGCTAAATATACTTAGAGACTTAAAGAAGAAGAAAATCCACGATAGCACTGGATTGATTAAGCAGATTGAGAGACGTTCTCGTGATAGTATTGAGAAGATTATGACAGAAGGCGTTCCTGGTTTAGGGAAATATCATTCTATGGTTATCATTGATCAAGAGACTCGTAAGAAGATAACTAAGATGATTAAATATAAGATTACTTCAGATGCTGGGAAGGAGTTAGTGACTAAAGCTTTAAGAGCTATGTCTATCGCTATAGTTGATGATGACGCTGAGACTATCATGCTGGTATTCCAAGCATTTGATGGGTATACTGTACTGGATTTTGACCAAATTAAAGACCCTAAAAAGTCTAACTCTGATGAGATAATTAAATTACTATTAACAAAAGGATACTAGAGATGATTAATATTGTAAAGAAGGCGTTAAACGCTTTTACCGATACTCCTTATTTAGAGACAGCTATTGTTATAAAGAATGCTAATACCATTTTAGGATTTATTAGCGATGACTATATGCCGACTTTAAGTGCAATTCAGGCGTATATCAAAAACCAAGGCTTACCAGCAGACGCTGATGAACGCGGGTTGAAGTTATTTAAAGATATAGGTTTTAAAACAAATAGTATCAATACTGGTATAGAACTACTACAAGGTTTTATAGAAAGAGCATTAATACCAGGAACTAAGATACTTAATAATTACTTAGAGAAGCATGAGTTTATATCTAAAGACCACATGTCTCCTAGAGATGCTGCTATTGTTGATTTAGTTAATTCACATATGAGAACATTAACTCTTATCAATAAGATATTAACAGCTTTAACATATATTGCAAATGATGATGAATTTTATAGAAAGAAATACTCTAAAGAACTTGAAAGGAGTAGCTTGATATTAGCTCCTTATATTAAGAAATTATCTAAGGAAGGTATGACATCTATTATACATGATATAAATAAATTATCAGATGAAATTGTTACAGATGCTACAGCTACAATCACTGATAAGAAATATACATCATTGGTTTCAGAGTTCTCTGGTAACCCTGTATTTGAATTTTTAAAATGGTGGGAAGAGATTAAGTTTGAAAGATATGAGGCAATGAAGGTTAGTGCTGAGTTAACTAGATTAAAATTAACTGAACTTAGAAACAATAACGGTAATGCTCCAGATACAAAGATATCTAAAGCTATTAAATACTATGAGACTAAATTAAAGAAATTAGAGGTTAGTATAAAGGAATACGAGGAGGATGTATGATACGTATAAATAAAAGGTACGATTTCGTAAACCTTTTAGATAAAGATAATAATAACCCTATTCAGCAAGCGCATGTAATAGTAGCAGGTTTCTATTACATACTCGATATGTTTGGTATAGGTAAAGCTAGTCTCGATTTTAGGAAGAATAGACATAGAAATCTTTCAGCTCCGTCTATTTTAGCCGATATATATAAAGAGTATATTATAGGTCTAAATAATAACGAACTTAAAACATTTAATAGTTACGTATTAGCGATTAAAAATTTGCATGATGATGAATATACAGTTTTTAAAAATACTAATGATTATGTACTAACAGATTTACCTGTGGATGAATTAGCTACTAAATATGATGCATATAGTGCTATTCGTTTAATGTATCGCGACATGGATTATGAGGCTATAGAATTCTTTTATAGACTTATATCTACACAGTTCATGTGGGTATCGGGATTTAAAAATTAGATAGATGTAGATATACCCTTATAAGGGTATATCTATATAATTTTTTACACGCATATTTTAAATGTGAATATTTATAAAAAGGGATGTAATGATTAATGTAATTGATAGTAAAGGCCATGAACAGCCTTTAGATTTAAGTAAAATAACGTTAGCAGTAAATGAGGCGGTTGAAGGTTTAGATGGCGTTGATGCTGATGCTATTATATCTAAAGCTAATTTAAGATTTTATAATGGTATGAGGACTGCTGATATACAACAGATATTAGTCGATACAGCAGAACAAATGATACAGATAGATACTCCGAATTATGCTTATATTGCTGCTAGGCTATATCTTAGGAAGATGCGTAAAGAGGTTAAGGCAAATGGGATCTATACATTTCAGGATTATATAGATAGAGCCGTATCTATTAATAGAATGGATCGAAACTTTTTAACTAAATATACACAAGAGCAGATTGATGATTTAGTTAATTACATTGATTATGATAGAGATAAGTTGTTTAAATATATAGGTATTAAATATGCTAGGTTATCGTATTTATTACACGATGAAGATAATAGACTTATCGAATTACCTCAATGGTGGTTTATGACTATAGCTATGTTCTTAGCACAGGCAGAAAAGGATAATGTGAAGTGGGCTAAGAAGTTTTACGATGTAATGAGTCAGTTCTTAGTATTTCCAGGAACGCCTACTCTTAGTAATGCGAGAACAAGACATTCTCAACTATCTAGTTGTTATGTAGGAAGCACTCCAGATAATGCTGAGGGAATTATGTTAGCTAATAAGAATATGGCTATATTAAGTAAGTATGGAGGAGGTATTGGTTGGGATTGGACTACAGTTAGAGGCAGCCTCGGGTATATTAATGGTCACAAAGGCGCAGCCGGTGGACCATTGCCTATGCTAAAAATATCTAATGCTGTATCGAATGCCTTTGATCAATTAGGATGCGTGGCTAAGAATAGTTATGTTAAAGTTAAGAGAGATGATGATAAGATTGAGACTATATTAATCTCAGATGTAGAGGTAGGTGATTTAATTAAATCTTATAATATAAAGACTAATACTATAGAGTTTAAAAGAGTGCTAGAGACGCATAAGATGCAAGTTGCTAAAGAGAACCAAATTAAGATAGAGTATGCACATGGGTATATTGTAACATCTAACTGGCACCCTACTCCTATACTGAGAGATGGTAGATATCAATATATTAGAGCTGATGAGGTAAAGATAAGTGATATAGGTGTCGATGAGAATGGTTTACCATCAGAAGTGATACAAATATCTAATCCAAACATATCTGAGGAGTATAGAGATTTATCAGTTGAGGATAATGAGAATTATTTCTGCTCTACTGATATCCAAGATAATAGATTTTACCTTATCCATAATACTAGAAAGGGAGCTATTTCTCCGTATATAGAACCATGGCATAAGGATATTAAAGATTTTATAGAGATACAAAAACCACATGGTGAGAAGAGACTTCGTTCAGAGGATTTACATCCTGGTGTATGGTTTAACGAAATATTCTTTAAAAGAGTTGAAGAGGATAGCACTTGGACACTATTTGATCCTATAGATGTTCCTAAACTTACTGAAAGTTATGGCGAAGAGTTTAATAGGTATTATATGGAATATGAGAATGATGATAGTATACCTAAAGAAGTTATCTCAGCTAAGAGCCTATGGAGATTATACATCAGTACTTACTATGAGTTTGGTAAACCGTATTTTACTATTAAAGATGCTCATAATGCTAAAAATCCTAATAGCCATAACGGTATTATACGCTCTAGTAACTTGTGTACAGAAATAAGTCAAAATACAGACCCTGGCAAATTGATAGTTCGCGTTACATATGACAACGAAGTTACTGAAACTTATTTAGCTACAGATGAGTTAGAATTAGAGATAGGTGGAACTGTAATAGCTGAAAAGATAATGACTACTGATATTATTAAAGATAAAGGCAGGGCAGTATTTATAGAGAAAGATATTATAGATGCTAAAATAGCTGTATGTAACTTAGCTTCTATTAATATGTCTCGTGTATACACAAAAGAGGATTTACATAGAGTTGTTCCTATAGCAGTTCGTATGTTAGATAATGTTATTGATTTAAACTTCTACCCAGTAAAAGCTGCTAGAGATACTAACCTTGAGAATAGAGCTATAGGTTTAGGGTTAATGGGAGGACACGAGTTCGCTGTTGCTAGAGGATTTCAATTCGGGTCTCAAGAGCATAAAGAGGCTGTTGATGAGTTTATGGAGAACTTCACATTATCTGCTATAGAAGCATCTTCTGATTTAGGTGAAGAGAAAGGCGACTATCCAGGTTTTGAAGGTTCTAAATGGAATAAGGGTATTTTACCAGTAGATATTCCGAATGAATTAGTAGACTCTTTGACTACTAGAAAATGGGATATAGACAGATTAGAAATAGTTAGAGATAAAGCATCTAAACATATGCGTAATGGGTATCTGTTAGCAGTTGCTCCTACTAGTACTATATCAATCATAGCTGGTACAACAAAGTCAGTAGAGCCTGTATATAAACCTGTATATTACGAGAGAGAGAACAGTAAAGGTTCTCATATATGGATAGCCCCTAACCTTAACCCTGATACTTACGGGTTATATAAGACAATGTTTGACCATGATCAATATAGATTAGTTGAAATAATGGCAATTATGCAAAAGAATATGGATCAGACTATATCTTATAATTTGGGTATCGCGCAAGGCGCTACTGGTAAGACAATTTCTGATTTATTGCTATATATAGCAAGATTAAAAAACCGTTCTACTTATTATTTGAAGACAGTATCTCCTGAAGAGAAAAAGAGTACGACCGGAGACCATGTGGTGGAGTGCGTGGGCTGTCAATAATATTTGAGGAGATTATATGATACAGGTTCTAGATAAGAGTGATAATGCTCCTGGAGATAAAGGGCGTTTATACGCCTATGAATGGACAGTAAGTGCAAAAGAGGTGCTTAATGGTGCCACTCTATTTAAGGCACCAGACCCTACATCAACTACACAACTTAAAGAGAGCATTGTTAATAGTTCGAGATTTATAATAACAGATGACATATCAACATCGACTAATGTAATTGAACCTAAACTTCCATTTGATACAAGTCTATACTATACAAAATATTCATTTTCAGGATTAGTGTATATAAAAATTTCTAAGAACCCTACTATTTTTAAATTGAACAATACACAGTATCAGATTAAGATTAGTGATGGTAGAGTAACTATACCTTCTGGGATATACGGATATAGGGTATTAGTAGATGAAAATAATAGGCAATATATTCAATTATACTCACTCGATACATTAAGAACAGAATTAAAGACCTATGAACTACAGTTAACTAATGATGGTCGTATATCTATAGATAGAGTAATCAATGGTGATGTAGTATTAAACATGGCTACAGTACAAGATATTGACGGAAGTGTGCTTTTTACTAAGTGTACAGTAGAAGACTATACTACAGTACAAGTGCATTTGGATAGTACTGACTTAGATGCATTAAAAGACGATAATGGTAATGTTCGATCCGGTGTTAAAGCGGTATTCTCAGTATTAATCTATTTAGTTGAATAAAAAAAAAGGATGATAAATGGCGCTTTTAGGGACAATGAAAATAAAGCAAACAGGTTTAGAGTTATCAAGTATACTTAGTAGATTACAGAGTGTAGAAGACGGTTTAAATAACACTGCTTCAGACTCGGCTATTACTGACTTACAAGATAAGATAAATGTATTAAATGGGGATGCTAGCACAGATGGCTCTGTAGCAAAATCTGTTAAGACGGCAATTGATACTTTAATTGGTGGTGCACCGGCAGCATTAGATACATTAAAAGAGATTGCCGACGCATTGAACGATGATGCTAATATAGTATCAGCGTTACATACATATACAGATAATGCTATTAATACATTAAAATCTACAATATTAGGAGATAGTCCTACATATACAACGTTAAAAGCTGTTAGTGATGAAATAGCAGATATTATTAATACCACTATCCCAACAGCTCAAACAGCGGCGACTGATAATGCTGTAGCAACGATTAGAGATGGTGTAGATAGTAGTGTTGATACATTGAAGAAAGTTAAGTCAGCTCTTGATGGCTTAGGCGCTGGGTTAAGTAATGCTAATGCATTAGCTGATAGTAACTTAACAAGATTAGATGGTATGTCAGGTTTCAAAAAGTCGTCTATTAACTCAAGTAGAGAGCTTGTTGATGTTCCGTACTTTGACTCAGGTACAGGAAAGTATATATATCCTCAAGCATTTACTAACTTTGGTTTTGCTAGAGTTATATATAATGATGGTAGTTATCAGGATTATCCGATCACTATCACTGACTCAGATGGAAATGAGATTGATGTAATTAATTATAATGGGGAAGCTTTAGATGATAGTAACAGCAGATACCGCTTGGATGGATTTGATGGCAATGATGCTGATAGTGTTACAACTGTATTATGCGGAGTGACTACATATAAACAAATAGCAGATTAATATTAGGATACATAGATTGCATATGCAATCTATGTATTAATCTTTTTTGTATCTATTATATTTATATAGTATATATATAAATTACAAAGGAGCTTAAGATATGAGAGTATTAATATTGACAGGTGCTAGTTGTGTAGGTAAGACTGCATTAGAAAACAAATTAGGATATCCTAAGGTACAGATATTTACCACGAGAAAAAAGAGAGCTAATGAGATAAGCGATTATACTTTCTTAACAGAGTCAGATATGGCTGACATACGCTCGAGTATGGATTTCTCATTTGTCACAAATGAAGATACGGTATATGGATATAAGTTTTTAGATAATGCTCCTATACAAATCGTAAGTATTATCTCTTTAAGAGGTATTAATGGGCTATTAGACGTTATTAAAAAGAAATTTAATACTGAACCATTAATAGTGGAGTTAACTGCCTCTGATAGCGAGATAGAGCAATGTATGAAGGAGAGAGGTTTTTCAAAAGAGACTATAGAGCTTAGATCATCTATCCTAAGGACTGAGCCAGGTATTAAATTACATAGGAGTACTGCTTACGATTATATCAAGCATTACTTTGAAGTATCTAGTAATGATATTATTCTTGAGTATTTAGCTAAATATAAAGATAGATATAAAGAGTGGGCTATAGATGGAGCTATGCATGCATTAGGTAAAACTGTAGCGGGCGCATTTATACCTAAAGATAATGAGATGATATTAAGAGATTTATCTAAACATGTTTTCGGTTTTTGGGACAAATATCCGGAGTATTTTAAAGAGATAGTGGATGTTAATCTTACTGAGTTATTTAATGATGATATAGATGAATTAACAACTGGTTTGATTATAAGCTTGGGAGAGCTTATTATTAAAGGATATACTCAAATGGATAAAGATACATTTAATATGATGTCTATTATGGTATATTGGTTATATAATAAAAATATACTCATTTTAGATGAAAATAAAAAGATAAAGGACATGTAATGGCGAAGTTTGTAGTAAGAAGGAAAGGTGCGTTTAATAAGGTAATTGTAGATGTGAATAATCGTGTTGATAAGCGAGGTTTTCATAAAGGCTTTGATGTAGATGTTATTGTAAAAAAAGGTTTTTTTAGTAAAGCAAAGCATTTCAGTCATTTTATATCTAACGCATATGGGAAAGTTACATTTGTTAACTATACTACTACTCCAAGAATTGATAGAGATGGCATAGTGCTTAGAGCTATCTTAGATAGATATCCAGGAGACCACAGTGTTAGTGATGCTGACAGATTTATTATTGTAGATATACTAGATAATCTAGGGTATATTTTATTATGATAACAATAGATATAGATATACAAAATAATATCTATATCCTGCCATCTATAGAAGAGATTAAGGAGCATGTAAAATACCCTATAACTATTTATGATGATGTACATGGTGTAGAGAAGACTGTTATAGGTGTTATAGAATTTAATAATGGTGCATATGCTCTTATATTAGATACAGGTGCGCAGTATCTATACCATATAGATAGAAAGCCGAATAATCAGCAATTAATTAGAACTAATTATACTGTAATTAAGGGTGTGGTTATATTTGGCAATGCTAACAAGAAGCAAAGAATATATCCTATAAAGATACATATAGGTACTGAAGAAGAGATAAACAAACTATTACCAGTAGTAGCTTAAGCTACTACTAGGTATAGTTAATTTGGTATCTCATCACTGTTATGTTTATCATAAATATCTTCTACTAGATACTTATATTCATTAGGTAGGGCTTCATAAAGAGCTTTAGCTAATATTCTAATCTCCATAAGAGCCGCTTTATTTAGCCTAAGGTCTAAGAAGTTTTGTAGACTACGCATATTTACACTCCATCTAAGAGTCACTTTATAGGCTTCTGGTAATGCATATTTCATAACATCATTACTGTACCCTTCTCTTAAACCCATTCTAACATTCTCTAAAGCTTTAATAGCACTATTATCCACAAAGCTATTACCAGTCATTACAAGGTATTTCTGAGCCTTTCTTGCCCCGGTAATACTAATGAATGACTCTTCAGCTTTTAACCGCTTTAAAGTATACCTAGTACTTTCTACGCTAAGGCTAGCAATTCTATGCCTAGAGAGTTCTTGTAGAAGAGCGCGGCTTATACCTTCTATCTTATAATTGATATAAATATGCTCTAGAGTCGAATTTCCTGACCATATTTGCTTACCATGTCTACGAACCATGATTATATGATTTGGAACTTCTAAACAGTATATTTTTCCATCATAGTATTTATACTCTGGTTTGTTTTCATTTTGAGAGTTATTAAATCTAACATCCAATTCATATCTTATAATTCTGATTTTATAGCAGTCTTTTACATTTTCTTTTTTAGTTATTTTGCCATTTCTCCAAATTGTATCTTCTTTCGCCCTACGTATATGGCTTATTGAGAAATCCCAACCGCATAGAACAACAAGTCTTGATATAGTGTCGATAGCTTGCGCGCTTGTTGTTGCGATTTCTATTGATCCTATTTTATATAAGTTATAATCGCCATCGGCATTCGCCCAGCCGTCAAATATATTTTTTATATTATCTGAATTGAGTTTACTTATTTGGCTATCAGTCATACCTTTATTATTTAAGTAAATATCTCTAAACCAATGAACATCATCTTCATGTAATTCTATTATATGTCTATCATTTGCGCCTATTCTATATATGAAGCCTAAATTCTTTAAGTATGTTATCTTTCTTTCTTTTGTGATATGAAACTCTATAGTTTTACCGCCTCGATAAGTTCCATCTCCAATAAAGAAGCCTATTAACTTACATAAATTATTTGGAATATTATTGCGGATTTGAACGCCATTACTTCTTTTCGTATGATAATGTTGGGTATCAAATACCTCAGACGCTTCAACCAAGTTAAACTCCCTTTCATCGTACTGTCTGTTTTTCAGTTTTCTACCATCAGAAATATATACTTTATGGTTATCAGTTACAAGTAAATCAATATGCTTACCTTTAAAATGTATTAATTCACCTTTAAAGTCATATTCGAAAAGATTGGTCGGTTTTTGATACTCTATATCACTAGTTTCGGGATTTAGTGTTATGATATCATCATTTTTTGTTACATCCTTGATATATTTCCAACCTTGTAATGTCATAACCTCTGTATCATCGGAAAAACATGCATGTTTATTCTTATTCCCTACTCTATCTATAAGAGCTTTGTCTTTATCTCCTATAATGACTCTAACTTCTTTATCAACAGTGGCATCACATTCACTGCATCTATACTCATTTACATCACTGTCATCTACAATAACCTCTTTACGGCATTTATTACAGTATGCTACTCTCTTAGTATCACTAAGACCTTCGCTCCTCCAACATGTTCTAATAGCGTCACTACATACATGTAGTGGGGTAATATGTTCCACGCATACGCTCATCTGTTTTTCCATCTTATCTCCTTAATATTTATAGTTACAATAAACTATAAACCATATTTATTATGAGAAAAACATTTTTGGAGTTTACTATGGAAATTGTAACAGAGTTAGAGAAAGCTGATGCTTTATTCTTATATCTACCAGTGCCTAATTATGGAAAAGTTAAGAATAAGAGTATCTTAAAATATTTAAAATACAAACCAATGATATATAAACGGTATAGGGCTAATTGTCTATATTACATTTATAATATACAATCTAGAAAAAAGGCTAGAGAGTATATAGAGTCTACTACAAACTATATATTTAAAGTTGGTAATATATATAAAGAACCATTCTTTGTAGATGAGTTTAAACTAATTAGATATTTATTAATTGGAGGAGTTTCCCATCTACCTAAAGAAGAATTCAATATGAGAGCATTTTTAAAGACATTAGAAACTATTGAACAAAGACATCGAAGTATGATTATTACATCTATAGTATTCTCTCTAGAGTTATTTCCTGAGAATTATCGTAAGAAGATTATCAAGACCCTGATAGAGTTAGATAGAAAGATATCAACAATCAGAATAGTTATACATACTACTCCAGAACTAGAGAAGTATATAACTAAGTCAGTTGCTTAAAATATGCTAATTATATTATTATGAATTTAACTTAGAAAGGAATATATATGTTAACACTAAATTTGGATCCCATGGTTGAGGTACCATTAATAAACATTGGCTGCCTATTTGACATCCCTACATCATCTTTTGTTAAAGGCGAAAGAGGTGAAACTATAATTAATGGTGGGGTAGATGCATCGACTGGGTTGGTGGGACCGGGTAACTCTTTTAAGTCTACTATTTTACACTATATGGCACTAACAGCCGCTGACAGAATGGAGGCTAGTGAACCTACATATGTAATCACATATGACACAGAGTTGCATGTTAAAACAGATAGATTACAATCACTTTTAAAAAAGTATACATACCTACCAGATGATTTTAAAAGAGAAGATGGTACTCCTATTTGGGATGTTACATCCAAAGCTCAGTATTATGGAGATGAATTCGTTCAATTGCTTCGTAAGTATGTTGATGAAAGAGTTAAGTCCAAGCCAACTGTCTATAATGGTATGCGCATAGGAGGCAAACCTTTTAAAGGTCTTGTCCCAGCATTTGTGGAAATTGACTCAGTTACAGAGTTCGAACCTAAAACAACACACGATATGTTAAACTCTTCTAAACAAGAGGATAGTAGTACTAATATGCTATTTGCACGTAAGGGTCTATTTGTAACTAAATTCTTATCAGAGTTACCATTATTATCTAATAAAGGTGGTATTAGGTTCTTCCTTAGCGCGCATGTAGGTAAAAAAATGGATATGGATGCTAATAAGTATCAGAAACCGACTAAAGATTTACAGTATCTTAAAGATGGTGAGGCTATTAAAGGAGTTTCACCAAAGTTTCACTCGCTATTATCTACACTATGGTTAGTGGACGGTGTTACTATGCTTAAAAATCAAGCAACTAAACAGCCTGAATATCCTAATAAAGATGAAGCATCATCTCTTGATACTGATTTGAATATAGTAAGACTTAAACCTCTTCGTAACAAAGCAGGCGCTTCTGGTTTCAGACTTCCTATAGTAGTGTCTCAAAATGATGCTGTATTACCGGATATCACTAATTTCGATTTCATTCGTAGTAATGGGTATTTTGGTTTACAAGGTTCTAAGATACATTATACATCAGTATTCTTACCATCTGTCAAATTACAAAGAAGTAATATTAGAGAGAAGTTACCAAAGTCGTATAAACTAAGACAAGCTATACAGTATACAGCTGACCTCTTACAGTTAAAAATCTTTAAACCGAAGCTAGTGGCTATGGGTCTTTGGTGCGAGCCTGAAACCCTATATCAAGACCTCATTAACCTAGGCTATGATTGGAATGAGTTACTAGAATGTCGTAGCTGGTGGACTATAGATAATTACGCAGAACACTTGCCTCACTATTTATCTATTATGGATTTATTACTTATGCGTAACAAAGAGTATGTTCCTTACTGGATGGATAAGGCTCCTTATGAAGAGTTAGATGAGAAAAAGAAAAAGGATACTAAATGATAAGACTGAAATATAATGACGACTCTGGCGTGAATAAACAGGTACAAGTAATTATATCTACAGTAGCTAACGCTAGTTTTGTTTCAATGGACCAAACATATGGTCCTGGTGATGTAACAACATCTAATACTACACCAGATAAGATTGATTATAACATCAGCATTAAGAAGATGTATAATCCAGCTCCGACTACTGTGCAAAATATGATAGTAGATGAAGATAATGAAGATAGATTTAAACTCATTACAGTAGTGGACGTTCCAGTAGCATTTAAAACATTTGTATTATATGCAGATACACAGGCAGGGAAGTTCTTATTGATAGAGGATTTAAGTGCTTTACCCAACGGTATCAAGGGTGTTGTTAATGTAGCTGGTATGTATGTAGGTCATTATGTAGGTAATAAGGATTATCAATCCGTTATTAAGCCCATCATCCCTGTTAAAGATATAGTTAAAAGAGGCGATCTTAAAACTGATATGATAGATAATGCTGTATTTATCTTTAGAGATACGAGTAGAGAAGGTAATGTATTTAGTAACAACTTTGGATATAATGTTGATGATGGTTACTATTTAGAGTCTGATACAGATAAAGTGGCTATGTATATTTCTGTAGGGGCATCTTCTAGGCTATTTACAGATGCCAATGTTTCTGTATTAGTAAAGACAGCAGTAAGTAAAGTATCTAATGGATATATGGCATATACTATGGCGCCTGATGACTTGCTTATACCTTTACTTTTAGTATAAAGGATAAACATGGCTAGAGCCGATGTAGAGAGATATATATTAGATAGCATGAAGATACTAGATAGCTCTGGTGAGATGGTAAAACTTTACGAGGCTACTTTTAAAGAGATGAGCAATTCAGAGTTTGAAGAGTTTATCACCGATTTAAAAGAGAAGAAACAGTATGTAAGCTTTATCGCTCCTAATGGGGATAATAAGATAAAGGTATCAGAAGAGAGCATTAGACGCTTCTTTAAGAAAGAGCGATTGAATGTATTTGACGATATCACAGTAACAGAAGATGGTGCCGAGTATACTATACCGCATAAGATACCTGTACTGATGTTGCCTGTTAGAAGAACTCAACAACATCAATCTAAAGGAATAGCAGTATCTAAGGATAATAAGAGTAGAGACTCTATTACAGGGCAAGTGGTTTCAGATAGTGCTGCTGGGAGTATAACTAATCCTGAGAAGTATGTTTTAGCTAACTTAGGACTGACTAAGATACTTGATGAGGTAGCCAATATTAGAGGAGGTGATACTTCTGGCATGTTGGGCTTAGAAGCTAAGATATTACAACAAGGTAAAGTCTCTATGAAAGAGATAAAGCCGTTTAGAGATAAGACTGGTTCAGCTAAAGCTGTTAAATCTTATTTTAAAGCAATGCATATAGATTTATCGATCTAGATATATGAGAATAAGAACAATAGATAACGTTAGCCGTATGGCTAATGTTATTATCTACTTGTTATAATGCTTTTATATGAATATAAACTATTTATATTCGAATTCGAATAATTTTATATATAAAGGATACCCATGAGTATTATGGATGAATTATTATCAGAAGTTACACCAGTGGAAACTTCGGTAGATAACATTGAAGCAATTACAGCAGCTAGTGAAGCAGCTGATGTAGAACAAGAGGCTACTACACTTTTAGCAGATGCTATTAAATTAGTAGATACTACTGCTTATTTTGAAACACTGACTGAAAAATTAGCAGGTAAAGAGCTTGATGCAACTAGCGCAGATTTACTTACAGACGCATTGGGCGTTATTGCTGTAGGTATGGGGTTGAAAGAAGATACTTTCGATTTATTATCAGATGAAGCTAAAGATGATAAAAGAGGCGCTGATGAGAGTAAAGTTCAAAAAGTAAAAGAGTTTATTAAAAGAGTTGGCTTAGCGATAGCTAAATGGTTTAGAAAATTTATGGCACTAGTGCAAAAATGGACTCAAAAACTCCTTATTACAATGAGCGCTAGTGAAAAAGCTACAAAAGAGCTTGCTGATAAGTTAAAAGAAGCTGGTATCGAGAAAGACCCTGAAATTACTGTACCTGAAGGCATCTTAGCTACATTCGGTAGAAAAACTTATAATGGCTATATCTCTTACGGTAAATTCTTAAAAGCTCAAGATCAATCAACTTTAACAGGGACTCTTGGAAAAGTTTATGAGACTGATGATAGTGAATTTGATAAGTTTGTAAAAGATAATAATGCATCTGTTGTTTTCGCTAAAGGTGCGTTTAGCACAACTGCATATGCTTGGAAAGAAGAAACTGTAGATGGTGTTAAAGTTATTACAAATGTAAAATCAGCTAAGGTGAAGTTTAAAGATGCTAAAGAGCTTAAAGCTGGTGATAAAGTTAAGGTAAGTAACATTGTTGGTTCTCCAAAGGATTTATTGGAGGATATCCAGGCATCTAAAGACGAGATGAAGAAAGATCTTGATGCTAATTACAAATCTATTCAAGATGCATTTAAAGAGACTGAAGATTTAATCAAGTCTTACGAAGGTAAAGATGGTATCAAATCTGCATATGTGACTAATGCACAAAAAGTAGGATTAGTTAAGGCTAAGGCTAAGTATCAAACAATGATAGCAATAGCTAAATCTAGAAGCAAAGCAATTAGCCTAGGTAGACAAATTCTTAAAGACCTAAAAGGCGATGACGCAAAAGATGCTGCAAGTGAAAATAAAGAAGAAAAGTAATTATTTCCTATAGATAGCTTGAGCTATCTATAGAGTTACTCTTTTTTAGTGAATTTAAAACAACAAAGGAAGATACATGACTATTGTAGATGAATTATTAACAGATGCTCAGCCAGAGATGAATGTTGAGGATGCACAAAAGGCTTTCGACCACTTAGCTGAGTTGCTAAGCGATATGAAAAGAGAAACAGCTCGTATGGAGCAATTGGCTATATTATCAGAAGCAGATAAAACTGAGACACTATCGGAGGTGATGAAAACAATTGCTATCGACTCAGGATATAATCCTATAATGGTTGAGCAGTTAGGGGCAAGTGACTATATTAAGACAGCAGGTAACTTTATTAGAAAGCAATTTATGAAAATCGACGAGGCTTGGACTAAAGTGGGGAGTAGTGTAAAATTCACGACATCTGCAAATATAATTGATGGCTATATTAAAAAATTAGAAAATGCTAATGAAGCTGCTATGTATAATGCTATCATAAAAGCTCAATCTTTCCTATCACCAGCGCTTCGTACTTATATGGTAGCAGCATTATCATTTAATGGAGATATGTCTAAAGGTATTAAAACTCTATGTAATGATTTTGATAGCTATTTAAAAGGCGATCCTAAAGCTGATATTAAGATTAGCTTGAAGACTAATCCTAAATTAATTAATGAAGTACTAAAACAAGCTAATAAGGTATGGTTCACTCGTGTAGAAAAACATATGCAAGATGCGCAATTCACGTTTGTGAGTAAAATAACTGCAAGAAATATTAAAGTAGCTAATATCAAAAAAGATGAGATAATAGCTAGTAGTGTGCGTATGTATGAGCATGGATGGAAGACTATTCTTGGATCTTTCTTCATGGGCTCTGGTCAGTTATTGGGTACTATATCAGGGGTCTTATTATTTAATTCAGGGTTGGCTAAAAGCGATACAGAACAGCTAAAGGCTGATGTATTAAAAGATAAAAATGCTGTAATTAAACAACTCCAAGATATCCTTAAATTAATTAAAGAAGCTCCTTCTTTACAAAAAGAGATAGATAAAGTTATTAAGTTATCTAAAGAGAACTTTAAAGAAGATGGGCTTACAGCAGCAGAGGTAGCTAAAGCGTATCGTATTAGAGTAGATATGTATTCAACATTAATTGATTTATTCTATGGTATAGGTTCGACTGCTATTAATAGTGCAAAATTAGAGAAGGTTGTTACCAACTTATAACAATTATCCATAGTACCCATATGGGTACTATGGTATAGTTAAAATGCGTTATCCTCAGCTTCTGTTAATCTAATTATATCACTTCTCTCTCTTACGCTTATCTTCTTCCTTTTATCAAAGTCAAATGGGATAGGTCCATTAGGAGGGAATGGTAGAGCAAAATAGAATTTACTAGGCGCTAGTGTAGTAGGAAGTTTATGCTTACCTCTCATAACGGTTAGCCATGCTTTCTTCTTAGCTACTACAGCTGTATGACAACTTATCTCTAAATCCCATTCGGTATTTAATGTGCTAACTCCTTGATAATAAGGTTTACCAGCTACATGTTCTACAAACTCTAAATCGTTCAATCCTTCTTTAGTTAATGCACCAGCTTGACTATTTAGTTGCCATGGTGTCATCCATAGTATATCTTTAGCACTAAAATAGTTTCTTAATCTACGGACCAGGTCCCTTTTATCCTCTCCCATCGGTCCATTATGATTACATCCTGTAGTAGGTATCTGTCCTACATAGTCGATAGCTGCTAATTTTACATCATATTTTTGTGACATTAGCTTATTATAGTAACTAAACACTCCAGAGAAGCTCCACATAGTAGGGTTAATTCTATCTAACTTAAGACTCCATCCATTTTTAGCTACGGTATCTCTGACATACCTAATCAATGTTCCTATGCCAAAGTTAGCTACCTCATTATCTATCTCATTGAGAGGGGTGCCCTCAGTCCCTCTGATAATACGATACATAGTATTAATAACATTATCTAGATTATCCTCTAGACTAACCCAGCTAGCTAACGCTTTCATTCCTTTCTTAACATTTTGAGGTTTATTAGCCATTAAGACACCTAGAAAACTCGATATAGTTAAGCCCGTTTTAAAGTTAAAGGCTAATGCAGATATACATACAGCCTCACCTGACCTGAACCCTCCCTGTAGTGTCTCTGTATAATCTTTCCAACCTGTTTTATAAACAGCTACTATTTTATTCTCTTTTTCTCTTGACTCAATATACTTATCTAATTCTTCATCAGATACAGACATATCGATAGTCTCCATTATCGCTTCATCTGAAGAGGCACTAGCTGTTTCTAACTCTTCAAGTTTCTCTCTTTGCTTCCTAATAACTTCCATTAGGTCTATTAATTTAGAGGGTTGTTCTCTAATTAACTTGCGATACCCTTCTCTAGCAACTTTAGCGGCTTTATGTCCTATATATAGTCTATTAATCGTAGACTTCAATCTGTGTATATCATCGGCTAATGCTTCAGGGTCACTACTAGGTAAGAAAGCATCTTTAAGATTAGAGCCTATTAGCTGTTCATCTATCTCTTCACCATTATCAATAGCGTCCAGCATTAACTTTGTTATTTGTCTAACAATACTATGTATATCTAACTTTATACCATCTTCAATATTATCTATCATCTCATTTATTATGTAGATAAGTTTATCTTCTGCTATGTTAACAGTTCTATTCCATCCATTATCATTTTTCTCAGCGTTAGCTAGGATGCTTTTAATCATTTCAATACTATTTGTAGATATATCTTCACTTGCCTGTTCTTTAATTAATAATTCTATTATGGTTATTAAAATATCATCCATTTTGTATCCTCTCTTTTAATCTCATTTAAGACTGGTTGAATATATATTTACTAGACAGCTACTATAGTTTGTTGAATAAGATTATATAAAGGACTAAAATGACAATTATACCACTAAAGCGTCAGTATAAGAGATTATTAGCTGATAAAGGGCTAACATCAGCTGAATTATTCTTAGAGAATAAGATGCAAGGGACTAAAGGTGCTATATCGCCATTAGATAAAAGAGAGATTGTATCGTTTATATATGATACTGCCAGGATACTAAATCCAGATAGAACGACGGGATATACAGAGCCAGATAAAGATGTTATAATCCCAAATATACCAGAGATTACTATCATAGCTAATGATAATGGTATTGTTATTGAGATGATAGTTACACAAGAGATGATATTATCTGCTAAGCGATTTGTTAGTTATCGTTTAGAGATATTGGAGATGATTGCTAATAAAGTGAAAGAGACTTATGGTGATGATAGCCAGCAATATAAGACTATATTAGAAGCATATCTTATTAAGTTAATATATTTATATGATAAACACTGAAAGATAAGTGTTATCAGAATTTAAAGAGCCTTTTTTTTAAGCATTGCTCACATTTTATTATTTTATAGATAACAAAAAACAAACATAAGGAACAGAAATGAGATTTGACCCAAGAGAGATTGGTAAGAATATTAAGCAAGGTTCGCTAGATATCCAACCAGAAGTTGTATATGGTGAATTACTTGCAGATAGTAACGCGGACGCATTACAAGTTTATGCATCAGTAGTAGGTAACGAAGAGCCTATGTCAGATAAAGACAAGAGAATTGTAGCATATAGTACATTAGCGGCTTTAGCGGGTAAAACAAGTGTAGAGACATTAAATGATGCTATTGGCTCTATGAATGGTGCATCAGCTATTGATAGAATTAGAACAGAGATGCTTTCATTTGATGGAGCTACTGATGGGCATAATGTAGCTAAAACATTGGAGTACAACGCAAGAGCTAGTAAGCAAGACGCTTATGCAGAAGCTTTCTTTAGAACTGTTGTTTATCCTACAGGTGTATTAACAGTTACTAACAAAATTCCTACTGTATATAAAGCAAATGTAATTGAGCATGACGGTAAAGGCAATACTCATAAATTAGAGTCTATTGTTAAAGCAATGACAAGTGTTAAAGGTAGTGCTGGTATTAATCAACTTAAGATTATTCCAATCGCAGGTACAAGTGCTACAACTGATGCGTATTTAGTAGTAGAAGCTAAAAAAGCTGCTATCGATCCAGCAACAGGCACTGATGTAGAAACAGCTCCAATTAAGATTGGTAAAAAAGTACCTCTATTTGATATTGTTCAAAGTGCAGCTTCAGTAGCTAAAGGTTACTTAAATAGCAGAGATACACTAGCTCCAGAAGCAGAGCTTAAGTCATTAGAGTTCACTACAGGTGGAGATACTCCTTCAATTATTGAAATCCCAATCTCTGGATTAGGTGCTAGATTTGAAGGAACTACTAATGGTTCTGATTATGGACTACAATTAGTAAAAGAAGGTAAAGTAGCAGTTCCATTATCTGAGTTAACTGTATATAAAAATGGAACAGCAGCTGGGCTTACAGCTGATAATATCACAGCTGTATATGATGTATCTTTAACTGGTACTGGTAATGCATTGGATAAAACAATCAATGTATCTGTAATCAATTGGGAATTAAGTAAAATCTTAGATGCAAATGGTAATGTAATTCCTACAACTGATACTAACTATAGCACTTACGCTGATGTAGCTAACAAAATTAGCAAAGATACTATTGTTGGTTATGAATTAGATGCAGAGCTAGTGAATAGTAACCTTAGAAGAAGAGGAAATAGATTAATCGTAGCAGCTGAAACTGATAATGGGTTCATCGCTCCAAAAACTCCATATAATGTAGAAAATACAATTGGAGATAGTAAAGGTAGTGATATCGAAGCAATTAAACAAATCGGTACATTAGTAGCAAGAGAGGTATCAGCTTTAGCATTCTTGACTATTGAGAAAGTTTATAAAGAGCTTAAAACGCTAGATGCTTATGAAGTAGATGCTGATGGTAGAGTAACTAAGTCTGCTATTAGTAAGACAATTAAAGCAACTCTAAAAGAAGATACAGTTAACCTTTCTGAGCTTAACAGTATTGAGCAACATAGTAGACAAGACGATATTGCCGCAAGATTACTAGACAAATTCAAAGTAATTGCTAACCAACTATTTACAGAGTCTGGATTATCTGTATTATTAGCTGGTGAAGAAGCAGAAGTTGTAATTGGCGTTGGCTCAAACATTGGTTCATTCCTACCAAGTACATTTGAGATTTCAAAAGGGTTTAATGCTAGAGTGGTAACTTCTACATTTGCAGAAGCACAAGGTATTGCTAACATTACTATTAACCCAGTTAACAGCGAACCTAACAAAGAAGACTATAGAGGATTTGGAACATTTAGATTTAGTCCATCTGTAGTATACGATCTAAAAGTAGTTACAAGCAATGAAGCTTATAGTGAACACTTAATTGTTCCTCAATATGAGCATGTTCCACATAACTATGTTTTAGGTAGAGTAGAGATTACTGGATTAGAAAGTGCAGTAGAAGCTGTTGCTACTAACATGAGAACAGCATAATTAAATAGATGTACATAGCAGCATATGCTGCTATGTATACTCTTCTAACTATTTATCTTTAAGAAAATATATACACATATTATTTATGTAGTCTGAGACTAAATATTTATGAAGGAGACTTAATGAGAATAGTAGAAGAGTACATCGACCCGCGCACCGGTGATGTAATAGGTATTGATGAATATGGTAGAGAGGTGCTTTTAGAGGAAGCCGCGCCCTCCAGAAATAGAGCGCCTGCTAGAGCGACTATGGGTAGGAGAGCGCCCATTACGTCAAGGCGGTCTCGTGTGACAGGTAGAGCAGTAAGTAATGCAGATAGAGCTAGTGCATTGGCGCCAGATGCTCCCGATGATACTATATGTGAAACAGCATCAAATACGAACAAACGTACGAGACCAGAAACAAAGAAGACCTATTTAGCGTCTTCTGAAACTCGAAAGGTTAATATAACAAAAGACCATATCGAGTTAATCAAGACTCCTATATATCTTGGTGATTTAGTTAATCTAAATAAGTCCCCTGAAACATTAGTAACATTTGTGGGATTAAAGATTAAGACATTACCTGACCCAACTGTGCTTAAAGCGGCACTAGGTGCGGCTAAAGACGAGAGCAAGATAATTGTTGTAGAAGAGCCTACTGACTTCGATTTAGATGTCAAGAATGCTACCGGTAATCTGTTCAGACATATGAAGATTACAGGGTCGTTCTTTGATGTTATTATCGATATCCGCGATTTACCTGAGAAGTATAGTCTAGAGAAGAGTTGTTTCATAACATATCTAGATATGCTAGAGGGAGAAGCTAATATAAATGGTGTAACAGAAATATTACCATATATGGTAATCAATGCTAATTCGATGGCAGTATTGAGTAGAGAGATTTTAGATAATTCGATAGATGGCTCTATAGAGATAGCAGAAACATCTATACTAAGTAAGGTTATCGAAAAGTATAAACTTAAAGAGGCTTTCGTAGTAGCAGAGACTAGTATCTTTTATGTTAAGGAAGATAAAACTATAAGGAAGGTGTTAGATGTCTAAATTAAAAAAAATAGAAGGAGACTTCGCTATAGTAGTATCTAATGGTAAAGATGAAAGTTATAAAGACTCGATTGTCTATGAAAAGAATATTAATAAATTCAAGACTATATTAATACTCTTTGGAGAGCAGACCGCATTTACAGCAGGGATTATACCTGATATAGAAGAGTGGCTATCTTACTCAGAGGACTATAATGAGATATTTGTTAAGTTATTCAACGGATTAGGGGTAGGGGCGTCCATTAAAAACATGTTTGATATTAAGGTGCTTTTAGACAATATTAAAGGCAATGAGACATATGCTAGAATATTCAAAAAGATAAAAGAGTCTATAGAGAGCCAAAACGAACACACTAAACGTATTCTTGAAGAGATAGAATACATAACTAGTGGTTCAATTGACCTAGGAAATTTCAGGGTCGATAAATATGAAATATTAGTAGTGTAGACCATGTGGTCTACACTATAACTTTACTTTTTTCTTTATAACGCATTTTAATTCTTCTATTTCAAGAAGCAATTTCTCATTTAGTGCTTTCTCTCTTTCTAATTGTAAATAAAGGTTTTCTAAATTACCTCTTTTAAGCGCCCTAGCGTCCTCATATAGCTGATGTTTATCTAAAGGTAGCCCTATGGTATCCCCAATGTTTAAAACCTCTACAGATGGGTATATACCTATATCATGTTCAACTAGCTCTTTAATGGTATTGATGGTATCATTATATGTCTCTAATACAGGAAGTTGACCTAAGTTAATTGTTATAATTTTACTCACATACTGCGGTTCAGATATATCAGGCTGTAGCTCTATATATTTACCAGGTATTGTATAAAAACCACCTGCCTCATTTGTTAATATATAGATATCTTCATCATTATTCATATCTTCTATATATTCATCATGTGATAATCCGTATTTCTTATAGACATATTGATATAGATCTTCTTTACCAGAGGATAATAACTCTTTAATAGAGCGACAAGACTCTACCTTAAGTATACTATCTGTATTATCTCTATCAAAAGGCGATTTAAACTTAAATCTACCTTTTATACCTCTCTTAATCATGCTAATCCTTTATTTTTTATTTATCAAGGAAAAAAAAGAGTGGGATTAAATTATATGAGATTATCAAGGAGCTTATATGAAACATGTATTGTATGTATATGAATTGAAAAATAAAGTAATTATGTTTGGATATAGAGGAACGCCTCATAAGAGTAATAATATAGCTAAAGGTAAAGTTAGAATAACTGAAGATGGTTATAAGACGAATGGAGCTAATCCAATTAAGCCTTCATCTTTTTATTTTTATAAAAGGACAGGGGAAGATACATTAAGCAATATGTGGATAGCCATTAAAGAGCTTTTATGGTCTATTTTAGAGCTAAACGAGGATGTAGTAGTATGTAACCTTAAGTCAGGTTCTTTTAGTCTTATAATGAATAATCTATTTGGGGATATGAATAACTTATCAGATGCCTGTATGGATAAAGAATTATATAATGAAGTAATGAAGTATCGCCAGTCTTGTTCCGAAGAAAGAATAGCTTTAGTGAAAAATACACTATTTCCAGAGGTTAATGATATAGTTAAATGGTGCTGCACTGTAGTGCAACCAGATGAGATACCTGATGGTATGTATGAATATAAAGACCCTAAGTTCTTTAAGATGCCAAAGATATTCCCGCCAGAGTTTTTCGGTAAATATATTATTGTAGATAAACAATTTTATAAAGAAGATAATAAGTATAATTATATATTGGCAAGGTACCCTACAGATACCCAATTAGGTCGTAATATTAATATGGTAACAGAGTCATATATACAAGAAGATGAACCTATACCATATTTGGACAACATCATAACAGAAATGATGAGGAGAGAGGGTACGACAGACACAATGCTTACTATGGAGTTAGATTTATTAACTGATATGCTTGTCTATAAAGAATTATCTATGTTTAAAGATGTAATAAAAAGTCCTTTCAAATATGTTAAAAAGTCCACTCATTCTGAGTTAACTACATTAAGCGGTGTTCGTGTTATTTACACAGTATATCCTCCAGGTCTAATGATTAAACTTTTAGATAATCGTAAGAAAGTATTACAATATGATAAAGAGGTAGATATAACTAATAGGTTTTATATAACAACTGATAAAGGATTAAAGATAGACCCTGAGTTAACACAATCTAAGCATATTAAGTCATTCACACTCCCAGAGGGTAAAGTTGTACTAATGCTAGGAGTAGACTCTCTAAATAGGAACGTGTATAAGAGATTAGAAAATATAGTTAAGAAAGTTTCTCTTATATATACTATTAAAGAGAGAGTGATACATTATGCTGTTAAAGTTACATTAACTACAGGGTATAACATTACGCACTCTCCAACCAATTCGATAGCCTTAGTTAGAAAGAATAAAAAACTATAAACACTATACTCCTTATGGAGTATAGTGATTTATATTATAGTAGTTCTATTGCTTTACCAGCATTTACTGTCCCGTATGCTGACTCGTAAGTTAGATAGATTAATTTTCCACCTAGAGTTAATGAATTAGCTAGTATAAGAGTGTTATGGGCTAACTTCTCTACAGCCTGTTTACTAACTAACCCTGGGTTAGTGGCAATAACATCTTCTATCTTATCCATATATTTTTTAACTTCATCAATACTCTTTAATACATCTATCAAGTCGCTCTCTTCTACTTCATCTAACATATGGTCTAGATTAATAATAGACTCTTTGAATGTAGCTAAATTACCAAACGCTTTATGTATTACAGTAGTTGGCGAGCCATCATTATCTAAAAGATTTTGGATGCTATTATCTTTGTCTTCTAATATCTTATTTTTCTTAACAAAATCGCTATCATCGAATAACTCTTTAATACGCACATCTTTATTAACTAAGAAGCTAGAGCATGCTTTCTTAAACCTATCCATATTAACAGAAATCTCTAATGTAGTAGGTATTAACTCTTCTTTTAGATATTCTATCACTTTATATGTATCTGTACTTAACAAAGGATTGATAGGAAAAGATACGTCTTTAACCTCTAAGAAGTCTAAACCATCAATCCTATCTCTACGTATATATAACTTATGTAATTCTCTATTTATTCCAGAATTTATATTACGTCTTAAATACTCTTGTAAATCTCCTTTAATTGCTGCTTTTAAAAAATTACCAAAAGCCGTGATATTATACCCTATAGCTTCCATTGCTTCTGTAAGAAAACTTAGGGTTTCTATATTATCTAACTCTTGTAATGCTACATCATCATATGTTAACACTTTGCTTGTTACTAAACTATCCATAACTCTGCCTTTTTTTATATTATTTATCATTGAAAAAGTATTATTAGGCGGATTTAATGAAACATTAAAGGATTACTATGTATGCAAATAATCATAAAGTTATATTATCAGACATAGATAAGAGTATCTATGTAAATGCTATCTATGACTTAGGCCATAATGTAGCAGACAGTCTAAAATTACCTAAAGATATTAGTATATCTGTAGTAAGTGAGATAAGTAAAAAAGCTGAGTTTCGCAAGGGTCACAATACTGACCAAGCTCAATCTTCTGTATCTACATCTAAGATGATTTTAGAGTATAATGTAAAGGTAAATAAAGAACTTCAAAAAGGTAGAACCTTTCAAGAATTTAAAACTCGTAAACCTATAATTATTGACTCTGATAAATATATGGTTACAGAGGATAATACACTATTCACTATTACTGGTACTATCAGGATAATGGATAAGAATAGAACAGTGGTAGCTAATATTGAAAACACTCTATTAGAAATGGCTATACAAGATACATTTACAATAACTGTTAATACAGATATATTCTATTATCTACCATTATCTATAGTGGCATTGATTAAAAATAGTTTTCAAGCTAGGAATAAAATAGAACCTATAGAGTTATTAGACTATATTAATTACATTAGTACAGGGTATGTTGATATTGCTACTAATGCTAGTGGCGATGCAGATACCTTATCTCTAGTGGTTAAGAGAGTTATGCTAACGGAAGCCAAGATAGATGAAGGTTCATTTGATATGGATATAGAGTATGACGCAGATACAGGTTTTTATACTAAAAACATTGATTATAGTTTTGAAATAAAAGCACCAACTGCTTTAACTATCTCTAATGAAGTAGTTATCTATAATGAGATGGTATCATCATACTTAATTAATAAACAACCCTCTATAGAGAACTATACAAATGATACAGGCATAGAAGCATTGAATGTATTTAATATAGATTATATTAAATTCTTTAAGCTAATGGATATGTATAATACTAGATATCTTACTATACCATTAGAAGATAGACATTTACCATATAAACCGTTAGCTAATCGTAGACCATTGTTCTCAGTATTGACTCTACTAGATATTGAGGATACACAGAAAGCATTGTTTAATATTAGAGATCTAGTAGATTATCGTATCGATCCTGTATTATTAGAGTATTTAAGAAAGAATAGAAACTATATAAATCTAGATAGATATTCTTTATTTAATTTTAATCTATTTGAAAACGATAGAGAGTTACCGTTATCATCATTAATAATAGATAATGAACTTAATATAATACCTACGATGCCCTTAAATCCGACAAAGTGTTATAGAGTACTTTTTACACTTAATACGCAACTTCAATACTTACCATACGGTGAACAAAGTATTATTAAAAGATATAAGAGATTATTAGATAAACGTACAGTATTAATTAAGACTACTTTATCTAAATCTCTTAACATCCTTAGAAGTAGAGGGTTAGAGCAATATATTAAAGGCATTGACGAGATAATAAATGAGAGTAGCTATATGTCACAACATATAGAGTATGATGGGGATGTAGCTATATTAGAGAATACTATTAAGAGATTACGCTCTAGTGATGTAGGAGATACATTTAGAAAGGATGTCCTAGATACTCTTTATAATTTCAAATTAGGAAGATATACTCAAGTTGATGACTATGTTCTATTTGAAAATAATAAAGCTAAATTAATGTTTAATAATGAGACATTAATTTATGAATACGCTAATCATGCTATTGTTACTATGGGTGATGATATTATTTTATTAGATACAGCTAAGAATATGTATATGATAAATGATAAAGAGTTAATTGTCATAAGACCTGATATAATATACTATCAAGAGACTATACTATATCCTGTAGCTAGTATGATTGAGTTAAATAATTATAGCGATAAAGCAATAGAGAAAACAGTAAATGAGAGTAAAACTCTCGTAAGGAGAATGTGATATGATAGCAACAAGAAAAACTACGACCAAGCCCCCTGTAGCAACTAAGGCTAGTAGCAATGTGGTCCTAGATAATGATATGTCTATTAAGAGGGCTATTAAGAATATAGAAGGTTCTGATTGGGCGCTTAAAGGTTATTATAATCAGATATTAGGCGCGGATAATAACCCTAGTACATTTGATACTAATAGAACAACTGCTGACCAACAATACACTCTTATTGAGAAACTAGTTATCTCTTTAACCACGCCTATAGAAACCGTTAGCAGTGCAGAGGTGGAAGGCGAGGCTTATTTACCTAGTAGCATAGTCCCTATAGTAGGAGATATGTTTAAAGCTAGATTAATAGATGGGGTCTTAGCATTATTTCGTGTAACTAATGTAGAGTCTAATGCTTATGTAGCAGAGAAGATATATAAGATAGCATTTCGCATTGATACTAAGCAGACAGTGGATCCTGATAGATATGATGCTATTGACGCCTATGTTGCTAAAGAGTTAGTATTTGATCAGAATATATATCTAGATGGTAAAGACCCTCTTCTAGTTAAAAAAGAGTATATAGATTTACAGAATTTAATAGACTTAGAGAAAGAGCTACAGCATAGATATTATCAATCGTTCTATAATGCAAAGACAGGTTATCTGTTATATAAAACAGAAGACAACAAGACCATCTTTGATGCGGTAATCACTAACCTTTATCAATCTATAACAGATACAGAAGTACATCCTATTAAAGATATTACTGTCACTAAAGAAAACACTATCATAGATAGGATTATGGGTAGATATCAGAATATGCCGATAGGTATTTTCAATAACAAGTATGCATCGCTCATCACTAGTGGCGAGTATAATAGACGCAATAAAGGGCGTTGGGGTATTATTAATGGGATACCATTTAGCATAGCTTATGTAGTAGACATAAACGATGTACCTAGTGATACTGTTATAAAGTATAATATATCAGCATTAGCTAATGAGTATATCTATAAAGAGGATGATAATAGACCATTATCATCATTAATAACTAAATATCTTAACAGTGAAGCTATAAGTTATGATGAGATTAAAAAAGTTGTGGATATAATTATACTAGATGACAGTTTATCATATTGGTATACACCTATATTAATGGTGCTGTCTAAATATGCGTCAGATAAGATATTCACTATAGGGAGTGAGTGATGTATGAATTTAATTATGACTATAATGAAATTAAGACAGTCGTTAATAGAATATTTGTAGTGTTAGTCCCATATTTAGCCACAATGAGCGATAGTCAGATTAAATCTGGTAAAAGATATCTATCAGTGCAGAATAATCAACTAGTCGAGAACGATTATGACGCACTAGTTAAGGTTGGTTTACCTATTAAGAAATTAGCTAAAGTCTTCTCAGAAGGCTTTCCTATTAAATTGGTTTATAAAGAGGACCTAAAGACATTAGAGGAGGCTTTAGTTACCTATACTGACTTATATAGAGGTCTGGGTTTAGGTCCTAATATGGACACACAAGACGCAGATGAATACGAGTTAGTAAAACTGTTCGCAGATGAGTTCTTACAATTACAAAAGAGTAATCTTATTGAATATGATACATTTAGTAACTTCTTACTTAAATCTGTTGGATATGGACTTAAGCATACTAAAAGAACAGAATATGAATCAGGTACACAAAAGAGTAGACGGAACCATGTAAATACACATAAACCGGGTTTCGATGAACAGGAAAAAAAGAGACCTAGAATAATACAACCCATAAGACCAAAGGTTTAATATGGATTTAACTGCAAAAAGATTAGAAGGAGAGCTAATAGCTATATCTGGTATAGAACCAGGTAAAAAAAGAGAAGCATATGCTGAGTTAACACTTAATGTCAATGGCAAAGAGTTCATAATAGACCAGTTTATTTCCATGGATATTAACTGTGATTTTGTCAATGCGTATTCAGATAAGATAATGTTAGTGTGGAATATGCCTTTAGGAGATTTTATATATGATATATATCCTAATAGAGATGATGTAACAGCTACTATAACAAGATACTCCATAGGGAATAAACATATAGAAAGGTTAAACTTAATCTTCTCAGAATTAGACGAGAAGATTGAGTCAGGTTTAGTTAGTAAGGCTAGTCAAAATGAACTTAACCAAGAGATGGCTAGATTAAAAGCTGAGGCTGTTGACAGAACCATCGTTAAAATGAGAGAGGTATCAGTCTCGGGCATTGCACATAATGCATCACCAGGAGATGTTTTAGCATCTAAGCTAATGGAGAGTCTGCATATCTTACCATCACTATACGGTCTACTACCATCAGGTTTAAAGATGGTGCCTGGTGATAATAGTCGCCAGTATAAGAATATAGTAATACCATCTGATACTACAGCTCTATTATTAGCTAGATATTTACAAGACCATTATGGTATCTATAATGGCGGTATAGGGCAATATAGACGTACATTTGGAACAGACTCATACTATTATATATACCCACTATTCAGACCTAACCTTTTTGGTCTATTTAGTAATAAATTGCACATCATAGCATATACAGATGCTACAGCAGCTGGTATAGATGCTACATATGCGTTAGATGGCGATACACTTAAAGTTATAGTATCTAATGCTCCTAGAAATCTAGATGATGAAACAAAACTTAGGTCTCTAGGGCAGAATATACGTAGCACAGAGTCTGATACAATAATGCGTAGACCATTCGAGGTAGCTCCTGATGGGGTAAGAGTGTCTGAAAGTAACTTACAGAGAAAAATGCAACATAAGAAAACTAAGACCGGAGAGGTGGGACCTGTATTAAATGATGGTGTTACATCTAACTTATATAAGACTAGGTCTGAAGTATTACTTAATGATGGAGTTTTTGTACAAGTAACTTGGAAAAATAGCAATGCTAGGTTTCTTAAACCTATGATGCCTGTAGTTTATTTAGAAGAGAGGAATGGCGAGGTAAAGCAGAGAGAGGGGTTATTACATCATTGTAAAATAATGTTAGATAATAATAGTAAATCAGAAGTCACAGTAATGACATTGTTTCTTAAGATACCAAGAGATGGTAATGATAAAGCTAAGACTATGGTGCAACAACTATTTTAAAGGAGTAATATGGTTATTAATATAACAGACAAGGAAGTTATTGAGGAGCTTCAATCCATAGCCGATAGTGCTATGGAGCCTTTAGTAAAAAACATTGAGAAAATGTCTAGTATGGTATTAAGTGTCAATTATCTTTATACATTTTTACCAATGGCTATAGTAGATTATGTGTTAAGTCAAGATATACCTAATGACACTACTACAATTGAAGTAAAAGTTCCTCATTTTAATATCTCTATTCATATGGCGAATGTACCAGATACAGATAAAGATAAACGAGGCTGGATATTTTCTGTTACTGCACAATAGATACTACCTATATAGGTAGTATCTATGCTTTAATCATCAAATTCAAAATCATCATCTATAACATTAGTGTTTTCATTAATAGTTTCTGTATCAGTGTCAGAATTTCTAATAGTATCTCTATCTACAATACATCTACCTAGGAAGCGTTTCCATAATGTTTTATGGTCTTTAATCTTCGGCTCTATACTATTTAATCTATTAATAAATCTTTGTTCAGCTACTCCAGGAGGCGCATTCTTTCCTTTTGTTTTTAATGTTATCACTATCCCATCTATTTTCTTAGCTAACTCGCTCTCTAAATAAGAACCACTATCTAATATAGGCGGGACTATATCTACTATATTACCATCATCGTCCACCAAGTCTACTGCTTGATATAGATTATCATTAGCTATATGCGCCCACTTACTTCTTATACTGGCTTCTTTAGGGTCTTTTTCGCCAATAAAATAAGGTAAAAATGTACCTAAGAATAGATAATAATTAAAGGTAGGGTTAGGAATAGCTTTTATCTCTTCTTCAGCTACGTCAACTTTTCTCATTAGGTTCTGAATATCACTGGATAAATCTCCATATAGTACTCTATTACTCATTAGTTACTCCCTTTTATTTTACTATATTTATTATAAGTATTTAGATATATATTTTTATCTATTATATATTTCTTATTATACTCAACAGCATCCTCTAAGGTAACAATATCATTATCCTTTGTCTCTACACTTATCTTAATAGATACAAGTGTTTTATTATCTTTATTTGTAATAAATTCACAGTCAACATCTACAGCTGAGAAATAGGCGCCATACATACGCTTTAATGCGTATATAATTTCATCTATAGCTGTATCAGCATCGCCGGTGTTGTTATACTTTGTCAGTATCTCTTTTAAGCTGTATGTATATTCTCGAAAATAGATACTTCTATTTTTTTCACTACTCATAAACCACTGTAATAGTTGCCTCATTATCTTCTTAGGTGTATCTAATCCACCAATTCTATCTAATACATATACTTGTGCCATATGCAACTCCTTTTATTAATCATTTAACTTTAATGTGCTATATTTATATCTTATTAACATAATTTATATTTATTTCAGTTATGGGATAAGACAAATAATAGGAGCTAATATGGATAGATGCGTTAAAATAGTAGCTATATCGGATATACATATAGGGCATAATAAAAATCCCGCTAAAAGTATTGCTGATAATATAATTACATTATTTACCAAATATTATAAAGATATAATAGATGCTGATATCATAGTTATTAGCGGAGATTTCTGGGATAAATTACTTACCATGGATCATAATGATGCTATAATTGGTTTAGAGTTATTTAAGTATCTATATGAATATGCTAAGAAGATAGGAGCTTTGCTGATAGCTATGAAAGGAACAGATAGTCATGATTTAGACCAAATGAAAGTGTTTAGCTCTCTAGGGCTAGCTGGAGGTAAGTATATTTATATAGATACTGTTAAAATATTAAACTTATCAAAATATGGTATCAATATGAATGTCTTATTCGTTCCAGATAATATGGGTAGCAATCATCTTGAGTTGGAGGAGATGATTAGAACAGAGTTAAATAATTATAATTTAATTAAAGTAGATGTAGCTATCACGCATGGAACATTCAAATTCCAAATCCCAGTAGAGTCGGATCAGGCTAGAGATGAAGAGTTCTACGAGTCTATTGTAGAATATATTATTATTAATGGTCATCATCACACATACACCGCCCATGGTAAGATAGTCAATGTTGGTTCAGTTGATAGACTAAAGCAGGGGGAAGAAGAAGATAAAGGTATTGCTGTTATTACAATACATCCTATACATGGTGTGCATATTAAAAGGTTAATCAACCATAATGCTACCATCTTTCGTACGTATAAATTAGATGGTAAAGATATTATTAAAGAGACGCGTTTTTTAAGAACGCTACCGGATGGGAGTTGGATACAGTTATTTATTAAAGAGATACCTGATCTATCTATTAGAAAACATCTGATAGAACTATATCCTAATATACATTTAGAGTTTAAAAAGTTAGATACAGATATGGATAATGCTACTTCTAATAGCATTGATATTAAAAAGGTATTGGCGTCTCAATTCGAAATATTGCCTAATACTATAGTAGAACAGTTATATAAGAAGATGAATGGTAGATATGATATCAATAGTATTCAAAAGGTATTAGATATGTTAGAGACTATTTAAACACATATTATTTAGTTAGTCCTAATGACTTAATATTAGAATAAGGAGTTGATATGGTTCATAATATACACACCCACCCAATGGTTATGATTATAGTATTTATACTATTATCTATAATTATAATTACTGATGCAGGTGGTTAAAGGATGATAAATGTTTGAAAATAGAGCAATGCATGGTTTTAATATCTCAGTGAGTACTGGTATAGCGTTGAATGCGTTATATCATAACACTATACCAGGAGCCTATACATATGAGACAGAGTATGATATGGTTGACTTAGCATCTTGGGATACTTTATATATCAATTTACATACTCTTACTAGGAATATCATAACGGCTATGAAAACAAGTGAGCAGACTCTATTCCTTAAGAGTAACAAGAGGAAAGAATTATTAAAAATAGTTCAAGAAGAGATAGATATCATTAAAGGTATTACAATGCTAAATAATAAAAAGGTCGTATTTTATCAACCTGACTATAAACAGTTGTTCAATATTAAAGGCTATGGTGAGTTGAGAGATACAAAGAAAGACAGGATAATTAGATGGTGTATGGAAATTGATAGTGCGTTAGATAATCAACCTAGTTTAACACCAACTAACAGGGATATATTACTAACACATATGTTGACAGATTTATTAATCAAAGGTAATTATAAACTTTTGCGTTCACATACAGGTAAAGTTATAAATCGACCTATGTTTGGAAAGTTATATATATCCTTAAAGGGGATGGATATGGCTATCTTACCTGTATATAAGATATTGATATCTATCTTTGGCGATGATGCAGGTTATGTTAGACCAGCTAAACCGTCATACAGAAGAGATGTTTATGAAAGGTTATTGAAAGAAGGAGTGCATCCAGGTCGTACCGAGGCTTGGATTAAAGCTAAGATTTAAAGGAGCAGATTATGAAAGAGCATAACAAAGGAAATGTGTATAGAAACATACCATGGGGTCAACCTAAGGACGAGGTAAATGGAGTAACTTTAAACTTAAGTATGATGAGAGAGTATCCTCGCTTCGTTATATGGGGGAAGGATAGAGAGATGTTAGTATCACTAGCAATGGACCCTGTATCAATGAATGCTATATTAGATGATATTATAGAGGTAGCTACTTTAAAAGTAAGTCTAAATCGAGTATATGATATATTAAATGTAGATTATGAAGACGGTCAACCTGATCCTACAAAGAAGATCTCTAGAGGCACTATATCAATAGATATTGATGATATATCTATATTGATAAAGATAGTTACTCCTAAAAAAGAGATATTTAATTTTAGAGTAAGATGGGATAAGGAGTGGTTTACTATTACTAATGATGAAGGATTAGATATAACTCACTCTCCAGAAACTAGTTATAAGTATGCTATAACTTATGCTACGACTTTAAAGCATTTTATATCATCATTTGTTGCAAATTATAAAGGATAGTAATGAAGTATGTAAAGATACAGGTAAAGAACACTAAGTTACAGTATATAGTAACTGACGGTAAAGATGTTGAAAGAGTGTATACAATAGCGCCATTATATAATAGGGTTACTATCACTGAAGCTCTAGATAGCCGAACTGTTGAGCTAGTAAATAGCTATATTAAAGAGTATGGGATAATAGATAGATATATAGAAGGCCTTGATAAGGTTTCTGATGATATATTGAACATAGAGCCTGTGCATACTATACAAGCATCATTTAGAGAGCTTATAGACCTATTCCCATACGAGCAGATTATGGATCTTATACGTAGTCAGAGATATGTAACACCATCTGATATATACGATAAAGTAGATAGCTATAAAGCTGATAATGCTTTAATCACAACGGAGCAGACTTATACTATAAATCAGTATTATGACCTATTAGTATTGACTACCTTAGTGAAAGCAATCTTACCAGTGGCTGCTATGTATTATGTTGTTATTCTAGACGGGCAGACTAGGATGGAGCATAAATTATTAGATATATTTGCTGATAGTTGGGTAGAGTATCATCCTGCTATAGAGAAGTTAAATAGCTTTATTACAGCACACGCGTCTAGCATTATAACTAAACGTACTTCTAAGATGGATGAAGCTTTAGAGAAGATAGCATATAGAAAGAGATTAGAGCCTGATGATATTTATAAAGTGGTCTTAGTCGATATTCTATTTAGAAGATTATCTATCACGCCTATTAGCAAAACGGATAGAAGTGAGAACATAATCAAACGAGCATATAGTGCTATTACTACAGTATTCGGTGCTAATAATAATAGCCAGCTTAAGGATAATATAAATATCCGATCAGGAGCAGGTCTAGATGAAACAGGCGCTGATAATTATAGTAAGTTAGAGAACTATAGACAATCCTCAGATACCACGTTAGCTGGTGCTGAAGAGTATAAATTATTAAATAATCCTGAATATTTCTTAATGCATTATAATAAGACACCGTCAATAGTTTTTCAGGATGCATATAAAGCATTTACTACTTGGGAGCGCACAGGGCAAGCTATACCGCAATTCTCATTAGATATACTGGCTATAGTTCTAATGCCTGTCATTAGTTCTGATGCATTAAAATTATTGGATAGAGATACACTGATAACAGTATCAGCCGGTTGCTACCAAGTGCTATATGAAGATGGATTTAAACATATAGCGAATTTAGTAGCTGTTCGTAGAGATACACTAGGCGATGAAGTTAGATCTAGACCGCCTATACGTTGGGCTAGTGATGATGTCTTAAAACAATTAGCAGAAGAGTATCCTGTTAATGGCTATAAGACTAAGAATAAAAAAATAGACACAGGTGATGATGCAAAAGACGCATTAAATAGTATAGTAAAAAACATCATCAATTATGATTTCCTATACCTAATGCCTAAAAAGTATATTCAAGGTTATACAAAACATGTTGAACCTGCTAGCGATATTAAAACGCAGATAGGCGAGATGATACTACATATAGCTAATACTTATATGTAATTATATACACATATTATTTAATTAGTCTTAAGACTAATATAAGATTTAAAAAGGAGAATACATGTACTATAGTGATGATATTCCAGCTCTATCAGCTGGGAAGATACTATCTATCGCAACGCCGTTACCATCTGGGCATAGACGCGGGTATCAAACCCAACTTAAACCTAGAGATTTAGATAACCTAAGTATGCTATATGAGAACTCCCTAAATATGGGTGAGAATGGTCCGCTAGGTCAAATATCACAGGTCTCAATAGCAAACAGATTACCTAGAGTACTTAGAGCTGGGAATAAGCCTATCCATACAGATATAGCTAATGGTTGGGATGTGAAAAGATTACAATTCGTCTTTGAAGCAATAGAAGAACCAATCTCTGTTAATGGTCTGGTTAAGGAGACAGTAATTTATGTTCAAGGTTATACGGACTACTTTGAAGTAGTTGATGGTATGTTACCAGATGATTTGGTATTCTATTTCAATCAAGTGTTTGTGGTTAACTACACCTATCGTAATAAAGAGCTAGTTAATACTAAATTACTTAATGCCTTTAATCTAATCTATACCCACGATGGGCGACATAGACTAGTAGAAGATGTTGATTTATATGACGAGATAAGCAATAATCTATCTTTAGTGCGAGCTGAAGATATAGCGTTATATATAGGTGCGCAGGCAACGGGGTCCTCTAGGGCTAGAATACACGTCAATAGCTCTAGAGTAGGGAATATACCACGAGTATCTGATAGTGGTAATAATATCCCAGCAGAATTTACTGCAAACTTCTTTAATAACATGGTCCACAGTGTAAATATCACACAAGATGATATAGAAACGGATCCTGTTACTAGCTTAACCTTACTGGACGCTAGTGAAGAAGTTATGTTAGGAGACATCTCGTTGTTTAGGCATCTAGAGGAGATATATTCAACAGCTGATATATCGTCAGCTGATTATAGGGACTTATGCGAAGTTATCCATGGGTTTAGGGAAGCTATGGAGAATACAGAAATAAGTGCTTCAGATACATATACAGATATTTTAGATGATATAGATGCCGAATTAGCAACAACTGATGAGTTATCTGTAGAGGTCACTTTAGCGCAGGAACTAGGGATAAGCGCATTATCAAGAGCTATAACAAATCGATTAACCTTCTTACATGTATCAATATCTAATGATACTGATGATGGGGATTATGTTTGGACAGAACTAGAACCGGCGCAAACTGTAATTGACGGAGAAGACCCCGTGATTAGGCTGAGTGAATTTATGTCATATCTAATAAAGGTGATACTCCCATCGATGTTTAGAGATTATACTCTTAATCTAGAGATTATGATTGATTTCAGTGGAAGTAGTTTTATTATGATAGATATATATGGCGGCGATAGGGTAGTAGTACCATTAGCAACTAGTGCTAGTAGTCTATTATCTCCAATAGCCACAACGCATGATAATTATGAGAGAGTTGTTAATGATTTTACATCAGTAACACATGTTTTAAGGGGATATAGAAATGAGTAAAGAGAAAGTAGTAGAATTTTATGAGAAAGTAATAGAGTCTTTTGGTTTTGAAACTTCAGCAGATGATGTCGTAATGATAGAAGATAAACCATTTAAAATAGACGGGTTACCATTGGCGTTACCGACTAAGGATAATATATTAAATGCAACTGATAAAGATGGAAATTTGCAGTTATATATATTCAATATCCTTGATGAAAGTATAGGGAGACGAAGAAAGGATGTAGATAAACTCTATAAAGCTATGAAATCACACATACATATAGCTTTATATTCGTTTATGTATAATATTGTCAATAGTCTAGAGAATAGTGATGATTTGGATTTAAAGAAAACTATCATCATTAACCTTGTTAATCAGAAAGTGCGTGGGAATGCTAAAAAGGTAGTGGATGATAAAACAAAGAGGTTACTAGAGGCGTTGTTAGTAGATCCAGAGATACCTTTAGTGAAGTTGTATAGCCGTAGTAAACATAAAATTTTAGGAGATGAGTATCGTAAAGTTATTATGATAACATTTCCATTCTTAGAGCATCTACAAGAGGGTAATTTACCGGATGGCTATAGACGTAAAGATAAGGATTTATTCCAATATTTGATGCAGTTATTCTCTGATAATTTTGATAGTTATTTAGGATATAGTAATAACGGCGATCATCCATTCGCATCAGCTATGCTAAGTTCTCATCTTCGGGCTAGTGATAATATTATGAAACTCATTAAGAACTATGGCATAGATATAGAGTACCCTATTCCGCAGTATAGCAGTAATGACCTAAATAGTTTACCAAAACTACAGAGATACGTGGCTCTTATACCTAATACCGATAACGGCGAGTTAGAAGAGAGAGAAGATGCGACAGAGTTTATAAATAAAGATAATGAGGCTAAGAGTAGATATAACTCTTTAGCTAAATTGAGTGAAGAAGAGAGCGGTAGGTCTATCGCTAGAAAGAGTAAGAGGGAGATACCTAAGGAACCAGATGAGTTGGAAGAGACATATGAAGATTTAGTCTCTCAATTATTTGCACCTGCTCCATATGAGGATCCTTATTATAACCCTTATTATAACGAACCAGTAAGACCTATTAGAAGAGCAAGAACTGCTCCTATTAGAGGATTACAATCATCAAGAGGCAGAATGCCTATTAGAGAAGATTATGTGTCTGGTAGGAGGCCTATGGCAGGTAGAAGAGTGCCGGGTTCTTCAGATGCAGTATATGATGACCCTTATTATAACGAACCAGTAAGACCTATTAGAAGAGCTAGGGTTCCGTATTACGAGGAGCCTGAGATACATACTGCGCGTATAGCGACAGGTAGGTATCGTCTAGGGCGAAACTAAATAAGATAGACTAGCCTAGTGCTAGTCTATCTAATACTTTTGTTTTTACTCTATCAAGAATACCTGGATTAGGTAATAGCAAACCTATTTGCTTATTTTCAAAGAAATTATAACTAAATTTATCTGCAGTTAACATATCATTAATATCTCTGATAATTGGATGAAATACTTCGGGTATGTGAAAATTTAGAAGGATCTCTCTTACATTGCCTTCGTTTACATAAAGGTCTTTCGCATCAATGACGGCGAATGTGGAATTATCTTTAATATACTCTCTATACTCATTAATGATAGGAAGCATTTTGCTAGTATCACTTTCATCATAACTTAAATAATCTTGTATCATAATGCACCTTTCCTTTCTATTCATAGAAACCTGTTTCTTTTTTTATACACATATTATTTAGTTAGTCCTAATGACTAGTATGAATTTAAAAAAGGAGAACTAATGATAGATTTTGAAAAGCAATACCCTAATCTATTTAAACCTATATCTGAAGAGCATCAAGAACTATTTGATGTTGATATAGATATCAGATTAATGGGCTCAAGTGCCAGCGCAATTGCCTGTAATGCTGACTCGCCATCTAGGCAGTTAATGAGAGATGGATTTAGATCGCAATATGTCCCTATAAATAATCCGGAACCCGCGATCTTTGTTACAGGCCAAGAGAAAGAGTTGTTAGAAGCTAACTTTCATAAAGTGCTACCGGCTAATTGTGAAGTCTATCGTACTATCGATTATAAAGTCAATGACATTATTATAGATACTATTATAGTCTATAAGCATAAAGGTAAAGCTAAATTTGGTATGGTGAAAATTGCGCATTATGAGAAGAATGATAGCACATTCGGGTTTACACATACACCTACTAAGGTTATGGAAAATCTTGATGTAGGAGATATATTCCCTAAAGATACAAAGTTAACTACAACAAATTCAGAGGTGAATGGTCAGCTAGCTATGGGTAGACAACTTAACGTAGCATTTATTACTACAGCAGATAATGCTGAAGATCCTTTTGAGATAAGTGAGAGTGCGTGTAAGAAGTTTGCTTTTGATCTATATGAGAATAAATCGTTCTCATATGGTAGTAAAATAAAAGGTATGAATGGTGTAGAGAAAACTAAATTGCCTAAAAACTTATATGGAGATGATAACGAATATAAAATCATACCTGATATTAATGAAAGATTAAGGGAAGATGGTGTTATAGCAGCTCTTTTTGAACTACATACTGACAACTATCTTATGAAGATGCATAAGAAGTTGTTACAACGCTACGATGATACTGATGAGATATACGAGAGTAAACATGGTAGAGGTGAAGTAGTTGATATTAGAGTTTACTTTAACCCTAGAAGACCTGGTAATAAAGGGCATAGCCAGGTGTATGAGCAGATAGAGAAGTATTATCTAGCATTAAAATCTCAGAGGCAAGGCTTACTAAGAGCGGCTAATGAAATAGAAAGGGAGTATGATAATCCTGAGTTTGAGAATGAATTGCATGTAGAGATAGTTAACTCTGCACTAATTGAGAACCCTAAGACTAAGCCATTCTGGAATAGAGCGCCTATGGATTTATGGACTATAAATATAGTAATAAAGCATACGATTATACCTACTAATGGGTTTAAGTTTGCGACACTACATGGATCTAAAGGCATTGCTACTGTCAAACCTGATAAAGATATGCCTATTGATGCCAATGGTCTTAGAGCTGATATGACTATCGATGCCAATAGTATAGTGCATCGTATGAATATCGGTAATAAATATGAAGGTCTTTTTGGTGCTAACACAGCAGTTGTTAATAAAAGGGTATTAGATATGATAGATAATAGACCTATATCTAGTATACCAGAACAAGAGTTATGGGATATCTATAGGTATATCACTGGATATTTCAAATTATTTGGGACTATGCAGTATGATATAATGCAGAGGACTATAGATAAAAAAGATACAAAAAGTATGTTAAAGTATCTGAGATATATAGCAAGTGGTAGAACATTACAGTATTATCTACGTATGGATAATGAAAAACCTGTATCTTTAATAGCCAAAGATATATTATCATCAGAGTATCGTATGAAGTTTGGTTCGTTTACATTCGATACTGGCGAGCCCGATGACGTTACAGTACTACCAATGGCAATGGATAGTCTATATATACTTATGCTCTATAAGATAGGTAACACGTGGCTGGCTGTGAATTCTAATAGGATAAATCCTACAGGTATGCCGATTAGTGCGTCTAAACCTGTTAAAGATAGAATGAGTTATAGCGAGGTACCAGTTAAGTTTGTATCCGAGCCTGACGGCGTGTATGGTATTACATACTGTAGCCCCGAGTATTACGCAGAGGTAAGAGATAGGACGTTAGCACCTAAGACTGCTAAACATATCTATTATCAGTTGTTAACACACGAGACTCCTAGCAATATTGATAAGATCCTAGATAGAGATGAAATACCATTAGGCGGTGACTTGCCTTTAAATGCTTTTAAAGCCATTACAAAGAACTTCGGTGAGGAGCTAGTTATAAAGGAGGTAATAGATGAAGATTAAACCATATTCAGTGAAATTCGTAGGCGATGATAAAGTGTATCTCCTTACCCCAATGGAGTATGCTATACAGCAGAGATGTCTCTCTATACTCCCAGAAGATATGCCTGTTGTGAAGAAGTATTTCATTAGAAGTTTTTACACTAATGATGAATTTACTAATGATACAGTGACTCTATTGCTCGAGGCTATCCTAAAAGATTTAATCTTTAAGCATTATCATTATTATAGTAATAAGCCGTTTAAGTTAGATAGACTAAGAAGAAAAATCTATTCTATCTATAATGATATCTATAACGAGTTCGGTAGACGTAAACGTAAGTATACAGCAACTATCGGGTTACCGGATATCTTAGACCTATTGCTAGATAAAGATAATTTAGATAATATACTTAGAGTTAAAAGAGAAGAGTCTCAAGAAGCTATTCAATATGCTTATGATAGCTTTAAAGAGATAGTAAGGAAACCTCAGTATAAACATAATACTATGGCTATCTCATATATATCTGGCACTATTAGTAGTAGACAGACAAATCAATGTTTAGTAGTACGTGGTAAGGTAGCAGACCTGGGTTCAGAGGTATTTAAGAAGCCTGTATTTCATAACTATGCTATCGGTATGAATACTATGTATAGTATAGCTGTCGATAGTAGGTCAGGGACTATAGCATTATTCTACTCTACGACATCTATCCAAGACGCAGAAACGCTTTCTAATAAGCTTAGAAAGGTTAGCAGTATCGTTAGTCACTTAGCCAATGACGACTGTGGCGCTACAGATGGGATAGAGATGACAATAGTCGGACCTGGTAAAGATGAGTATGGCGGGTGGTATGATGGTGATTTAAAGAATCTCGTAGGCACTTCTTATAAACTAAATATAAATGATAACTGGGAGGTTATAAAAGGTAATGAGGATTTCCTAATTGGTAAAAAGGTGATATTGAGAACAGCTCTATCGTGTAAACACCCAGATAGGACTACTATATGTAAACATTGTATAGGATATCAATCTTTTAACATACAACAATTTAATAACCCGGGGATGGCGATGATAGTTCCATTCACAGATGGACATAACCAGCGCTCATTATCAACTAAGCACTATACTGAAAGTGCTAAAATATTGAACATCAGATTAAGCCCAGAAGCTAGTGAATATTTCCAGATTAAAGAGGATATAGTCAAAATCAAGAAAGATAAACAGAAGAAAAGTAAATTGGTTATACCGCTGAGTGAGTTCTTTGGCATAAGCGAATTAGCTATAGCTAAAGATATAGATAGGTTAACGCCCAGTAGAGTAGCTATGATAAGAAATATGTATATAATCACTGCCGATGAAGCTTTAATAGATGTTAGTCTTGGTAAAGATGTTAAAAAAGCAATCCCTACTATAGAGTTTCTTAAATATATAGCTAAGGGACATTACACAATAAAAGACAAAGATGTCATCATTGATATAGATAAATGGAAGCATAGTCAGAGTATGCTGACTATACCGCCCATCACATTTGACAATGATTTATATAGCAAGACTGTAGAGAAATTTATTACTAACCCGAATGCCGCATTGAATACAAAGCTTATCAGTCCTAGTATGTTTCTAGAGAACTTATTTCGATTAGTAAACAGAAAGGCATCTGTGTCTATTGCAACACTATCTGTACTGGCTTATGTATTAACAGTTCGAGATGAGAAAGGGAAAGATTATAGATTAGCAAGAGGTGTTGAAACAGGGACTGTTGTGGGGATTGATAAGATTAATGATAATAGGTCACTATCAACAGTGTTCTCTGCACTAACAGTTAATAAACTGAATAGTTTGGGTACTATGGCTAGTAGTAAAAAAGAACCACATCCAATGGATGTTATCTTTGATCCAGTGACAGCTGTTAGATTATATAAAGAACAGAAAGGTAAGTGATATGAGATATGTAGCAGGAGCTTATCCGCAAAATATACTCAGGATAATGTCTACATTATCCTGTAATATGATAGCTAAAATATCAAATAGACTAATTAATTATGGGATGCCAGGTATAATATGTGGTAATACGTTAGATGGTAATAGCGGAAGAGGTATTCATCCAGACATAATGATTATGGATGATTTCGGATATAAACCGGTAATGTTTAAGACTAAACCTTCAATACCAGTTCATATGGTAAATAAGAAAGATAAGGGAGGAGATTATGAGTTGTAGTATATATAAAGAATATTCACCTATATGGGAGCAAGATATAACTAAGATTGATAAAACGTTTATATTAACGACAATGGCTCTAATGTCGGCGTCACTGAAAAATAGAAAGACTCCATCGAGAGTATCTGAAAAATATAGCAGAAGTGAAGTTGAAGTCGAGAGATATAAAGATAAGGCAGTAGAGAAAAAATTACGTAAACGCGCTAAGAGGATTATTAATATTCTTAAGTCGCTTCATACATCTAATGAATATGAGTGTATAAATTGTTTTGAGTTACATATATATGGCGATCATAAACTGAGTATAGAGAGTGTAATTATATTCCTAACAAGGGATAATGAACTATTGGTGGATGAGAGTCTACGATACTTATTAACAATAGAAAATAAGCATGAACAACGCGTCCAGAAATTAATAGATGAGTTTAGTAATATTAAAGAGGAATTAATAGTCTAACTAGTTAGCCAATTAGGCTAACTGGTACGGTATTTTTTATTACTCCCTATATTAATTGATGATGATAGACGTATGAAAGGATACTAAATGAGTGTTGTAATAATAAAGAGAAACCAGAGTTTTATGGTAGTCTTACCGAAAGGAAAGTTCTTACCGCCAGCAATTATTAATAAGATGGTTATTTATGATTTTAGATCTAAAGGCAAAGGCCAAAAGGCTATACCAACGATAAGGTTTAAGTTTTATGTATATAATGAAGTAGATAATAGTTATACCTTTCCTGATACTAGTAGAGATATATTAGAAAGTATTATTAAGATATACCCAAATGCTATCATTAGAGAAGATTATGATAATAGCAGATATCCTGTAGGTCTCAAATCTACATCAGGTTATACCCCTAAGAAAGATCAAGCCAAATATATCAAGCACTTAGTAGAAAGACCTGATAACAATAATAAATATCTTTTAGACTTATTCACTGGTGGAGGGAAAACGTACATTTCAACAGAGGCTCTGTCACAAATAGGTGAAAGATATTTCTTATTAACTAAAGCGAAATATATTAATAAGTGGAAAGATGATGTCAAATTCTATCATGGGGTAAAGCCAGAAGAGGTCTATCAATTTAGAGGGTTAGAGTCATTTTACGCATTCTTTCAAATACCAGAAGAGATAAGAGATAACATAAAAATCTTTATGTGTTCAACAACCACTATGGCTAATCTTATTAAAGCGTATATAACAGGGAAAGAAAAGATAATAAACCCTTATACATTATTTAAGGATATCAAGGTTAATATTATGTTAGTAGATGAGATACATCAACATTTTGAAAGTATCTACAAAGCTAACATAGTACTTAACCCTAGATTACTTATAGGGTTATCTGCTACATTAGTTACTAAAGATAATGCACTTAAAAAGATATATTATCAGATGTTCCCTGAAGCTAGAAGGTTGTCATTCACATACTATACACCATATATAGATTATTATCTATATAGATACACTATCCGTAAGAACCAACGCTTCAAGATAAAGAGAGGCAATTATGGTTATAGCCATAACTTATTGGAGAATAGTATTATGAAAAATTATAATACTGAGATAAGATATAAAGAGTTTATTTATAAACTCATAGATAGACACTATATACAACGGCGAAAGCCTGGGCAAAAAGCTATAGTATTTGTAGCTAGTATAGAGTTTGCTACTAAGTTAACTGAATATTTGCAGAAACAATTAAAGGATATGAAAGTATCTAGATATGTAGAGAATGACTCTTATGAGAATTTACATGGCGATGATCTTGATATAATCGTATCATCACACGGCTCGGCTGGAACTGCTGAGGATATTAAAGGTCTAATAACTGTCATAAATACAGTTAACGTAGACTCATACCCAACCAATGTACAAGTATTCGGTAGACTTAGGGATGTGGATGGGGTACAGATGCAATTTGTGCAGATTATGGATAAAACTATAAAACAACATTCGGCATACCTTAAATCACAGCTCACAGTACTCAGAGGCAAGCCTAAGAGTATTATAATGAATGAGTACTATAACCTAATTTAGTACTCTTTATTTTTTTTTATAAAGGATAAATATGGCACTACATATCAGCTTCCCGCCACCAGGGTTAGCGAATAATGAGAAATTAATCGGGACAAGAGTAAAGATTTATGAAGATAGAGAGAAGAGTAGACTAAAGTACACTACTGATGAAACAACTAGTCCATTATCTTTAGTAAGAGACCCTGGTCTAACTATCAATCAAACCTACTATGTTGAAGGAGCGTATATATTAGAGCCAGGGGGACTACAGGCATTCAGTCCGTTAGTGGAGTTTACTGTGACTGATAATAATGATATCACTTTAGACGCACTAACTCCAATGGATAAACCTAGACCGTATATTACTATGAGAGAGATTGATGAGGAGAGTCAGCATACGCTATTACACTTTGATATAGGGTTTACTGGGAAGGTATATCCTATAAAGACTATATCTTGGGTGCTAAAAGATAGCAATGGTGATATAGTGGATTATATATTAAATAGTGGTAGAGCTATTCATTTTGAAACAAATGCTTTATTACTACCATCTAAAGTCTATACAATAACGGCATTGGTTACATTAACTAATAATGTATCTAGTTTTCCCATTAGTAAAACTTTTTATACTGCTAAATATTACCACGATGGTTTTAGTTTTGATAAAAATAGATTTGATGCAGGGGACTTTAGAAATACTAAGGTATATTTCAATCTAGAGAATAATCATAATGTGATTAGACTAGAGGTTCTTGACGAGGGCGGGATTGTTAATAGTCATACATTCTCAGGAGATTATATAGATGTAGCACAATATATTGATGTTACCGCTAATGCTGTGATGAGGTTCATCAGTATAGATAATGATGGTGTGGAAAGAGGACCATTATATTTCTATCATTTTATTGATAGTAGCAGTATGTTACCATCAGGTTTACCATACAATACAAGAGAGGAATAAGAATGAACGATTTAATGTCAGATATATCATCAGAAGATATAAATGCAGATGCTAAAAGTAAACTATTAGCTAGCCTAGTCGCAAAAGGACCAAAATTAACTCTAGCTGTAGTAGATAATTTAAACAAGATTAAAAAAGCTAAAGAGAGATTATTAAATACGACTACTATTAGTTGGAACTCATTACCAGCAGACTTGGAAAGTCGTAGTAGAGCATTCTTTAACTTTAACACATTGCCTAAGATGCCTTTATATGAAGTATATTTAAAGAATATACTAACAAATAACCTAATAAAATCTCCGTTATATACTGGTATTATAAATAAGTTATCTATTGAATATAATAACAAAGATTTAATATTGGATAATTGGTATGTATCTGATATAGATGGCACAGATATCACTTTACTAAATCTCCGCAATGGCGTTTTAGCTAATTTTAATTATAAAGGACATCCTTCAACTACTATAGAATTCGGTATACGGGAGATATTAGATTGTATAAATATGATAACAGATAACATACATCTTGATATTTATGCCAATTATGCCAATACATTAAGTGACGAATACATGTCTTTACTGGAAATAGAGGTATTTGAAAAAATGATAGATGGCATGGGCTCGCTCTATATTGAATTAACTGATTTGATAGCAACATTAACAGACTATATAGATTATCACGGCTAAGTCCGTGATAATCTGTTAGTTGACATAACTACAAAGGATAAAACTATGTTTATCGATGATAATATAGATATATTAACAGCAAAAGATTTGAATGTTATATATAGCAATTTTAACTACATAATCACTCAGACAGGAGATAGTAAACCAGACAGTCCTGCTGATATACAGATGATAACAGCTTTACAGAAGATGTCTTGTTTAGAATGGAGCTATTCGATAAATAATTCTAATAATATAGTATTAAATCCCCCTATAGCAGATTTAGCTATATTTGATGGATTTAGAATAGAATTAGATTTGAATGTAACAATAACGCCAGACACTAAGATTGATTATAATAATAGCCAATATGATATCAAGATAGCAAACGTTACGATTAATAATAATGTAGATATAACTGGTTCTACTGTATTAATATATGAGAACAATGTATTTAATATCTATCCATATGGTATAGACCTTTCTAACATTGTATCTGGCAAATATTTACGATTAAAAGATAGTACGCCATATAACAATATCTTGACAACTACTATACACGATACAGTTAAGGCATACATCCATTTAACGAAATTTCATATTCCTCCTGGTATGCCTAAATGGAGAGTAAGTAATATTAATAACTTAGGCTCATTTGGTGCTACTGTTAAAATAGCTTATAAAGCAAATGGTAAACAAGAGGTATGTAACTTCATTATCTATACTGAGCTATATAGCAGTCAAAGTAATACAGTTTCAGATGGATATATGAGAATAATGCATCTTTCTACTGAAAGTGGTATTACTGCTACACTTAAGATGCAAAGAGTGGTTAATAGCAATACTCCGGATAGTATTGAGTACTTCTTAGATATTAAACAAAATGGTACGCCTATTGTAATTGATTATTTCATTATTGATAATGTTATAGGGTCGCAATTAGTATTTCTCCAACTGGATGACGATATAGCAATAAGTACAGATAACCCTAATAGCTTAATTGACTCAAATAGTATTATTGCTGAAGATACTGATGCTATATTAGGTCATAACATTGAGTATCTATACACATCACAAAACGTTGTTAGTGATACTTTCTATAAATATAGTTATAGAAATACTAATACACCTACAGATGATTATTGGTTTATATTGCATCTGAAATCTGATACAGGTTTAGAGATAGAGGAAGCAAATAGAAATGGGACTAAATACATACGTATGAAGTTGGGGTCTGATACTGCCTGGGCTACATGGGTACGAAAAACCCCTGAACTCAACTCTCTAGTTAATAGTTTAAAGACATATATCAGAGGCGGTGATAATAGTTTAACGTTGCAAGATATTAAAAATCAGTTAGATACAATTAATACCACACTATTAGATATATACGATAAAGATTATGTAGCTAAAGGTGGTGATAGCGCAAAGAGTTTGATAGTAGGTACTGCTGATGATAACTCTTCTGATAATACAACAGTAAACCTTGAATATGCGTTATCTAAATTTTATAAAAAGAGCGATGTTCCATCAGACCCACAACCTAGTGATCATATATTCTGGGCTGATAATACTCAGATAGCTCATAAATGCGTAACTGACCATACAAGCGATACTAGAGTATATAAAAGAGCTGCATTAGATGTTTATGATAAGAGTAGTTACCAGATAATTAATAATCTCTTTTACGATAATGCTTCATCTCCAAATCGTTCTAAGAATACACATGGTGCATATGCGTATAGTTTAATCATGTCTGAACATACTATAAGTATTAGTATAAATAATAATGCAAGACAGTTTATAAGCGGAATGCATTTGCCTAAAAGACTGAGTTCAATATCAACAACCGCAACTAATAACGGTGGATATTATAGATATACAGAAGGAAGCGATGCGCGCCGTTATCCAACTGAAACTATACCATATATATATACATTAGATAAAGTGATGTGGGAGTATATTGAGACTGTTAAACCAGATATAGATATAGTCAAACGCATCGATGTAGTAGGGTTAGGTAGAGCTTTATTAATTCATAAATATAATGGAATTTCTCTATACGGTACAGGTAAAACTAATGATTTTATTTCAGAGTTATCAGCACCGTATTATATAGATGCTTATAAGATAGTAGCTGATGATATAAATATAGGGGTATTAACAATTTCTAAGAAACTATATGGGTTATCATTTGATTTGGATAATGATACAAAACCTACGTTTCCTATTATGAGCGATGCGACAGCAATGCCTCAATTGATAGCAGATAATGTCTCTGACTATGATACATCTATCAATATAACAACCTATGTGTCTGATGGTAATTTGTATGTTAGAGGTACTAATACATTTGGTGTGGGTGGAACTAGTAGTGATGAGGAGATCACAGATTGGACACAATCATCAACAGCGCCTTCTAATATTACAAAGGTTTTCTGTATCGATCATCACACATACGTATTAACCGATGATAATAAAATGTATGTAGCTAGTAGTTGTGATCAGCCATATTTAACTAAACTAGATAATAGAGATACTTCTTTCATAGACCATACCACAGCCTTGAATAACGATGGACTGGCACCAAACTCAATAGACGTTATAGCAGGAATTGAGTCGGCGACATTTATACAACAAGGAGACTTGGTATATGCTATCATGGCTGAGTATGGTGAAATATATGGTCTAGATTATACTATACCAACAGATCATTATGGGTTATTAATGTCAGATGTATTAAAAGTAATACAGCGCTCTAGATATCATGTAGAGATACAATTAAAGAATAGAAGCAGTATACATATATTACAGGGCTTTTATAAATATGGTGAGTTCAAATATAGTGAAGGGATAGTGAATATTATATCTGGGAATAATCCTTTATCCATAGATGAAACATATTCACTCTATGGCAAACTTACTATAGATAAAAAGCATGTTAGAATATATTCAACACAATGCAAGATTAACGGACAATGGTGCGTTGATAGACGTACGGCAGATAGTAAAGGGTATATTATCAAGATGCCTGCTAAATTATTAACACAAGGACATTAAGATGTTTATATATAAAGAAGATTATATACCTGGTAAAACAGGTCGTATATATAAATTCGAAAAGAATATCATAGCTAAAGAGTTAAATGCTATAACAGACGTAGATGGCTCAGAGCCATCGGCTATTTTTACAGGGATATATAGAAAAACTAGAAGTAAGAGTGATATTACAATAACTGATGATGGATTAGAGATAGTTAATCAGCCAGCTATAGGTGTGTTGAGTTTCATATCCCCAATAACTAATACAGAAGATATAACTCTTAAAATAGATACTAAGGTTATACCTATACCGGCCAACACTTTATATGAAAATATGGTATATTATGTTGATATACCGAATGAGAAGATTATAGTAGCATCAACACCTAATACGATACATGAACTAGGTATAGATAATATAGAGCTATCAAAAGGTATCAAGACAGTGAATAGTGATACACTATTCTCCATATTATACCCTCACATCACGGTAATGAGTTTACCAGGCTCTAATGAGAAGATTGTATTAAAAACACCTAGACCAGGTGATGCATCAGATGTGATAATACATATGTTCATAAAGGATGCTGTTCTAGGTATTGCTAAGGTATCATTACACTATAATGATGATAGTAATACTAACTCTGTGATGATATCTAAGACTAACATATTAGGATATCAAGTATATATTAACAACAATAACAGCACAATAGAGTTTATCTTTACAAAAGAGAATGGTAGCGATTTCCAAGATGTAGATTTTATTATCGAGTCGGTTAGCTATAGTGGTACAGCCGAGACTAGATTGGATGATAGCTGGAGTATAGAGGCATACACAGGAGATTTAGCAGGATTAACCGCTACCATTACTAATACAAAAGTGAATGATGCAACTAACATATTAGGTTATGATACTAGAAAGATATTTGGCTATATCGCAGATAATGCTGTATATACATCTAGTAATGCAGATGGCGTGAATACTGATGACGATGTTACATCATTCTATAGAAAGTATATATATAATGATGGTAGTTCGCCTATCGCTTTTAATTACGTGGAGAATAATAAAGTTGATATATATCTTAATAATAGTTATTTAACGTCATTAGAGGTTAAGCTTTCAGATATCAACTTATCAGAATTATATGGACAAGATAACTTGCCTAATAATTTACAGACTATACATGATAACTGTGTGAACTTACAAAATAGCGCTGATGACACTGCTGTAGTATATTCTGGTTTAGCAACCTATCCTGGGAGCAGTGATAGCCAATTTATTAATAAAGCCCCAGAGGGCGATAGTGATGCTATTATAAAAGGGTATGCTAATGCGACGTTACTAAGTAAAGATGTTGTAGTAGATGCCGATAGCTTTGAGGATATGGATAATGATATTCTATTCCAATTGCATAAACCATTAAAAAGTGGTGAGACTTTAGCTACTAGTAGTTATCCATACATCAAAATAGTTAATAGTAATGATGCACCTGTTAGTAATGGGACTTTCTATATCACCATTCTTCAACAAGGTAGCACTAGATACTTCTTTGCTGTAGGACTACCGACTAATAGTACTGATGCCTCTAGAACTATTGCTCTACCTGAAAAGTCGTTAATATATTCTGGATACTATGATAGTAATGCTAATAAATATATATGGAAGAAATTGGGAAGACATAATTATAAAGTATCCTATGACATTTATAAAGCATTCGAAAATGATGTTATAAAATTTGGATTAAACTATTTTAAATTAGTTAGAACTAGTGCAAATAATTTAATACCAATGAAGCAAACTCGTAGGAGTTTATATGATGTGGATATGTTTATACCTTCTAATAAATATTATATCTATGTATTTACAAAAGATGAATGTAGATATGCGCATCATAGTGTAATGGATCCTATCACTAATGAAGATGGTAACGGTAATGTTATATCAGATATATATAATATCAGAAAAGGTAACAGATACACTACTGTAAATAAAGGTTTACTAATTTTAACAACTGATAATAAACTATATTGCTATCCACAAGAGGATAATGCATCTGGTTGTGGCCAATGTGTAAAATTGCAAGTTAATGATAGTGGATTAAGCGATGTGATCGATTTCGGTTCTGGGCTTGATTTCACTTTCGCATTATTATCAGATGGTAGTATGAAGTTTACTGGAAATAATGTTGGTAATGTTTCTGGCATCGACAGTGATACTAGCTCATATGCTGATTGGACTGATACAAACGATAAGTGCGCAGAGATATTCGCAGGTAAGAGTGAGATATTATTTAGAAAAGCAAACGGTGGTTGGCACGGGCGCGGGAGTGCGAGTCTATTCAAGAATAGCACGAGTGCAGACTCTGATGGGTATACTGACGTTTATGCATTTAGCAATTTAGGAAATAAGGGTATTAAGAAGTTTGTAACAGCATTTGAGGATTATGGAGCTGTACTAACTGATACTAATGAAGTTTATGTAATTGGTAGTGTATCTAGTGGTAATCTTCCAGGGTTAACAGTATCAAGTGTGACTGACTTTACAAAACTAGACCTAAATTTCAAACCATGTGATATAGCTATTACAGAAAAAGCTATGGTGATTTTAGATATAAATGGTAATGTATATACAGCACATGGTGATGTTACTGTCTATAAAGAAACTTATCCTGGCAGTAGCGTTGATGTATTTGGTAGAGTAAAATGCGATAAGTATATTACAGAATTAGTCTCCCGTAATGGTATGTGCTTAGCTAGAACTACTGAAAATGAATGGTTAAGATTTGCTACCACATTAGTACCTGGCTATTCGGGATGGTATACTGCCGGTGTATCGCATAATGTATTTGGTTTTATTAATGTATTACCAATACCATTTAAAAAGATGTTAAAATAGGGGAGTATGAAGTATGATATATTTTTACAACAATCGATTAGAAAAAATTGATAATAATACTGATGACGTAGGTCAGGTATATGCAATTGATATTAATAATATCTTTAAGATATTTGATAACATTCGAAATATGCTACACTACACCGATAAAGAGAATATGGTCACACATAGCTTCTATCGGTTATCTAAGAGAGAATTAGGGGCTGTGACTATTGTAGGTAATACATATACGCTAATTGAGCCGAGTATACCTGCTGATGGTAGTGATATTAGAGCATACTTTAGACCTCCATCAACACCAGATGGAGAGCTATTCATAAAGATTAATAGTAGAGATACTTTACCTTTATATAACCATAGTGGTATAAGAGTGACTGGTGATATGATAACAGCGAATAGCCTGTATACTATTATTATCAAAAGTGATAGAGTAGTATTAGGTAAACCATTCACGAAGTTCGACGGCATAAATAACCTAGCCTCAACTGCTGTAACTGAAGAACCTTTCATTATTCCTATAGGGACAGATGCTTATAGTATCATTGGTGCTCAATATCTCATAAAGAAATTTAATAATGAGTATAATAACGATATTGTTATTTCTATACCTGATAGTGCTATTAACTCTAAAGCGTTAATCAGTATGGAGATACTCTTAAAAACATTAGAGCATAATAAATCTATTAGTCTTGATATTTCTTTTAATTATGATAATAGTACCACACCAAAGATAACTAATATTGCAGGACTAAGAAAGGAGGCGAATGATAGCGATATTGATATTCTGGTTTTAGATAATGGTATTGCACTTAGACCAAAAACGAAATTTAAGAAGTTACTATTATCTATACCAAAGATAAGTATCAAAACAACATCTATAGAGAAATGGGTTAAAGGATGGAATGTTACAGAAAATGACTCTCTAAATCCTATAGCGATAGTTCCTACAAGTATAACAGCTAGTGTCCTTAATATCGAGCCAGACTCTAGATTAAATATCATGTTAAATCGTATAAGTAGACATACATTGGCGGAGAGTCTCTATTATAGATATTGTATATCAACTATCTCTTACGATGGTCAGGATTATGAATGCTTTATAGAGACACATATGAATGGTCAGAATGGTATACAATTTGCATATAGCATAGATATGAATAAACCTTTCTACTTCTATAGGGAGATTGTTAACAATGATCACACAAGCGAATGGTACTCACATGACTTACTTAAGAATAGTGATAAAAATGCATTAATATCTGAATTAAAGAATGGTTATAATAAGACTATATATGATTTAATATTAACTTATGAAAGTCTATATGGGACTAATACTAGTCTATATAGCGATAGTACTCTATACTTCCAGGCTGGAGGTGATAGTAATTATACATTAGCAGTAAGCGATATCACGACTGATAGTAATAATAAATTAGCATTGAATAAAAAGAGTGCTAATAGTATCTTCGTGCCTAGCACGTATAAACTATATGCATCAGAGTTCGATGGTAAAAATAGTGATTACTATAAACTACCACCAGTATCTACATATACTTTAGACACTGGTGATAAAGCTGATGCTATATTTAGTAGAGCGCATGAAACTGTTGATACAGCTAGACGCGGTATAATGGAAAGATATCTTAACATATCGGAAGGGTCAGTTACAGATATAAATAAATTCATTAGACTAGATGCCGATTTACCATATGTGTCTTGTAGTTTTATAGGACATAATAGACGAGTTAAGATTGGCAATATACTAAATGGGGTGAATAAGGTAATCGATACTGACGCCAGCCCAGATGAAACGTATAAAGCCACTAAATATGTTGTTAATGATAACTCCGTCTCTGAATATTATGTAGTACCTGAAGAGCCTGATACTTTTAGAGACTCTAAAGCAGGTTCATTAGCATTATATAATTTTAAAGAGATGTTTGATATAGGGTTTAATTTAGCCGGAGTGACATATGGTAATAAGTTAATTAAAGAGTATGGCGATGTTGTCCAGTTAACATCATATCCAAAGATATTCACAGCAAGAGATTTGAAAAGATTAGTCTATGTAATAGATACTGAAGCAAAAGTCATACATTATTATTCAAGAACCAATGATGTCGGTGAGGCTTACTTGGTATCTTCTAGCGATACTGGATGGAATAGCATTACATTAGATAAACTACCTGAAACTATCTCCATTACAGCATACATGACATTTACACATTTTCTAGATAGTAATGGTAATTATCTTATGGTAAGTGGAGTGCAAGACTGGGTAAGAGATATCACAGGAGATACTGGTTATACTCCAGCAGACAATCCTGATGGAGTTAAGATAGATGGTGTAGATGAGTTCTACGCATCTGATCATATCTTAATATATAGAAAAGGAAGTGACTGGTTTGTAAATGGTACAGTAGCGGGAACTAGTTATAATGCTGAGCCGCTAGATAATGTATATGGCAATCTACCATCCAATATTAAAGAGGGTTATAATCTCATAGATGGTTTAGTGTTATTAACAGAAGACGGAAGACTATTTACTACATACACACAAGACGATTATCAATCAGAGATATTTAATACTACTGATAGCATCGGTAAGAATTTTTATACGCTTTATGATATCGGTGATATAAAGAAGGTTCATACCTCTATTAGTTATCTACCGTTTTTTATGTTTGAAAGATATGATGGGACATTCATAACATTTAATCAGACTACTCACTATCGTTCATTCCAAACAGTGGATGACACGAGATTTACATATCCAGCTAATTTGGAGATAGTAAATACAAATGGGTCGATTAGAATATTAAAAGATAAACAGACATTAGAGATCTATACAGTATCTGTATATCGCGATGGATTAACTAAACATGGTATAGATTTTAGAGCATATTCTAACAATGCTGATACCCATTATATCGATACAATGTTCTCAGAAATATATAGAACATTCCCGTATAAAGAGACATTCTTAGATGAGTTAGAGGGTGCTAATATACATAAAATTAACAATTTATCAACTAATGCTATTGTCGATGGTGGAGCGGATATGTATGATGATGGTAACTTGATACTGTTTGATGGAATAGTACAATCATATGCAAATGCTCTGTACCAGAATAAATGTCTAGTTCTTATAATTCCAGAGGGGACTAAAAGAGTCGAAATTAGAGGTAACTTAGGCGCTGATGGAGATGGAACGAAAGAGGCATATGGTATATCCAATTTTGGTAAGTATCAATCTGCTGGAGTTAGAACATATAACGGCGCAGGCGGGGACCCTACTGTCAATCATTTAGTTGTTATTGATGGTACTATCGATAGTCATACGTATGATAGTAGTACGGATGTTGATGATGATTTCTACACAATAACAGGTAAAGGCTATCTCATAGTATGGTGGGATGATGAAGAAGTCGGTATCTCTGATGCTACTTATAATCATGCATGGATGAGCAATAAACTGACTGGAGAGGTAGAGACACCAAATGATTAGTCTTAAGAAGTATTATTTCTATGAATATAAAAATTATTAAGGAATTTACAAATGCAAAATATTATCCATCACCTTACATATAAAAACGCTATCATTGCAGGTTTATTATTCTCTTCATACGGGGTATATGTAGCGATAGGTATGTTCATAGGGTATATAGTTAATCTATATAGACTTCATTCTGGGGATGCAGTATAATGATTACGAAAATCGCTCAATTCGTTTTCATAGTATTGGCTATTGTTATTATTATCAGCCAATACTTTATGGAAGGTATAATTAAGAAAGATGTTCCTATGGAACTTTTATTCTTAATTATCGGTATAGCGGCAGGGATTAAAGATATACCAGGCATGTTTAAGGGGAAGAAATGAATTATGTTATCTTAAATATAGTATGTGTAATCTTTTTAACTTTAGTATTTACATACTTCAGCTTTAAGATGAAACTATCTAAATATGTTACAATGGGCATGTTTGTATTCTCTATAAATGTACTTATCTCTCATTATTTATATCATATGCACGATATACACATTGAAGGAGTCTTTGGTCTATTGAATACTTTAGCGCTACTTTCTGTATTACTTGGATTTAATACTGTATATAGGAGTAGAAAATGCTAAGTATATTAATGAGCATCATATCGATTGTTATGATAATGATTGGATTAGTGGTTATATGGCATAGCTTAGACATGTGCTGTAATCTGTTTATAAGATTAGGTTTAAAACTAATGGCTGTAGATTTAATCCTGCAAGCTATTACTATTATGGTAGGAACATATGATCTAACACTATACTCGCATATTGATGAGTTAAGGTTACGCGGGATAACACTATTAGTTTTTACAATAGGCATTATTATTAGTTATAGACAGAACAAGAGTAGATAGCTTTTATAAGCTATCTATTATATACTATTTCACGGTTCTATGAGAATAGATGAAAGGAAAAAATATGCATTTAGCATTCTACAAAGCTTTTAATCCGAAGGCTACTCTATTAGATAGTCTCATAGGCTCTTTCTCAAAAGGCTGTTATAGCCATGTTGAGATAGTGATTGATTATAATAAAGACGGGCGTAGCTTTTGTATAGGCTCTTCTGCCCGAGATGGCGGCGTTCGTAAAAAGCATATCTTTTTAAAAGATGAGCAATGGGAAGTTATACAATTAAATTTCCTTACTAACGAACAGATAATGAAGATACATACGGCATTAAATAAATACTTGGGCTATAAATATGATATCTTAGGAGCATTGACTAGTATATTTGGCATAAAGGTAGATATACAGAATAGAGTCTTTTGCTCAGAGTTAGTGGCATTAACAGTATTAGGTGTAATGGGTGAACCATTTCTAATAAGTGATATTCCTCCATCATATCTAAGGAATAAGATATTGGAATTAAATAAGAAACATACAACAACAATAAAGGATATATAAATGAACATGTTTAACGATTTGATGAACCAAGGTAAGGACCAATTAGCTTCTGCTCTATTAAATGGTCTATTAAAAAAGGGTACGGAATTTGTACAAAGTAAATTAAAAGAGTCAACAGGCATCGATATAGATTTCAATAACCCTACACCAGAGCAGACACAAGCTGTAGTAAATAATGAGAAGCAAATCTTAGCTGATTTAGAGATGGTTAAAGAGTCTAATAGACATGATGAGGCTGAAGCTACTATGAGGTTAAAAGAGTTCGAGCAAGAGAGCAAAAATACTAATGATGCCAGAAACGCTATAACAGCATCACTAGCATCAACTAGCCCTCACGCTAGAGCATTTGGGTACTTAGCAGTAGTTATGATACCTGTAATGTTTATATTCTTCTCTGCACTATTAACAGCTATGGTTCTGGGTAAAGTAGAAGCTAACCCTACAACTATTAGCACTGTAGAATTCTTAAAATATGCTATTACGCTAATCGTAGGTTTCTTTGTAGGTTCTAGTACAGGTAGCAAATTAAAGACTTGAAAGGTATAATATGAAATTAACTAATATAGCCAATCTTAAAGGAACGCTGTATTATGATCGAATGGTTATGCTACAAACTATATTAGATAATCAGTTAGTGGATTATCTACAAAAAGCATTAAGCTATTTTGGTTATAATTATGTTAAAGTAACACATATATTAGACACACCTACTATTATAGCATTTATAACACATCCTAATAGTTTAGAGATTATCCAGGCAGTCAAAGCCCTGAAAGAGGCTGATGATAGTAGAAACAGGATAGTCAGGGATAAGTTAGTAGGTAAGCAGACTATTATGTCTTTCTTACATGCTAATGAGGGCGATGATATAGCCTGGCTTCCAGGTGAAAAGGGTGTGACAGGACCAATGGGTGTTTATAGCTACTTACACCCTAAGTCTGAGCCTATACAGTTATTAAAAAGGTTATATAAAAAATATGGATATAATTTTTATAATAGAACACATGCTAGATTAATGAATAGAGCTATCTCTAAGAGTGAAAGAGAAGCTTTGATAGAGAGTGCTTGGTTATACTATAAAAAGACATATTTAGTAGATACATTAGATTTCCTTAAATATTATCCTAAGAGCTATTTAACACTTTTTAGCAATAATCTTAATGCAGGTAAGAGTAGAGGGATAAAAGTGCTTCAGGAGGCTGTTGGGGCCTATAGTGATGGCATTCCTGGTAAAAAGACTGTGAAGACTGTGCTTAATTATGTTAAAGTACATAAAGATAATGGACTTAATCAAGCTCAGTTATCATTTATGGCTAAATTCTATATATACTTATGCACTAAATCTAAAAGAGCTAAACACTTCTTTAAGTTTAGAAAAGGATGGTGCAATAGATTGAAATATTTAGGATTTAAAACAATTAAAAATACTTGTGTCTAGCATATGCTAGACATGAGTTATTTTTTTATTGTATATCATTGTTAAATAGAATATAATAATAAGGAGAAATAATGTTTAAAACATTAACTAAAGAAGATATTGTTGATTATATAGTGGACGGTATAAAGGACAGAAGTGCTAATGATTTATATAGTTATATAGAAATACTAAATATAGAACATGATGGGTATGCTAAGATTAAGATACCGTTTACTTATCTTCTAGCACGAGATACAGTGGATGATTTAGATGCACTGTATAGAGAAATGTCTTTATATACAATAGAAGAACTAACGATGCGTGTTAATGAAATAATATCAGATTATAGTCGTATTAAACTAGTAGAGAAGATAAGTGATTTTATTAATAGTGAAAGTATCAAAAATAACCCAATCCTAGAAGTCTCTGAACTATGTGAAATGTTTATATTACAAAATAAACTAAACAAAAAAACAATAGGCGATAATTGGAGCATTATAGACTATATTGATAATAAACGTATCGATTGGTTTACATATATCATAACAGAGTTAGCTGAGGCTATAGAGAGTTTGAATTATAAACATTGGAAACAGCAGAAGAATGATATAGATAACTTCTTAATAGAAGCTGTAGATGTTATGCATTTTATCATAAGTAAGATTATTAAAGATAATAGTACTAAACCAAGAAATAGCGATATGTTATGCAGATTAGCAACAACTGTTTTTCAAGATGCTAGAATGGATAGAATAATGCCTAATGATATGGAAATAGACATTGATGGGGTTATAGATGCAATAAAAGATATAATGAAAAAACCTAATTCTAATCAGTCTATCTTATTAAATTACATTAAGATGTTAGAGAAAGCACATATCTCATTATTTACTATATATCAAATATATCTAGGTAAGAATATACTGAATGAATTCAGACAAAATAATGGATATAAAGATGGGACCTATATTAAGATATGGGATGGTATTGAGGATAATATCTATATGCTAAATAAGATAAAAGATGGTATAGATATTGATGACTTATATGAGATATTAGAGAATAAATATACTAAAATACGAAGTAGATAGTAGGTCATATGACCTGCTATCTATACATTATTTATGACTCAAATAGTTCATTAGACGAAAAAGGAGAAAGTTATGATAAAAGAATTTGTAAATAGTTTAGATAAATATACTTTTGAACTAAAACCCATTGAGGGAGCTAAGAATAAGATGGTTTTATACTTAATGGAAAAGTATAATATATCCCGAGATAAGGCTATAGATATAGTAAATAAAGCCATAACTGAAAAAGGTCCTATTAACCCCACGGTTAAATATTGGGAAAGAGATAAAAAGACATTAGACAAACATGAAAGGAGTATATCTCTATCAAATTATATACATACTATAACATCAGAAGATTTAATCATTGTGCCTAGCGGTACCTGTTATATCAAGAAAGATGAATATGGTCAAGATATAAAGTCATTAGACGCAGAATGGACTGTTGATAATATGATACGCCGTAACGAGGAGAAGAGTGAAGCTAAGAAACTTAAAGCCTTAGGGGAGTTTGAGAAAGCTGAAATACCTGATACATTGCAAAATGTTATGAAGACTAAGAATAACTCTTTGTCTGGTATTTATAGTTTACAACATTTACCTATATCTACCCATAGCGCTCATTATACTTTAACCTCTATTACTAGAGTGACTTCAGGTATAGGTAACATACTAAGCGAGAAATTAGTCGCAGGTAATCGATTTTATAGAGTAAAGAATGATGTTTTAGCAGAGTTTGTGAGTTTACTGGAAGCTAGTAATTATGATAATGTTAAAAATGTAATAAATAAATATAAACTAGTAGAGCCGACTACTGATAACGTTATTGATATGATTATTGATAGTAGTAAATGGTATTGGAGTGATAGAAATTATATCTCATTTATTAGAGAATTTATAGATGAATTAGACGGTATACAAAAAGCCATTATCTTATATACTCACGATATGTTTCACCTATATAAATTAAATAGAGAGTTTATGACCACTATGGTAAATAAAATGGCATACAAAACATCAACTATTACTGATGATATAGAGATTATCAAGAGTGCAGATGAGTCTATTAAAAATATCGTACACCATATATGTGCTAAAGAGTTAAGAGGCAAAGGCATGGATTATGATAAATTTAAAGGGACGCAGATAGGCAATACATTAGCTAGTACTACATATCATCTACTAGCCATGTTAGAACGATATAGTGATTTTATCTCAGCATTCTTTAAAGATGTATTCCTTATACCTATTAATACTGCTTCTGTTAAAGAGATGGTTAGGAAGTCTATATCATTATCAGATACAGATAGCACTTGTGCATCCTATTTTAGTCTAATCAATAATGATAAGGTTATGTTCCAAACAGACTTTAGTGATATAGCTAAATCATCTATCATTATGATGTTCAATACAGAGACGATGAACCATCTACTCCGTATATATGCATCACAAATGAACGCAAGAAAAGAGCATTACGATAGAATAAAGATGAAACCTGAGTTTTTCTGGGATGTATTTATACCTATGAATGGTTCTAAGCATTATATTAATAGGTCAATGGTAGAAGAGCTTATTGTGCTACCTGAAGATAAATTAGAACCATCGTCATCAGGAGTTTCATTAATAGCATCTAAATTACCTATTAAATATAGCGAGAAACTGGACGAATTTAAAACCTGGTACATAGATATGGCTACAGGGAAAGTGCCTGTGTCTATAGGCGAATTCGTCGATAAGATTATAGCTATAGAACAAGATATTGTTGAAACCTCTACTAAGTCCCCGTTTGAGGTATTAGGTATAGAGAAGATTAAACCTATGAAAGATTATAGTAACTCTTGGGATAAATCTCCTTATTTTTATTATGAGTTATATATAAAGACTATAGGCAATAAATACGGTAAAATTGATGAAGCTCCTATACTTACCGTAAAAGTACCAGTTACAACAAGTAAAAAACAACTACTAGATAACTGGATAGCGACTCTATCCCCTAAGCAACAATATGGCATTAGAGGAGTATTGGAAGAGAGTGGTAAATCGGCTATTAATATATGGAGAATACCTAAAGGAGTTGCGGAGGCTCATGGTATTCCAACAGAATTATTAAACATAATAGATTATAAGAAGATTATTCTTAATATAATGAAACCATTCTATATGTTAGCGGAAGCCGCTGGTATATATGTTTATGAAGACACTACCTTTAGCGAGGTTTATATCTAATGCTATAGTTTTATGATTACAAATCAATACATAAAAGAGGTGAGATGATAATTATTACTAGCAATGGATTAGAAGTAAGTGATATAAAGAGAAGACTAGCTGCGTATTTAGATATCTTTACAATTAGTAAGGTTGATGATGGTATTGTTATAAGAGTCCCGCATAAACTAAAATATACTAATACTGATACCTTGTGGTTAGTTAGAAATTCATTAGAGAAAATTGATAATATCATTATCAAGGATATTAAGAGAACACCGGTGGCAGAAGTATTAGATGATATTACTCTATATGAGCAGATTAAAGATAATGAATTAACATCAATTGAACGCGGGTTTATATCATTAGTACCGAAGGTATTATTAAAGAGACCTACAAAATATCATGATAGTCTAAATGGTTATCCCCAATACGAAATGCTAAAAAGAGATGTCTTTAAAATAAAGACAGACTTACCTAAGAGTTCAGGTGATAGATTAGTACTGTCTAGATTAATAGATAGTATATTCTTATTTATAAATAAAAGGTTAGATTATGTCCCAGCACTGGCGAAATAGTAAAGAGTGGCATAGTGCTAGAAATCTAGCATTAGAATTGCATCCCTATTGCGATATATGCGGAGCTACTTCTAGATTACAGGTACATCATATGGATGATGCTAGTTATCATCCTGATGAACGATATATACAATCTAACTTGAAAGTCTTGTGCTATAAGTGTCATTTCACAATGCTACATATACTCTATAAAGGCGGTACTAGGAGGAAGACTACAAAAAAAGATTACAGAAGATTTAAAGCTTTGGCTAAATACTATATAAAGACATCGTATACTACTAGATAGCCATATGGCTATCTAGTAGTATGCTCTCTTACTATTAACACGCTATCTTTATCCATTATATCTATAAACCTTTTCTCTATCTCTATACTAGGTGTTAGACTATCTAATGTATATATACCAGGACGTAAATCCAGTTCTGGATAATCGCTACTGTTTATTATGATAGAGTATCCTTTTTTGATATTGTTCATTTTATGAACTAGAACGACATCAAGTTTGAATACATCTGCGACCAATCCAAATCTCTTAGTAATAGGATCATAATACTGTCCATACTCTCTAGCAATACCTGTTTCTTTATTAGTATGAACACTTCTACCAGCTATACGATATGGTATATCGGTATCTATATCATCTACCTCGTCCTCTAATGGCAATCTATAAAATGGATGTTTTTGGATATATTCTATAATCCCGTCATATGTCATCTTTTTTATAAGTCTTTTGATATGCATAAAACTCCTTTTTTATACTCTTACTTCTAAACCAAGACGTCTCTCAACTATAGGTTTATCATCTATACTAACACTAATTAATTTATTTCTAGTCTTAGCACTTAGCGTATTTAATGGATATACCTTACCTTTAAGTCTATCGTCATTTGCTTTTATGTTTATATTAGATACAGCGCCATTGCAATCGTATTCTCCCCTTAATATATCGACTATATTATAACTATGCATTACATCAATGCTACCGGTATTTACTGATAAATAATTACTATTCACACTTCTTAACACTTGTATAGTATAAGGTGTTAATCTATCCACAAGACGTCTCATAGCCTCCATAGCTCTATCTGCTTCATAATTCGCCATAATAGATATACCTGATACATTTCTAAATATAATATCTATCATATCCACTCTAATAAGCGCGGTATCAATATTATATATATTCAGTAACTCTTTTATGCTCTTATTATTAAATAATGGAATAGCACTCTCTTTTAATAATCTGTTATATATAAATACCCAAAAATCAGAGTCAATGCTGTTATAAGTATTATAGCGATATAGACCAATTAATTCATGTGCCAATATATTCTTCTTTATAAATCTATTAATAGCATCTTTACCAATATTTATATAAAGAGGTTGAAGTAATATATCTTTTATATAATCTAATCGTTTAGCTATGATATGGTTGGGTATGTTTACTTCAACATTATCAGTATAGGCACTAAGAATATTCTTTACATTGTATGTACTTATAATAGTATCCATAGATATATTTAGTTCTTGAAATAGAGATGCTAATAAGATGATTAGCATTTTTTCACCAGTTAGTTTTAGATAGATACCATCTTCTGTTTGTATATTATATACCATATTTCGATTAAATTTAGATAGTATTAAGATTATTGCATCAAATAGAATATCTTCTCTATTAGACACAATATCAAACCTTTGGTCAATCGAGCGTATTTCAATATCTTTAGATCTATTCCTGATATTACTATTTCTAAGTATTCTAGAATAATATGTATCAAGATTTGGCATCTTTGTTAAATACCCTAGCTGTTCCTTAGTTTTTAATTCAGTGATAGTCTCTAATGTCTTTATAGAGCTACCTCTCATCTTCTTAAAAAGCGTAGAGTTCTCTATAGTTTGAGTTATATCAGCTGTATATTTGGGCAATCTTTTAATAGAGACAGGTTCTAGTATATATTCATAGATATACATACCATTAGGTTTTACTATATTTTCATGGATTAAGTCTAAAGTGGACTCTTTTCCTAGATTATATACTATATAATTAATGTTAATGTACAGCCATAAAAGAGACTCTCTACTTAAGATATCGACAAACTCTCCGATACCCAAGATGCTATTAAGTGCTTGAATTATGTAATATGAGTGTGTAGCATGAGTGTTAATATTAAACACTCTAGTCTCTAATATCTTCTTATAAATAAACTCTTTAGCTTGCATGAATATCGCATATCCATAAAGAGTGTCTGTTGATATATAGTCTGTGGTAAATATCTGCTTGAACCATATGTATAAACCTTCTTGAATGGTTTGTATCAAGTTCTCTTCATTCCACTCTATGAATGTATCGTCTACATAAAGTATTTCGCATTCATTAGCCTCTACTAATTTATCCATATCTATAGGATACATCATGCCATGTATATATAAAGCATCTGATGGGTAATTTTCCATCAGGCTATTATAAAAATCTGTCTGTTGTAATAAGATAGAGCGTATGTCTCTATTCTCCTCTAAGAACTCTCTAGTAATTTCTATATCAGAGTTATCTATAGGTGATTTTGTAATAATCTTATTATTATATCTATGTGGTTGACCATTCATATTTAGATAATATGGCCATGTTTTTATATCTTCAGGGTCGAATGTATATAATGGGTCAATCTCTTTAAATTGCATATTCATAGATACCGCTACAAAGTGCGCTTTAATCACTATAGAATTCATTAATTTCAAAGCATCTATTTTATATTTGGAGTTTAACATTTAGTAATCCTTTAAGTGTAATCAATTAAACTCGTGTCTGTATTTTATATGATTAACATAAAAAGGATGCATATGAGACTAGTAAGACATGACTATCGAATAGCGAAGACTTCTAATAAAAAGAAGATTGACCCCGAAACAGAACCGAAAAAAATACGATTCGAAGATATAGCAGATAGTAATATAGATGCGTTAATGGACTATAACATAAGAAAGACTAGAGATGTTAATGATATTCTAATACTATTCCCAGATATTAATCTAGCTATAGATATGATGGTTTCCTCAATTATATCTCCAAACGATTTCGAAAATGTGACATTCAATGTTTCTAATATGAGCAATAAAATACCATCTAATATATTAGCTATACTAAATGATATAATGACACAAGAGTTAGCAAACTATTATGATTTAACAGAGAAGTTACCTCATATGACTTATGAAGCGTTTGCTACTAAAGGAGCATATGTGGAAATAGTAGTTAGCACTACTAGTATGTTTAACTTTTTTAAAGAAAGGCATAATACCATAGATAAAAATGGTACCACAATAGAAGCATTATCAGATGTGATAGATAGATATGTAGGACATAGTAGTAATACTAGAGTGGTTAAAGTTAATGATAAGTCTATAAGCATTAGTAGCGATTTAAACTTATTATGCATAGGTGACGCATATACAGACCTATTGGCTGAGAAGAAAGCACTTGATAAGAAAGGTAAAGTAGGGTTAGAACTCGATGTTATATCTCAATTGAATAGCTACTTTGAAGCAGAGGCTATTAAAAGAGATAATAAAGGAGTAATTCAACTATCATATAGTACACCAACAGACTTGAGACCGCATAATCTAGTATTAGACCCTAATAGCGTTATACCATTATACGCATCCGGCGATAAAAGAGATATCTATGGAGCATTTGTTATTATAGATACTGAGACTGGTAAACCCATAGACACGGCTAAGTATCAATATATCCAAGAGGAACAATTAAAGGAGCAGGAAAAGAATGATGTCTTTACCCTTACATCTCTCATAGTCGCTGAAGCTGAGAAAGGTCGTAAAAAAGACTTAGAGAAAGCGCCTGAACTAAAAATCTCAGTAGCTGAAAGAGAGCTTGTGAGAAGAAACATAGAAGCGATAGCTAGCGAGTTTATAGATCCCAAATTACTAGATAACGATACTGTTAAATTTGTGCAAGCTGTAAGTATGGCTGAAGGGCTATTGAAGAGCGGTACTAGCATTATTTACATACCGAAAGAACAATTATTCTATTTAGCATTTAATTACAGAGAGAATGGTACAGGTAAACCTATACTAGAAGATATATATAGTCTAGCTAGTATGAGAGCGCTATTATTCTATAGTAGAGTAAATGCACAGATAGAAGGTAGTATTACTAAAACAAAGGTTAAGGTCGAGATACCATCTCAGGATAACCCTAAGGTAAGGATACCGGAGATAGATAAGTATATCTTAAATAATATTAAGAAAAAGGTACCTTGGGGTATAACTAACCCAAGTCTTATATCTAGCTGGATACAGCGTGCTGGATTAAATGTAGAATATGTACATGACACCCTACCTAAGTATGAAGTAGATGTCATGGAGTCTGGGAGAGAGCTACACGAGCCTAACGAGGATTTAGAAAAAACTATTAAAGATAGAATAACAGCTCGTATAGGTATGACTCCTGAAGTAGTTGAGAACGGTATGGCTGATGCTAACTTTGCGGCAGGGATTATTGCCGAAAAAGGCATGTTGGCTAAAAGAGTCTATATGAAACAATTAGTATTAAATAGAGGATTAAATCAATATGCTCGGATTATTGGTCTAAATGACGGTGTTGTCTACAATAGACTAATCAGCGCTATTGAGAGTAACTATGATGAAATTATAAACTCTTTTTCAGATGAATTTAAAGATAAACTCAAAAACATTAAAGTAGATAAAGATGGAATGGCTAAATATCTAGTAAATGACTACTTTAATTATATAGATATCACTCTCCCTAAACCTAATGTAAATGATGAAGAAGTTAAGACTGATCATTTCAATAATTTTAAAGACAATTTATCAGATGTAGTTGATTTCTTTTTCGATGATGCTGGTATTAGTGATTTATTAGGAGATAAGAGTGACGATATTAAGAAAGGTCTTTTATATACTAAGATGTCAGAATATCTCAATACTAAAGGTTATTTCAATGATATTACAGAAATAGTTAACATTGTTAAAGGTAACGATGTTAAAATAAATACATTAGACGTGATCTCGAACTTAAAAAAGAAATTCGAAGAAGCAATAAAAGAACATACCGAACACAGTGATGCAGAAGAAGAGAATACAGCACCTAAGACTTCTACTAAGAAAAATGATGGAGTAGAAAGTAATAATAATAATGATAATAATGATAACTGGTAGTATAGAGGTTTAAACCTCTATACTATGTATATTGTATATATTCATTTTCTTTATTCAGATTTATAATACCTATACTACTATCCTTTAATCTAGTAGCATATTCTAAATGAGATATCATAAAGACTTGTCTATTATATCTCTCGGCTAGACGTTGCACAAATGATAATGCTTTTTTGGCATGTCTAACATCGAATGTTTTACCAAATTCATCTAAGTATAATGGAAAGCTATTTAGATTTTTCAATTCTGTGTATACTATAAGGAATGCCAAATCAATTACCTCTTTCATACCAGCGCTACCTAGTGTTATATCAGGTATGATATCCTCCTGATTAATTCTTATATATAATCTATAACTTATATTCTCCTCATCATCAGGAACCAATATCTCCATAGGATACTCCCATATATCAGATATAATCTTAGTCATCTCTTGAGCAATATAGGACATAAATCCTTTAATAGAGTCTCCTATTAAACCAGTCTTAGGTCCTAGTGCTATTATCATCTCTTTAACTAGCTCTAACTCCTGTTCCATAACTTCTATCTCTTTAGTATACTCGGCTTTAAGTCTATTAGCAGATTGAATGGAGTTAACCTCCTTCTCTAGCTCTGAAATACGACCATCTATAACCGTTAATGCATACCTGTAATATTCACTTATCTTCTTACTTATTTTAAGGCCTCTAAATGCCTTATATTTAGCGATTAAGGACCTTACCTTATGTCTAGCATTAACTAGCTCTTCGAACGCTAATTTCGCCTTTTTTAATCTATCTAGTTTCTTAGATAACTCTTCGCGTAATTGTACCTTACTCTTAAGAGAGTTCTCTAACTCTTTTATAGTCATAGTATTAGATAGAGTTGATAGTAATAGTTGCATCTTTTTAAGTTCTGATAGCTTCTTACTTAGTTTATCCACTTCATATGCCTCTTTGAGTTTATTATATACCTCAATAAGCTTTGTCTCATATGAAGAGATATTGGCATCTATTGTGATAGGTTCTAATAGACCGACTTCTATTAATGGTGTTATTAATGAGTTTATAGTATTAATAATAGCAGTGACAGATTTATATCTATTATACTCCTCTATAACGGCATCAACCTTAGGTTTCACTTCAGCTATTCTGATATTCACACTACTTAACTCTCTTACTTTCTCGTCTATCTCTTTTCCATACTTATCTATTATATTAATTGTATTACAACTACTACATGTAAACTTACTTATCTCATTACTATCTTTAAGTAATTTAATAGTACTATTAAGATACTGTTCAGTGTCTAATAGTTTTTTATACTCCTCGTTAAGTTTGGATACTTCTATCTCATTATTGACTACTCGCCCGGCTCTTAATATCTCATCAGCTTTTGTTAAGTTACTTCTAAGCGTTTGTTCGATATTAATATAATAGTTATATAATGATAATAATTCTGTATTAATCTGAGCGCCGTATTCGTTTAATTTGCACTCTATATTACTCACTTGCTGATTTATATCATCTATATTATCAGGGATATCTATATTAGCTATTTTAGATAGTTTTTCTCTAAGAGATATTATTTCTCTATCTAAGATTGCTACCTCCTTATCTATCATATCTATCTCACTCGTATCTAAATAGTCAATCTTATTTGTGATAGCTCTTAGAGTTCGTATAGCATTCATTAATTCTCTAGTGGGATCATCTACATTAACCTGTTTAAGATTACTATAGATAAGCTCTCGCAACTCTTTTGCTTCTGTTATCTCTCCGTTTATCTCTTTTATTCTGGTATCATCGTTATGAGACTCTAAGTCCACCACCTTTCTCTTCAAAAGAGCTAACGCTCCATTAAGATTATTCCTTTTCTTTTGCAACTTTTTAAGAGTAGTATAAGCATAATCATATGATACCTTAGAGATAGATGTTATCCATTCTCTTCTCTCATTGAGAGATATAGATGTCACTGTCTTATATCCTAGCAAGATATCGTATATATTAGAAGTAATGCCTAACTCATTTTCTAGAAGCAGAGTATATAGTTTTCTAGTGTAACCTTGATTAAGCTCTTCACCATTTTTAATAAAAGAGTGTCTACCACTACCATATTTATTAGTAGATAATATATACTCGTTATTATTATTCCATATGACTATTTCACTATATCCATTTTTATTATATTCATTCTTATCCTTAGGTAAAGGCGATGTATAGTGTAGAAGAGACGATTTACCAATCCCATTAGGACCAATAATAAGGTTGAAATGCGGATGCGGTTTAAATGTCACTTTTTCATAAGATTTTAATCTAAATCTTTTACTATTACATATTATACATTGTTTGATTATCATAATTATCCCTTCTTATTTCATCTACTTAAATAGTGCCTATGTTTAAATTGTAGATAGCGATTGTATGAACTGATATAAAGGATTTATATATGAGAACAGAATTACGATCAGGTTTTAGGGTCGCGGGTATTGGTGTAGTAGTAGAACATCTGAAACCTACTTCTTTATACGCCAAAATTCATCTATTAGAACATATGGGATCGCACACAGTAACATTTGAGGATAAAGAAACTAATACAAAGAGTGCCACGAAGCATAACTTTAGTAATCCATTAGGGGGGATAGTTACACCAGATGTAAAGTTCGATACAGTTATAGAAGCCAGATGGTTGCATAGTAATGGTAACAGAATATCTCCACCGACGCTGTATAGAGGTGAGACGGTTAAGGTATACCAATATGCTGATAGCGACCAATACTTTTGGGAGCCTATGTATTATGAACCAGATATCAGAGGAAAAGAGGTTGGAGTATTTGCTTATAGTAACTTAGAGAAAAGAAAGAAAGGTGAAAGAGAGAAGAACTTTCTTAAGATGATGGATAAAGATAGTAGCTATTGGTATAAGATAGATACTATTAATAAGAAGGTCCATTTACATACAAGTAATAATGACAAAGAACCTGCTACTTGGGATATTGGTATAGATACTAAGAAAGGTATCTTTAGATTAGAAAATAGCAAGAATAACTATTTCGAGATGAGTTTAGACCATATCTTTATGAAGACTACGCACTTTAAAGTTATAGCTAATGATGGTACATGGCTCTTAAAGAAAAAAGGATTATTCAATACCCCTGATTTAACTATTAAAGGAGGCGTGTTAAATATACTATCTAAAACTATACATAAAGCTATGACAATATTTAAGGCTGCTACTAATTTTAAAGCTAGCGTTAAGATTAATAAGAATACTAAAACAACAGATGGATCAAGTGTACTATAGACTCATATGAGTCTATAGTATTATATATTTGGTTCTTTTTTTATTAACATATCATTATTACAGTCTATAAGACTAATATACATTTAAGGAGATAAAATGAAAGTTCTTTTATTATTAGTGGCTATAACACTAACCGTTATAGGAGTAGAACCCCAAAAGCTATTTGCGAAACTGCATAATGATAAACCTACGCCATCTACATCTGTCCCGGAAGATAGAACCGGACGCCATGATATGGTGTACGGGAGAGCGAAAGAAATAGCCATATTTCAGATGTATTATCTGAAGGCTAAGAAGGAGGCTGTACTCTTACATAAAGCTAAAATAGAGAGGCTATTATATAAAGGTATAACAGTTAAAGCACGTAAAGACATACCTGCTTTAACTAATGCTATATTGAAATACAGCAATATGTATAAAGTCGATGCTAGCGTCATTGCCGCTATAGTCATTAAAGAGAGTAGCGGTAGATCGTGGATTAAACACAAGCCTGTAACTGTGGCAGTGCCTTTAGCTCCTAATTGGACTAAAGTGGGATGCCAGAAAGTGCAAGCTATTGGGGCTATGGGTGTAATATGGGAAATCTGGAAGTACGACCTAAAGAAAATAGGTCTTACTAAGAAGGACCTATTCACCATTGATGGTAATATAAAAGCGGGGACATATATCTATAAGAAATATATGGATAAACCTAAAATAAAAGGTGCGCCTAGTAAAAGAGCCAGTGCGCTTTCTCGCTTTTATGGCATAGTAAGAGACAAGTCCGGGAAATTGAACTTAACTTACTACAAGCAAGTTCAAAACATAATAGATGGTTAGGTCCATGCCTAACTATCGTTATTCGATTTTTTTTTATTAATATATTATTAAGATAGTCATAAGACTAAATATTAAATTTAACAAAGGAGAAACTTAAATGAAGAAAAGACAACTAGCACAAGAAGTTGCAGAAAGAACAGGGATAGATAGCAAAGAGGTAGAAATCATTATTGATAATATGTTATCAATAACGATGGAGGCACTAAAAGCTGGAGAGGGTATCGGATTTAAGGGGTTTGGCTCTATCAAACCGGTGGTAAAGAAAGAAAGGGAAATCTTTATACCTGGTACGGGTAAGAAGATAAAGGTTGAGTCTAAGGTGAGTATACAGTTTCGACCTAGTAAAACACTCAAGGACTACGTAAATACAAAGAATTAATTCTTTGTATGTATTCTTTCTTTTTTACCTCTTCGTAACAAAAACCTAATCCTATCTAGTTGATTAGAATAAAGGAGAATGAAATGATAATGCATAAGAAAGGTAATATATTTGATACTGAATGCCAAACTATAGTTAATACAGTAAATACAGATGGAGTTATGGGAGCTGGTATTGCTTTAGAATTTAAAATAAGATTTCCAGATATGTTTGAAGAGTATCTAGAGCTATGTAAACAGGAAATAATAAAGATAGGATATATGCAACTATATACTATACCTATCAATCCTATAGGTAAATATGAAAAGATACTAAATTTCCCAACTAAGACTACTTGGAGACTTCCGTCTAAACACTCTTATCTAGAAATCGGTTTAAAGGCTCTTAGCAAGCAATATAAGGCACTTAGAATAACTTCTATAGCGTTTCCCTTACTAGGAGCTAATAATGGTAAAATTGGCTCTGAGGACTCTATTCGCATAATGGAAGAACATTTAATAGACTTTGATATACCTATAGAGATTTGGACATTAGATCCAAAGGCTAAAGATAAGGTTTTTGAAGCATTTAGAAATCGCATGCTTAGTTTAGATAATAACGTTTTAAAAGATATGTTAAAACTATCCGATAAAGTTATTAATACTCTGAAAGTTCATCTTCATAGAGACGATGTTAATAGTTTTAGCATCTTATCGAGAATAAAAGGTTTAAATAATAAAATAATAACACAAGCATATTATAATCTAGACAGTCTCTAAAGACTGTCTAGTATTAATAATGGGTTTTGTAGTATTGTGTTATATAAATAATAAGCCACTCCAGTAGCATCTATCTCATGATCAGTAATATCATTAGGGCTAATATATTTAGTAATCTCTTTACTAGATAGTATTGCCTCTAGTACAGGTTCTTTACCTGTTCCACCTTTAGCGCCTAATGCATTCTTTACCTCACCTGGCGATGGTCTAGCTATTAACATATACGGGTTATACATATAAAGGTTATTCTCTAAGACCTGTAATGCTCTGGCTAATGGTATAACTGCCGTAGGTCTAAACCTCATATTTATAAAAGGCTGTTCAATAGCCACTGCCATAGGTCTATATTTTCTTAATATCTCCTCTATCCTATCTTGTAATACTCTCATCTTATATATAAGTGCATTATTATGTTCATTCGGTATAGCATACTCTTTGATGAAGATATGTTCTGTTACTATATTAACTATCTTTAACGAGTATTCATCTATAGTTAAAATAGATACCCCTATATGAGTCGTGCTAGGGTCTATTCCTATTATATTAAATGTCATGACACACCTCTTGCTGTTGAGTTACCTATCTCTATCGTAGCATCATAAGCAGTATCTATATCATTAACAACTAATGGATTATATTGACTATCTATATTAACAAAATAACTAGCTTGAGGGATAGCTAAACCTAAAGGAGTAGGTCTACCTGTATATAAGCAAATTTCTCCTATATTATATTTAATCTCCTCTGCTCTATCTGGGTATAATAAGTCAATAGCTTCTTTAATATAAGACTTCTCTATCTTTGTTAAAGCTATCTTTAATTTAGCATTAGCTACCACAAAACTCATATTATCTTTTTCAGGTATACTCTTAATATGTTGTGTAGCAGGATTGTAACCACTAGTAAATAACTCTTCCACCGACCATACTACATCTTTAGTTAGTTTATAATAGTTTATTTCACTAGAGATTGTCTCTATTCGTTTTAAATAGAATAAATTATATACAATTCCGTCTATTGTTTTTTCTACGATGATACTATATTTATTAGCCTCTTCTGTAGTTATAGATGAAGATTTCCTCTTAATCTTAAATGGGATAGGTATATATACATCTATATCTGTTGGGTCATGGTATATGTTTGTAGTAGATACCACACCATTATCTACAACGCTAGCTATTGACAAACCTAAACCCCACCAATTAAGATAAGGGATATTATCAATAGTCTGTGGGTAGGGTACAAGTTTCCCATATTTCTCATTTAGAGTAGTACCAGATACAGGTATGTATGGGATATTAAGTTTCTTACATATATCTATAGCATCACTATAGATGGTCTTGGTATTAGTTATCATCATCATCGCCTTTTAAAAAATCTTTAACATTTAAAGGAGCTGGATTTATCTCTAACTCACCCTCAACTATATCGTTAGGGATAAATGACTCATCTAATTCTAATGGAACTTCCCCAATAGAATTTCTAGCTTCTCTTAATTGCTGTTGTCTTCTAATAGCAGCCTGCTTAACAGTCTCAATCATACGAGTCTTAATGTTAGTATCGGCCTTATCTTTCTTTGCTTTATTCTTTATCTCAGCAATCTTAATAATATTAGCTGATGCTGACTCTAATATCTCTTTAGCCGCTCTCATTTCGCTAAAGCGCTTAGGCGCGCCGTCTTCAAAAGCTCTCTCTACCAAATCATCGAACTTCTGTTGATATTTCTCTATTCTACTTTTCTCTGTCTCGTTAAATATATCCACATCTTGGAAATCATTATCTTTTTGATCACTCATCCTATATCCTTTAAGTTATTATGTCATTAAAATATCTTTTAGCTATTAATATGATTATGATGGAGGTATATATGAAAAAGGTAATACGTAGATTGAAATTTCGCATGTTGTTTAAATCTGTAAATAGTATTGGAGATAAATATTTAGATACTCCATTTAAGAATATAACTAGACTAAATAAGAAATTGCAATATCTTATAAAAAATGATATTACACTTGATGACGACTTGCCAGAAGAGTATTTTAAATTGAATATGTTAGATTTTCTAACAGATGATATGATAATCATAGATGGCAATAAAGCAATTAAAACATTGATTGGGCTGTATTATAAATTGATAGAAAAGATTAATAGCATGGACTTAGGGCTTGAAAGAAGTATATTACACCGTTATCAAATATTAGTAGAGACTATATTGAAGTCTATTAATGAGTATATATAATATATTTTTAAACACATATTATTAAGACAGTCTTGAAGTTAAAAAAAAAGGAGAAGACATGTCAAATAGTAAGTTAACAGTAATAAAAAGAGATAGCCCTAACACATCGCCGCACGGGAAGTTAGCGACATTCTTTAGAAGAATAGCTAGAGCTAATGGAGGTGTGAAAGGATTGTTACAGGCACTTAGTAGAAACCATAGTTATGGTAAATCTACTAAGAACGAGATAACGAATACCAATGCATTGATAAAAGAAATGACATCGGATACAATGACATTGGCGACTTTTATAAAGTTAATAGCAATAAGATTTATACCTAAGCGAATAGTGTTGCATATTGAGATAATAGATAGAAAGGGAGATACTTTAACATATAGCATCCCCATGAAAATAACAGAAAAGTTAGTAGGAGGCTTGAATGACGATAGCGATGAAACAAATGACTCAGTATCTGAAAACGAGCCAGGTACTAGAGAAAGAAAAAGAGGTGCTGGTAAAGGAAGAGCCGGTTAAAGAGCATATAGCTAAAGAAGAAAAAACAGATGAGATGATACTTACCCACACACTACCATCTGGTAGTGATGGGGATTTTGACACGGTTAAGGATAAATTTATAATAGAAGTAAGCAGAGATGAACTTCGGAATTTGATATTAAGTTTACCTACTAACCCAGAGGAAGCTAGTTATAGTGTTAAGATAATTACTAATATTAAAGATAATATTGTATACCTTAACGATAATGGCTTTACACCAAGAGCTATAGAATTCAACAAAGTTCTATTTGATGAATTACGAACTATAAGACCTAGTATAGCTAAGACAGTACCCGAAGATGCTGAAGGCGTCTTTATTATTAAATATGGCATGAGGTCAGCTATCTATCCGAATATCGAAGCTACAAAATTATCTATCCATGCGGTAAAGCAATTTATTACTAAGGATAGCAATAAAGCATTAACGGCGTGTAATGAGCATATAGTCCCATATATAGATGCCCGTGATCGTTATAGATATACACATAAGTATAGGTTATTAATAGAGTATATCTCTAGAGATGATTTAAAACTATATGACCATATATTAGCTGAAGTAGACGTGCTTTCAATAGCGACTGGGGCTATTCCTAGACCTCCGACCTTTACGAAGATAGAAAAAGAGGATAACTTTAGCGTACCATTGATATATACAATATCCCCTAATAGAAGATATTATACAGTGATATCCGGTATCCCTACAGAGCTTCCTAGAGTGGTCAATGCTCAAGAAGATAAATGCGTTATCCGATATAAAGAAGAGAACATTATAAAACAAATAATCATATATCCTGACGAGTATAAAGATTATGCTATATTTAGTAATATGTTAGATGCTAGAGAACATAGTCAATCAGCATATAACTTAGAAAGAGAGTCTATTATAGTTAAACAGAAAGAGATAGACTATAAAAAGACTAAGCTTCTATCTGATGTCGAATTGGATATGTATGCGAAACGCATTGAAGAGATTAGACTTAAAATGGAAGCTGATATGGCTACAAATAAAGAGTTTGCTAAACTTAATATGGAGATAATTACATTAAAACAACGATTAGCCGATGCTAAAAACAATAATCTGAAGAACACAGCTAATGGATTGAATAATAGCGTAGATTTAATTAAATCTTTTAACGCTATACTACAAACAGCAAGCAATTTCGGTCTTTTAGGATAAAAAATAAAAAGCATATTTAGATATGCAATAATAAAGGAGATGACGATGGACATAGTAATGAATGAGATATTTAAACACCAGCCTAAACTAAATAGCATTATTAAACGAGGCATGGCTCGTGATGTATTACAAAACATCATGGAAGAGTATCATGTTATGCTTGATAGCATGATTAATAAGCATAACGGGAATAACGGGTTATTCAAGTACGTGGGTTATAGAGCATTATACCCATCTGAAGAAGTGGACTCCATATTAACACCTACACAAAAATCTGGCGGTCAGAGGAAGAATGTAGATATATCTCCAACAGATGCTCGTAAATATAGAGCGCACTTTATCTACAATGGAGTTAGCTATTATAAAGATATCTATATGATAGCCGTTAATGATATGAGTAGTATTAGAATAAGCAATACTAAATATTACTTAGCTCCAGTCTTAGCTAATCCTATTATATCACCAACAAACGATGGACAAGGACTATTCCTAAACCCATTCAAGATAAAGAGTATAGCAAAAAGCAGACCTTTTCTAGTCAGCTATAATGATAGAGTGGTCGATGGCGCGCCTGTGTATATTGAGAAATTCTATAACAGTAAGAGGATAGATGATAAAATTAATCCTGTATACAAAAATATAGAGTGTCCATTAATATTCTATACATTATGCAGATATACTATAGAGGAGCTAGTGAAACGTGAGAAATATGACTATGGTAAAGACTTCTTAATAATCGATCGTAAAGATGTGAAGTTAAAGAAAATAGACTTAACTAAATACGATATAGTAAAATCATTAGGCAAGCATCATCCTGATGTTAGTAAGAGAGTAGAACTGCCTAAAAACAATATAATAATACTCATTAACAAGGATATAAAAAACAACAGGTTCCTATTAGAACTGGCTTTTAATTTGATGTACGCCTTTGATGCGTATCCTGATATGGCTGAGGCTGTGGTTAATAGTATAGGATTAAATTCAGAACTACCTATGTGGAAATTATTTACAGGGGCTATGACTTTTAAAGAAGCGTATACGCGTGAGCGTATAATCGAAGCAATCGATGAGCATCTCAATAGGATAGAGAATTACCTAGAGCCGTTATCTATCAAGAGATTTGCTCAAATGGGTATTAAAGTTGAGACAATGCATGACTTAATTATCGCGCTTACTAAAGAATTTAAAGATAGACTAAGTACGAGTAGAGAGTATGATAATCAACAGCAATTTAAAGAGAGGCATTTAGAGATAGTTTATTATGTATTATTTAACCTAATCACTACTCTAAATATCGAGTTTGATAACCTACTAACCACGGCTAAAAAGAATAGATTAACCGATAAAAATATTAATCAGTATCTAAACAAGCTAATGCCAACTAGAGCTATACTAAATATTAGCAAGAGTAGTAGTCAGATATTGCCATTAATGCTATTTAATACTGTCCCTGATAACGGTAGCTTTAAGATATATCCTACGTTAGAGATACAGGAGAGAGGGGATGGCGTAAGTAGAGCCAAAGCTAAAAGAGGTAAAGCATTCCCTGAGAATGTTAGAAAATTAACAGGAATGAGTATGTTTATAGGGAGTCTATATTATCAACCTAAAGCCTGTCCTACGCCGTTAGTGAGATTAAATCCAATGAGTCAATGGGATGAGGAGTATCAACCATTATTAAGCAAAAGCATGGATACTAAAGTAAATAGATTGAATAAACTACTATCCAATACGTTTGAAGATATCAGTTTTGAAGAAGATATTGATACCATTAAAGATGATGACCTATAGCACCTTAGAGTGCTATAGGTATTATCTTAATAGTGTGTTTCTTTTTTTCTTTTTAGGTCTCTGGTATCCATTGTCATTACGTTTGTATCTCTAACATGTGTCTTAGAATGCTGTTGATGTAATGGTGTTGTTAACTCTTGACCACTTCTACTACTTGGTAACTTATCTATAGAGTTAAGTATGCCTTCTAACAATTTGTTAGTTGTATCTGTCTTATCTAAAAGAGGACCTTTAACATCAGCTGTCACAGTATCAGGAATAGCTACATTAACATTTGGTGCATCCACCTTGATATGTTGAGCTGTTTTTACTGTTTTATTAATCACTTCTTGCTGATTAGCTTTAGCTGTATGTTTACCTATACGAATAGGCGCTATGTCCTCACTATCTTTATTTAACTTAGGTTTGCTTCCTATATCGTTTTTAGATATGCCATTATTAGATAACTCTCCTTTCTTTTTCTCCATAGTAGCACCTAGCTTATTACCAATGCTATTGTCTTTAACTGTAGCACTATTGTTATGTAGCCCTGTAATAGTCTTAGATTTATTAGTGACAACTACTTCTTCACTATCATTAGACGCGTCTGGGACATCTAGTAGTCTTTTAGCTTCCTGCAAAACTTTAAGCATTCTACTATAACTATTTCTAGCGGTTTGTCCTCCATAATAGCCTGTGCCTTTATAAGGGTCTTCTATAGATGCAAATTCTTTAGATAGATTATGTATGAAATCTTTATCGCTTAATAATCCATCCTCCCATCTATTTAATCCTCTCTTACTAATTAATCTCTTAACGATTAAGAAATCTTGAGTCGTAGCACTAAATTGTGCTCTTGGGTCTATACCGGTTTGTTTAACCATCTCTTTTAAAGTAGCTTGTGTAAATTGGTATTTACCAACTGCCGATGTTGGCATATTAGTACCTTTAGTTAAATTACTTAACTTAATCTGGATTTTATAAATATCAGCAACACTCTTATCAGTAAGTGTAACTGTTTTAGGTATATACTTACCATTACCGAAAGTGTAGTTATATCCATCAGGACCTTCTTTTGACTCGTATTTAGCGATTGCTTCTAATATAAGCTTCTCACCTCTTGAGATAGTAAAGTTTGTCTTACTACCATTAGCTAATGGTATAGATGAATTAACCGTAGCTTTAACTTGACTAGGATCAAATCCTATCTCATTGTTAATAGTTTCAGCCGTGGTCTGTCCACTTTTTTTAGCACTCTTATGTTCTATATCTATACCAAAGAATGCGAATAATGCCGCTATCGCGCCTTTAGCCGCTTCTTGCACAAAGTTAAGGACTTTTTTGCCCATACTTTTAGCTTTATTATAGTTACTGTTATTAGGACCGGAGGACTCGCCTACTCTAGTGGATAGTTTACTCTTACTAGGCGATACTAGTTCTGAAGTAGGCTTACCAGTCTTCTTAACACTAGACGCTAGCCTTTGAGCTTTAGCCACAGTATCAGCGAATTTACTAGGTACACCAGGTTTAGTGCCATTTGCTGTATATGTCCAGGACGCATTATAATCGCGTGTATCTATATGTAAGGTAGTTGGACCATATCCATATCCTCTAAAGCCATATCTACCTGCTAATAATATTAGGTACTTCACCTCCTCATCTGTTAAATTAGTATGAATGATATCAATAGCCATGCCTTTCATATGGAATGAATGTTTAGCACCTCCTACTTTGGAGTTTTTGCTAGGGCTACGATAACCATACTTAACTTCTAACTTCTTACCTGTATCAGTATACCATGTTTTAGCTAGTCCTGTGAATGCCTTTTTGGTAAATGGTTCTAATCTACCAATATCAGCGCCTTTCTTAGATGTATAATATTTAGAAATATGCTCCATATCATCCTTACTAACCTCCATAGGCATAAACATAGCTCTACTATGCTTTATATAATTGCCTCCACTTATAGTAGTAGCTGATGCCGGGTTAACAGTTTGTGGATGTGTATTACTACTATGTCTTATATTAGGATTAGTCTCCCCTAACTTAGCTGTATTACCAGCATCAACTGTATCTATGTTTTTAAGTTTATAACTACCTCTATCGAGTATATCCTGAACTATATGAAGAGCCTCCATGCCCTCACCAGCTGTCTTTGGTGATACCTGGATATGTGCAAATACATGCTGTTTATCTATACCAAATTTACTAGTGATACATCCAGCTACTTTTTTAAGACTTTCTATTTGTGCTTTTGTATACGGTTGCCACTTCTTAGTATCCTTATAGTATGCTGAAACCATCTCTATTCCGATAGCATTATTGTTAGAGACTATATTTCTATATTTTGGTAATCGTTTACCTACATGCGCATAACGATATGATAGTTTACCAAATTTATGTATAGTACCATCTCTATCAATATAAATGTGCGCTCCATACCCTTTGCTATAAAATCTACCAAATGATAACTTAGAACCAGCTGTATTGTGTACTATTAAATAATCAGGCTTACCATTATCAAAGCTCTCATAATTCATAATCTCACGAGCTTTCTTTGGCGCTTTATACCAGAGTACAGGTATCCCACAGAGTTCATCTTTACCATCTATAGCATCTTGAGGTATAATGGTATCTGGTAACGCCTTCCAATGTTTTCCTGATTTAGGAGTAATTCCATGTGCTATATATGACTTATACGATGTAGAGTCTTGGATGCTTTTAGGACCTGAAATTTGTCTATTGTTAATCTGGTTATTTGCATTCGGGTTAGATATATCTTTAGCTGTAACAGCGTCATATACATCATACGCTGTAGTAGCTAAAAATCCTAATGGTAATAAATTAACAATAGCTTCTAACGCCTGAACACCTGCCTCTTTATAATGCCCGGCTACTAGAGCCTTACTAGCATCATATATACTTAATGCAGAACCCATTATAGGCACTTTCTTAAGACCTTTGCCTAATAACTTAGAACCTAATTTACCTAACCCTTTCTTCGATGCAGTCTTAGCTATATTCTCAGCTTCTTTAACCTTTGTAATCTTGCTAGATAATGTTCTAGTTAATTTATCTGCTCTCTCTGTATCCCTATCTTTAAATGTCTTGTGAGCTAGTTTTAAAGACCCAGCGCCAGCTAACATTAAGCCAGTTGTCTGTACCCCAGAATAAGAGGTATCATTAATATTAACTTGTTGCTCCGCTAACTCTTTGTTAACTCTATTCTTATCGACCAACCCATGACCGCTTTTTAACGGGATAGTCATATCAGGATTAGTAACCTGCTGGTCTATAGTATATGCAGTAAACTTATTAAGTTCATATGTTATATCTTTATGAGATGTATGATTATCTATACTAGGATGCGATGTATGTGTATGATGGAATTTATCCTTAACCCAATCCCAAGCATCACCTCCATACTCATAAAGACCGTATGCAGCTCCAGCTATAGCAGCAGCTTTCCCAGGCTTACCTTTCAGTGCTTTGAATGCTCTACTTAATAGACTGCTTTTACCAGCAGCTCTAGCATCTCTCCAATTCTTACCAGATAAGAAGTCTCCCATCTTTTTCCCTAATAATAATGGAAGAGTCTTTTCTAATACCCATCCGATACCTGATAGTATCTTGCTGGATACTAGAACACCACTTTTTATTATCTTACTCGCGCCTGATATACCGGTTAATGTAGCTGATATTACTGTCAATGGGTTTAATAATTTGGCTAAGTTCCAAACCCCTTTGGCTATACTATTACCTGTCAACTTCATAACCTTTGCTAACAGATCAAATGGCTTGAGGAAATTAACTGAGAATAAGCCTTTTAATCCAGCGAATACACCACTTGCTAATAATCCTAAGATACCTTTATCGATGACTGATTTTTTATCATTACTCTGGCTTTCCTTATTATCCTCGTTATCTTTTTTATTTCTTCTAGATAAGATATCTCTCCAAGAGTTATCTCGAAAACCGTTTCCGTCTCTATCAGCCTCTACCTTCTTTTTCTTCGTAGACTCTACAATAGATTTTGCGTATTCAGTAAGCCTCTTAAGAATGGATGTTTGCTCCCTTTCATCATCGGCTAATGTATGCTTCTTACCACTCGCTTTGCTTAAGAGATCTTTGTGATTTATTTTATCAGGTACTTCAATATCATCGGGATCATATCCGTTTGCATTAATAGCGATGCTGTTGATTAATCTAATGAACTTTGAGCTAATATTAGTTAATGTATTTTTTACAGCACTACCCACGCTATCCTTAGTTGAAAACCTGTTCTTAGCTTTTTCAGTAAGATTATAAATATAATCTACTGTTTTATCTGCTTCTTTTGATATCTCTATAGGTGAAGATCTTTTACTCTTTCTTTTGAACGAGTAATATCTATTCTTGATTTTAGCATAAACATCTTTAATTAAAGAATTAGTAATAACTCTATCTTTCTTTTTAATACTCGGCATTATATCAGCTATAGTATTATCTAAATCTATATCATCTACTTCATCTTTATAAGATAGTATCTTTCTAGATAGACTAGATATAGTATCCATAGTAACTTTTCTAAGCTTTTGGAATAGTGAGCGAGCCTTCTTAACCTTTACTCTCTTTTCAACTTCACTAATAGCCATAGTTACATTGGTTTTAACATCTTTAACTAATCTCTCTCTATCTTCTTTAGACATGTTACCTGGGTCTATGTCTAACTTTTGTACTTCTGTCTGAATAGTGGTCTTTAGTTTATCAATCCCTTTATTTATATCGATATCTTGAATAGCCTCTTTACCTTGTTTCCCGAGATTAATAATTTTCTCTGTAATGCTTTTCTTATTTTTATCAAATTCTCTATCATTAGCCGATTGTTCACTACTCCTATTACCAATAATATTGCCAACCATATCAGCTGACATATTGTTATAGTAATCTTTATTAAGAGTATAATCACGAGTCTTTTTATCAAAGTTAATAATACCGAGTTTAACTAGTTCTTCAGCATGCCCTGTTTCCATATATTTCTGTATAAGCTGGATAGGCATAGGTTGACTGCGATTAATATCTTTAATTCTCTTATCTAAATTGAAGACACTATCATAATCTTGTTCGCCGTTTTTATTTGTAGTAGCTAATTTGAATATCTTTAAGAACTTCTCCTTACTATCTTTATCAAGTCCTTTAAAGAAATCATGTTTATCATCTATATCTAATGTAGTGAATGACTTTTTACGCGTTTTACCTACTAACTGTCTACCAAATATCTTACGCTCTTCAGGTGTTAATTTAATACCACTCGCACTTTCTAACTCTTGGATAGCTAAACTAGTATTTCTAGATAAGCTCGAGTCTCTCAATCCATCAAAGATATCTTGACGAACTCGTTCTCTAATGCCTTTTCTATCTGTAAAACTATCTCGTAGATAATCATACCTAAGTTCATTAGGTTTAATACCGGTCTCAATAGCTTGCACACTCGCTTGAATTTTTGATAGCAAATCCGGTATAACTATATTAAGTGTCGTATGAGTTCTATTATCGAAGATAGCCGGTGAGTTAAATGCTTTACTACCTACTTCGATTTTAGGATTAACGCTCTCATCATCAAATAATGATGCTATCGCGCTCCATCCAGACTTCTTGATACTTGACCAAACACCATCACCTCTAACTGCATCTCGTTTAGCTTCAAAATACTCTCTACCTCCTTCTTCTATAGGAGCAAAAAACTCTCTAGCTTTCTGACCTACTTTAGTCTTTGATAACATATTACCTGCAAATGTTCCAATTGCATCTCGAACAGCATCGGCGCCCATGCTACCAGCCATAGACGCTTTAGAACCCATTCCACCCATATTGTTAGACACATCACTCGCTAAACCAATACCATCTAAAATACCTGTTATAGAGTCTCTAGCCTGTCCGGATATATTAGTTATCTTATTTTTAAGTCTAGTTAATACAGTAGAGTTTGATACAATGCCATCGATAAAGTTTCGACTCATATCTTGTTTCATCTTACCCATAACACCTTCAGATGTTTTCATTTTTATAATGTCAGGTAATGATGTATTTTTCTCGATGTTTCTTAGCTGCTTAGGCAACGCATCTACTAATAATGCTAACGCCTTAGCTGATCTATCACTTACTAAAATATGTTTATATTTAAGCTCTAATGACTTTCTATAATATGCTTCTGAAATTGATATTTGATATCGAGTCAGCGCATCACTTCGAGATGATAAGTCAGTCTGTTGTAATATAGGAGGTTGTTGTATATTAAGAAAAACACCTTTACTTATATCTTGCGCTCTCTCATCCTCTGTAGGACCTCTGTCTATGTTACTATCTTTTTTCTTAACTCCTAAATAGTTACCAACAGTTTCTGCGATAGATTTAACTGCCTGATTTTCAGATGACTTCATCTTATCTATTAACGGAGAAGCTGACTCACCTATAGACTTCTTAGCTTTATCATATGACTCAGTTATAGTACGTTTAAAATCAGTTGCTTCTTTATATAAGCTATCTCCAATTAAGCTAGGTATAGCCTTATCAATGACTTGTCCAGCTTGTTGAAATTTATCAGTATACTGAAAGTCCTCTTTGAAAGCCTTCATACCCTCTTCTATCTGACTAACAGCTGTACTTCTATCACCTGATGCATTTTCATCGATAGTTTCCCCCATATCCTCATTTAGAAAATCATCTAATTCTGAGAAACCATCATCTATATTATTACTCCCCATATAGTATCCTTTGGGTTAATTTTTATAATTCACGATTTCCGTGATTAATATTCATAAAACAGAAAGGGGCATCATAATGAACCAGGCTAAAACACTAGTTGCGAAGCTTATATTTCCTGATAAATTTTACGTAAAATACCTAGGAGAGATACTTACATCTAGAGTAATAAATAGAAGAGAGATTGATGAATTAGGATTATATTCTACAAAGATATTCGGACCATTGGGTTCGGAAGAGAGGAATAGTACATTTGCTTATATAGACTTAAAGAGCGATATACTGCATCCAACTATATATGAGTATCTACTAAAGATTAATAGTCTTTATGGGCGCATAATGAATAGCTCTATTTATGTTAAATACAATAAGCAGAATAGAACTTTTGAGATAAGTGATATAGAGAACGGTTATACAGGTTATAGCTATTTCTTAGAACATCTACCTGAATTAGATTTAGGTAGTAGCGATAGTGACGATAAACAAAATATGATTGATGTTATAAATAAGTATAGAGAAAAGGGCAAACTAACTAATAATAAATTATTAGTACTACCAGCAGGACTTCGAGATATTGAAATTAAACTTGATGGTCAGACAGTTGAGCATGAAATCAATGACTATTACAAAAAAGTATTCAACAATGTACAATTACTTAACTTTAATAATAGTGTGATGAGTACTAAAGATAGACTGCTCTTAACATTACAGAATAGAGTTAATGATTTAATGGCCGAGTTATTTAAAGTAATCAATGGTAAAAAGAAACTCATTGGAGGCCAATACGTTTCTAGACATGTAGATTACATAACTAGAAATGTAGCAACTGGTAGAAGTGTTAAAGTGGATGATGTTACTAAAATAGACTTTAATCCTATTAATATAACACTGATAGGATTATATCAATATAGTAAAGCCATTACCCCTATAACCAAATATTATCTTAATGACATCTTTCTAAACAAAGTATTGGATAGAAGTAAGAAGACTATTCGTTGTTTTGATCCAGATAATAACACTTTTAAAAATGTAGAAATAGATGATAAAACATTTAGAATGCTATCTACTAAAGACGGTCTAGATAAACTATTATCTAGAATGAAAGATGATGAGTTTAAAAATAAAGAGCTAGTATTCGATGGGTGTATAGCCTTTCCTGTTGTAGAGACTAACGGAGAGACTAGGATATACGTGAATACTCTACCGGATGGAAAGGTAAGAGCATTAACATATGGTGAATTAGTATATAATGCCATATATAAATATAGTTTAACTAACCATGGCTATATAACAAGATACCCTATCACAGAGCAGGGTTCTATATTTATTACTAAAGTAAGAGTAAATACAACTAGTAGAGAAAAAGAGACTAAAGTAGAGATAATCTCAGAGTATGGTCAAGATAATTTCACTACAACAGAGTATCCTATACCAGGACTACCTTATGATAGTAGTTTAAGCCCGTCATACGCTAGAGCTAAGGGACTAGGATTAGATTATGATGGAGATAAAATTGTATTCACAGCATTCATTACGGAAGATGCTAATGAAGAAGCCGATAAATTTTTAAAGTCTGTTAATAATTATGTTAAACCAGATGGCAAATTAACACTCGACTTAATAGACCATCCATTAGAGATATTATTAAAAAGCATGACAAAATAGAAAGGGGTATATATGTTAAGATATTTTGAATTAGAAAAAAGGATAGGTGTTAGGAAGAAAGCAGATTTCCTAACACCCAGAATTCTCGATATAAGCGATTTTAGTTTTAGTAGAAGTTCTACTATACATTGGAGACAGGGAGTGCCATCTCCTAATGATAATATATTAACCAATATAGATAATGTATTTGAATATATTATTCCTAAATATAGCAGAACTGGATTAGGGAAGTATAAGAGAGTATCTATTTCGCTAACAGCTTTAATATCGGCTAGAAAAAAAGAGGTACCTGAATATAAGTATCTAACAGATATTAGTAAATGCGAAGCTGTCAGTAGTAGTAAGTACTGTATAGTAGATTATAGCGAGTTAAAGAGTCTTTATATTTATAACTCCGATAAAAGGAATTATAGAGCTAGGCTATATAACGAATATATAACTATAATCGATACCATTAATCAATCTAATATGGATGGTAAAATACATTATATACATATAGACCTACCAGACACATTGCTTACATACCAAGAAATCAAAAAGGTTGTTAAGAATGAGAATACTAGCAATTATGAGAAGTTAGTAACTAATGAAAAGCAATATATTCTAATAGAAATATATAAAGCTTTAATGGCTGATTACAAAGAGAGCAGTATATTTAATAATGTGAAAAACATTGATACTTCTAATATCGTATTCGTATTTACACATGCAAATAAAGTAACTATAGCTAGACTGTATAACATTTTAGCATTAAGTAAAGAGACTGGCTTAATTCATAGTAGAATAAAAGCTGTTAATGAGATGCAAGCTATTGCTATACTAAGCAAATACTTATATAAAATTATAGCTACAGCAAATCCTATGTCTATAACAGAAATAGAACGTCGAAAAGATATAGTGGCTGTGGATAGATTTAATAATGATGAAGAGGTCGATATCAAAGAGATAGATAAATTAATAGAAAATCAAAAAGAGATTGCTACTATTAATATCTCTACAGAGAATAAACCTATAAAGACAGATATTAAAACAACAGAAGATCCTGTAGAGACAGCTAAACTATTAGTGGACGATAAAGTAGCAAAGGGCATTATATCAGAGAAGAAAGCTAAGATAATTGAAGAAGAGGTACAACGTGTTGTAAAGGAGTATAAGAAATATATACCTAAGCCTAAAGAGTTAATCTTCAGACCAAAACCTATTCCTGATATGAAGACAGTCTTTGATAAACAGCTATTAGTCGATACGATTAAGGAGTATGATGAACACTATATTCGTGATATTATCGATAAAGAGAGATTAGCTGTAATTTACTCTATGAGTAAGTTTGGTTACATAGTCACAAGCGCTGAAAAGAAGATTAATGATAATCTAAGTAATAATGAGGAGATATGGAACATTACTGTTAAACAGCCTACAGGCACCAGTGTTAAATTGAGCATCAGAATACCTATTGTAACGCCCGGAGGAATTATACGCAATAACGGTAAAGAATATCTAATGAATAAATTACAAAAAGATTATATTATCAAAAAGATTAACTTTAATACAGTATCTATGTTAAGCTATTATAGTAAACTATTCTTTGTTAAAGCCAACTACTCAAGATATAATATGAGTACAGCAATACATAAAACTTTAGTAAATATGTCAGCTGATTTAGATAATGAGATAGGTATGGCTGTATACGGTGAGAATAGTCTGCCTAATATAAAAGTACCGTATTGGTATAGTATTGTTATGCGTGAGACGCGTAGTGTTATGAAAGGTAACTGGTATCTACTATTTGATTATAGTAACAGGAGTTCTTTATTAAATAAAGAGGATGACCTAAAAAGCGTGGAGAGACACGGTATCTTAATGGGTAACTATAAAAAGGAGTATATCGTAGTTGATAAAGATGACCAGCTGTATAAAGTAAATAGTAAAGGCGATATATTAGAAGAATTAGGTGATTTATTAGAGTTTATCAATATCGATAAGACTAAATTACCTGTAGAGTTTGTATCTAGTAAAATGGTAGGAGAGAGCTTTCCTGTTGTCATTATGTTTATGTATTATTTAGGGATTAAACCTTTATTAAACCACTTAGATATGAGATATAGATTATTAAAGAATAAGAGGGATTTAACTTCGAGTGAATTCTCTATTAAATTTTCAGATGGATATTACGCATTTGATAAATTTAATAAGAGCGGTGCATTAATACTAGGTGGATTAAAGAGTGTTGAAAAGTATCTAAGTAATATACCATTCAATTCTCTCAATGGGGAGTCGGGTGTATTGGATTTAATGCACGCTATAGGCTATCCATCCAAACTATCTATAGCTATGAAATTATTTAGAGCCGGGTTTATAGGCCCTTTAGAAGTTCCTTCGCTTGAGATAAAAGAGCTACCAACAGATACAGTGGCACTACTATTTAAAGCAATTAAGATGTTAGAAACAGACGCCTTTACAGACCCTAATAGTATTGAAACCATTGATATTACTGGATATGAAAGATTGAATGGAATGTTATACAATGTTTTAACATCAGCAATTAGAGTTAACGAGAGTAAGATTGGTAGGGTTAGAACTAAACTAACATTAGACCCGTTCATTATATATAAAAACCTGGCTAGCGATGCTGGATTTAATTTAGTAGATGACTTAAATCCTATACAATCAGTATTACAAGCATATGAAGTAAAACTAACAGGCACATTCGGGCGTAATAAAGATACTATCACATTTAAGAACCGCTCTTATTACCCTGACCAAGTAGGTTATATATCAGAAGCTACTAAAGACAGTAGTTCAGTTGGCGAGAGCTATAGTTTAAGTGCAACACCTAAATTAATGAATACTAAAGGCATTAATAAAGATATACCTATAGATGAATTAACGCCAGCTAATATCTATAGTATATCCGCACTTTTAGGAACTGATACATTAAAAGATGATGGTAAAAGGTTACTATATACAGGTGTGCAAACTAAACACCCTGTTAATGTGGCTGGACAGGAGCTTATACCATATCGAACTGATATGGCCGATATCATACCATATAGAGTAAATAGTAAACACGCATTACACGCTGATATAGATGGAGTCGTTACCAAGGTTACTCGAAACAAAATAGTAATTAAATATAAAACAGGCAAGAGTCAAACCTATAGTTTAAAAAGCTGGTATAGTAAAGATACAGGAGGAGTGACATATAAGCATACGCTTAAAACTTTACTTAAAGAGGGCGATAGAGTGCAACCTGGGGATAATATCTATTATGATAGTGGATATTTTGGACCTAACTTTTTTAACAAGAAAAAAGTAACATATAAGTTTGGAGTGTTAGCTACTACTGTTCTATATGACTCTGACAGAGGTTATAATGACTCTACAACTATATCAAAAGAGTTCGCTGATAAACTTAAGACTAATATAGTATACCTAGCAAATAAATTAGTACATCCTGGAGTTATAGTTGTTGAATATGCTAATGTAGGAGATACTGTTGAGTATGATAGTCCAGTAGTAACGTTTATAACTGATGAGGCTATTGAAAATGTAGATAACATTAACCCAGAGACTGTGAGAATGTTAAGAGATATAAATAAGTCAGTTATATCAGCTCCGATTAAAGGAAAGGTAACTAATTTCGAAATCATATATAATTTCGAGCTAGATGATTGTAAAGATGCGAGATTAAAAGAGATGATAGCAGAGTCCGATAAGAGACTTAAAGAGTCTACTGGCATGACTGGCAGAGTTGATAACACCTATAGTTATAAAGGTAAAGGAATTGAAGAAGGCGAATATCTCATTAAGTACTATATAGAAAAAGAACTTGGTATGTATAATGGAGATAAGCTTATTGCCGCAAATCAGTTGAAAGCAACAGTAGGCGGTATCCATGAACCTAAATATACTAGTGGTGGGAGAGTTATAGATTTATACATAGATAGCGATAGTGTCGCTGCACGTATAGTCGAGTCGGCTAAACTGATGGGTCTTATGAACTATGCTCTAGTTCATATGAGTGAAAAAGCGGTAATGCTCTACGATAAGTAGAACATACTACCGTTTTTAATGAATTAAAATAAGAAAAGGAATATAAATGGATAATATAAGTATTGTAAATGCCTTGACAGATGCAATAGTTGACATCACTAAGAGAGTGGCTAGTAATCCTGATACGGGATTAGTGTTACAATCGGATGAGACACTTGAGAAACAGATTTCATTAAGTCTATTGTATGCGATTAAAGAAAAAAGTGAAGGAAAGTAGAATGTTTAGATACCCAAGAGAATTAGAGTTAATTAACAAACCGATTAGTGTCATGCCTAACAGTATTGTTGCTGCTATTGTAGGTGATAATGATAATCTAAGAGATATAGAAATAGAAAAGATAGCCGATATCGTAACGAATGAAGTGTTATTCTATAGAAATAATATAAATCCTTTGTTTAATACATTAGGCACCAAGATCACGGAACTTAAAGATAATATTATGAACATTAACAGTACTATCAATCTACAACAGGTAGTAGTTCCTACATTTATCCAAATGATGGATGAAGAGAATTATTATAATGAAAATAGAGGAGATTATACAGGTGACGTGGTATTCATTCCAAAGGATGCTAATATTAAAGAATTAGCTAAGAGTCTAAATGATTTTAATCCTGTAATATCTGATGTTAAAAAGTACATAGCAGGCGTTACTAATGCAGATGTTCAAGAAGCGATTGAATTACTTAATAGTTCAGTTCGATTAGATGACTCATTTAGTAACTATAGCAGAAAGTTATCAAACCTAGGAACAATTACTAATGCGTTAGCCGTTGCATATATACTTAGATATAGTGACCCTGTTGACGGTACATTAGGAACTATTGATGATTATGAGAGATATCTAGATAGCATCTCTAATAGATTTATAGCTATTACTACCGGTATATATAGAATGGTAAAAAGATACATGGAAGAGACTAATCCTATAGTGGTTATTGGTTATGAAGAAGATGCTGATACAGTATTTGTTACATCGGCTATCACAAATGTATATAGAGCCGGAGTTAATGTGGATGCTGTTTTAGGCGCTGGCGTATCAGGGCAGAAACGTGTATATTCTTTAAGTGATATTGTAGATAATAAAGATACTTATACAAAAGTCTATCAAGATCATATGACTACTATCATTACTAAGGGTCGTATAAAACAATTGAGTATATTTAGAGAGAAGTTAACTTCTTTATTACTATCATATGTAGAGAATAGTGAGTATCCAGAGCTAGGTCTATCTTTAAGAGATAGTAAACTATTCCTTATAAATCTATTAGATAATGATGAGAAGATTATGTATACATATGATATACTAAGAGAATTCATCTTAGGATGCCTATACGCTAAGACTAATGCTAAGAGACTATATGACAATATAGAATACTTTAAAAGCATTAGTTCTGCAATGAATAATTATCAGACAGATGATAAGATTTATATTACATTAGCTGTTAGTAAATTGGTTGAAGAGTTTTTACTTAAACAAATTAGCGTAGGGTGATCCCTATGCTAATTTTACTAAGCGCGGTTATCTGAAAAAAGATATGAAGGACATATAATGGATTATAAGAAGTTAAAAGAGAACCCTAGAAAAATACAAAGTATACTTAAAACAGATGGCGAGAATATAATAACTACCGAAACATTGTATTTAATCTTTCCTGAGCGTTTTATTACTAAAGATATAGCAATGATAGGGCGTACAGTAGAAACGCCTTGTATATACCTTTTACACGACGCTAATGGTAACTATATTAAACAACTAATACCTACAAGAGTATCATTTATACCTAATGCTGTTGAAGATATTGAAATAGAAGGTAAGAAGTATAAAAAACTAACATTTATTAAAGGTGCTGTTTTTAATAATGGTAAGATGGTTATTGATAAAGATATCCCATTTATATTACAAGATGACTGGATAAATAAGAGTGGGAATATACCATTCTTTATAAATATGGATGATATACAAAAAGTATTTATTAATGGCGTTGTTTATGGAGGTTCGGTGGTAGGTAGTAACCCTGTTCCTATAGCTACATTTATATCCATAATCGCTAGAGATAGTAAAAATAGATATGTTAGACAATACTATACAAAGGAACAAATTAAGCATATGAAGATTAAATTTGTAGGATTAAGTAAAGTTAGCGCAGTATATAATAATGTATTCAGTGCTATTACAGGAGCATATTTAAAACAAGGAATAGCGGCTTCGTTAAATATGGATAACCCGGGTCAGACAAAAATAGATGCAGTATTAAATTAGTGCTAGGTATATGCCTAGCACTAAAAGTCCATTTTTAATCCGATAGAATAATCTGTACTTCTGCCATCGAAACCGCCGTTAGTGCTATTATTCATAGCTAACATATCTTCTAAGAATTGGTACGGATTATCGTTATCTGGATATATTTTATCTAACTTAAATCCCTTTAATACTCTATTGCCTAAGAAATTAGTATACTGCTCATTAAGTATAGGAGTAAATCCTAATAAATAATCTCCAAATACATAATTAGCCCATTTAAGCTCTAGTTTAACAGCATCGTCTATAATCTTATAGGCTTTCTCGTATAATTCAGGGGTCATTATCTCAGGGTTCTCTCTACGGATAGCTCTATTGATATTTTGGAATAGAGTTACATGTGTTGACTCATCTCTAAATATTAATTTAATCATCTCTAATGATCCATGCATGTATCCCGCTCTTGATAACGCTGCAAAGAATATAAACGCTGATTGAAAATAAATATTCTCTAAACAACCATTAGCAATAGTAGCTAGATAAATATTCTCCTTAGTAGGATCATTGCCAAGAGTTTCAAATGATTTAGCTATATGATAATTCTTCTCTCTAAGCACATCATCCGTTCTCCAGAGGTTGTATAACTCCTCTCTCTCTTCTGTAGAAATAGCGGCATCAGCTGTCACTCCATAACTCTCCGCGTGTAGTGCCTCTTGCGCCGCTTGCTCAATTAGACATTTATTAACATCAGGAGCTGTGATATATGGATTAAAGTTGTCCATGATATTATTAAACTGTGCAGAGTCGTTAAAGATGATACCAGCAAAAAATAACTTGAATGCCCTCCTATACTCCTCAGGCATTGACTTATAAGACTTAGCTTCATTAGTTAGGTTTGGTTCAGATGTTTGCCATGTATTAGCTCTCATTAGCTCATACATACTATTAGCCCATGGATATGACATCATACCTTTTGCGAATATACCATCCGGTCTACCGCCTATAATTCTCTGCTTCTGTCTAGGCTCCTGTGTTTGGGGATCGAATAGACTCTTTTTATGCAGTAGTTCTATGTCTGTTTTTATGCTCATTTTTATCCTTTATATTTTCTGTCATAAGAAACATAATGACTATTTAATTCTTAATAAATATATTTTATATACATATTATTTAGATAGTCATAAAGACTAATATAAAAACAGGAGCGAATATGGGGATTGTTAATATTACACATAAAGACTGTAATGATGGATTTACAGCAAAATGGGTAGTTTGGAAAAGATATGGTAATGAAGTAGAATTCATTGATGGTGTATACGGTAAAGAGCCTGATTATGAATTGCTTAAAGATAATAAAGTGATTATAACTGACTTTAGTTATAAGAGAGATATTATGTTAAAGATTATTAACATCGCTAAAGAAGTAATCATTTATGACCATCATATTAGTGCTAAAAAAGAGCTAGCCGGATTAGAAGAGATGGATAACACGACCATTGTATTTGATATGGACAGATGCGGTAGTGTAATTACTTGGAATGAATTATTTCCAAATAAAGAGACCCCTTTATTAATGAAATATGTACAAGATAGAGATTTATGGATTAAAGAATTACCATATACAGATGCTATTAGTATGTTTATATTCTCGTTAGAGAAAAACTTCGCTAACTGGGATATGTTAATGAGTATTAATGATTTTAAAGATGAAAAGGGTAAATACCTAATAACTGAAGCTAAAGCTATGTATAAAAAATATAAAATAGATTTAAAAAATCTTATGAAGCTTGCTAGGCCTATAGAACATAACGGTATGTCAGGCATGATAGTGAATGTACCTGGTATATACGGTTCTGATATATGCCATGAGTTATGTAAAGAGCATAAGGTAGAGTTTGCTATCTATTGGTTTCAAAATGCTGATGGTGACTTTATTCACGGTATCCGTAGTTTAGAATTCGGTCCAGATGTATCATCTATAGCCGAGGGATTCGGCGGAGGCGGTCATAAGCATGCTGCTGGATTTAAGTTAAATAGACAGCTATCATAGACCATAAAATGCGGTTATTTCAACATTAATGCGTAACTAGCGAGTTAATTGAAAAATAGTAACTCGCTAGGAGGACGTATGTTAGAGTATATAGTTTTATTTTTTTACCTAGTGATTGTATTAAATCTAGCTATAATTATATATTTCCATATAATAAAGAATAAGTTTAAGGATATGTTATCTGTGGTGTTATTTACCTTATATGACTCAGGCGTCGGTATGAGTATTATCTCGTTATTAGGGTATCTTAATACGCATAAAAGAAATGCATATAATCTATTAGGTATATATGTGCTATTAGAAGAGATAACTATAATAGTATTAAATTTTATAATGCTATACATATTCAGACAATATAAAAAAAGAAAGTTCGATAATTTAATAATTAATATCCATATTATCATCATAGCAAGTATTACTACGGTAATGCTTTATATCTTAACAATACACCTGGCTATGGGTTTACATAGTTTAGTGAATAACTTATAAAGGATTGGTATGGCATTAATGACTCTTAACAATGAGTTGATAGATTTAAAAGATAAACTAGAGGTATTTAGTAAACCGGATGAGAACGGTTACTACCCTGTAGTATTAGGCGCGTTTAATGTATACGCTAGTAACGGGGCTTTCTATAAGATAACAGAAAACTTAGTTAGATTATTTGGACCTGAGGCTTATATTAACATGAAAGCTAAGAATGGACAATTAAAAGCTGAAGCTGAGCATCCGAAGTTTGTTAAAGGCATGACTAAAGAGGAGTGGCTACAGCGATTAGCTATGACTGATGAGAAGTATACTTGTGGATTGTTCGGAGAAGTTAAACTAGATGATGTTCCTAGACGATTAACAACGCAAAAAGGTGAAGCTTATCTAACTTTAGGTAAAATCAAACCTATTGGAAAGTATGGAGACGCTTTAAAGAGTGACCTTGAGACTCCTGATAGTAATACTAGTTTTAGTATTAGGGCATTAAGTAATCGTAATGTAATTGCAGGTATAGATGTTAGAGAGATATTTGCTATTTATGGATGGGATTGGACTAATAGAGGCGCTATTAGTGGAGCCGGTACAAGGACGTTAGTAGAATTACAATCATATGGTCTACAGGTAACTACGGAAGAGTTAAGTGCTATGATAACTCATCTAGAGCAAACTTCAAATCCTGAAGAGCTATTAAGTTGCCAATATGATTTAGAAGTAACTAAGCATGCTATTAAGAGATGTAGCGGTGGTGTATGTATAACTAAAGACTGGTGATAGCTTATGCTATCATCAGTTTTATGATTAAAGTAAAAGGACTGATATGATAGTAGGACCAAGTAAAAAATTTGAATTTAAACTTCCTATAATAGAAACAAAAGAGGATGAGGTCGTTGTTCGTAAACAGCCTCGTATAGTAGATACTGATTGGATAAGAATGTCACTAATGACAGAGATAGATGAGTATGAGAAAGAGTTTGTTAAACATATGTATAAGTCCGGAGTAATGGGGGATACTATGTCTTCTACTATAGGTGACCACTTGACATTAAATCCGCCATACGGTTTAGGACCGTGGGCTGACGTACATTATAAAGGAAGAATAGTAGATAATGATGTATATCTACCCGAAAGAAGAGTAGTACATACTGGAGCAGGTAGACGTTGGTATGAGATGTTCCAGGTCAATAGTAAGCCGAGAACTCTTATAATGGAGTCTGGCGTGCCTCATTTCCAATCTATATTTTCGTTCTGGACTCAAAGCGTTAACTACGCTCAATCTATTAAGGCTGTTGAAGCCCGTAGCCCTATCTTTTATTATATGGGGTATGGTATGGGTGCTAGAACAGCATTCTTAGCGTTTCCTGTACTCACTGTGGCATACTACCTCTTAACATCAGCTTACAAAGCCACTATAGGGCTACCGGACCCTAGATATTATACATTTAAAAGTAATATGCATGTATACTGGGGGACTGTTAATAATATTATGAATACTATAGCTGCTAATAAGGGTGTTATTAGTTTAATCGAAAAACATCCTGGCAGTGATGATGATAGAGTCGGAGTACCTATAGAAGTTGATAAAGGCGATTTAAAAGAATTAAACAAATTGATGCCTTATTTATTTAAAACTACTGGATACTTTGATGTAATGGGGCTAGCAGGTAGATATCAACGTATGTTGAATAAACAGCTGAAGACTGAGATTAAACTAATGAAAAAAGGGACTTTATCATCTTACATGGATTTAAGTAGTAATGTGGACCCATTTAAAGGTGGTGTTAAATTTGATGATGTTCCTGAATATGCTAAGTTTGTCGAGAGTGTTGAAAAGCTACAAGCATTTAAGGCAGAGAAAAGAAGGATAGAAGCAGAAAAGCCTCCTACAACATCAGCTAATGTGAACCCCGATGACTATAAGAAAGTAGATAGCGATGGCAGAATGAAACTTCTTCCTCATATGATAGATGATTGGTTTAAAACTATGCGTAGTTATAGATCGGCTGCCATTCAAGATGGTGCTGGGGAGGTTGCATTTCAGATAGAGTATTTAGGAAGTCATAGTATAACTTTTAATAATAGTGTTAAAGATATACCATTAAAGAGCGTGGTGAATAATGTAGGTGGCGGATTTAAAGATATACGCTTTAGTGCAAGTGATTTCAATGTATTTGGAGATGTTGTTGATAGTGTAGTAAATGCAGGTAAAGATGTAGCTATGGGGTTTCTAGACGGTGTATCATTCGGATTAACAAATGTTATTCAAGCACTAACTGGAGGTGGTTATATATCATTTCCTAAGATGTGGGATGATAGTAGTACTAGTTTTGATAATCATACATTTAAGATAATAGCATCAGGTCCATATGGTAATCCTATATCCACTATGATAGACCAGGATATTATAGTATCATCACTATTAGCATTTATGGCACCCATGAGCATAGGACGAAATGCTTATACCAGTCCACCGTTAGTTAAAGCTTTTATTCAAGGAATGCTTAATATCGACTTTGGTATGGTAACATCTGGAACTATAACAGCAGGAACTAGTAATCTAGGATATGCCACAGATGGTTCGCCATTGGGAGTAGAGATTACATTCTCTATTACTGATTTCAGTAGTATAGTAACCGCTCCAGTTAACGTTGGTATAGGTTGGAGTGAAGATGAATACCAGACTATGAGTAGGTATCTAAAGGTATTAGCAGGTACATCATATAGTTATAATAAATTTATAAGCAAGAAAGTGCTGTTAAATATAGCTAAGAAGGTATCTGGCGTAGAGTCGTTTTTAAGCCCTGCTGGATGGGGTATTAGACTGAGCGATAACTTATTAAGCAAAATTGAATCAGCGATAGTGCCAGACCTATCTGGTGTCTCCCTATTTACAAACTAGACTATAGTACCATATGGTACTATAGTGCTAATTTTTGTTCATCAGTTAATAAGGCTGTATTTGTAGATATGACTATTGGTAACCTATTTATAACTAGAAACTGTCTATAATAACTTCTAATATATAATGACCTATATCTCATTAGATATGTAATGTCTTTATATACCTTATTATCAATGTTCTTTAATGTATCGATTAATCTACCCATCTTTACATACTTATCTTGCCTAAAGTAAAGTGTAGGTATACTATCGCTTGGTGGTATATCACATATACCATTCTTTAATCCTGTTCTTCTATAGCTCATCTGTTCAAAATTATCCACTATATCAACAAATTCAAAACCAAGTTTACTTAAATCGATAGGGTCGTATCTTTTAGGTTTACTATACGTTTTACTAAGAGTAAATTTAATATCATCTATGCCATCTCCTCTTGTAATAGATGGTTTAGGCTGCACTTTAACGGACTTTCTATCTAAAGTTTCTAGTGTTAAGGGAACTATATCATGCTCCATTTTTCTTAGATATATAGGAACAGTCGTTTCTGATATACTTATAACGAAATCCATAAGCTGATCTACATTATTATTAGGATTATCTGCTATAGCCTTTGTAGTAATAATCGCTATCTGCGCTAATTTAAGATTAGCCTCATTAAGCTCTCTAGCTAACTCTTTCTCTAACTCTATCAATTTATAATTTATCTTATCAATTTCGGGACTACCTTTTTTAATAAAAGCATCCAATGCATCTCTAGCATCTTGTAAATTCTTTAGCGCATTTTTAAGATCTGTATCGTCTCCGTCTAATATTAAAGCTTCTAACCTTTCATAATCATCATTTAATGCCTCTCTAGCACTGTTTAAATCGTCAATTATATCGTCTAAGGGTAAATCATTACCTTTAGTCTTAAATGCCTTTATTTCGTCTTCTAGAGACTTGATATCTGCTAAAGTATTATTTATCTCATTAACTATATCTGATGTGGTGGTATTAGTAGATGCTTTAGTTAATAGAATGTCTTTATAATCCTTGATGTCTTTCTCTAATTGTGTTCTCTCTAAATTATCATTAGAATTATCTAAATCGTTCTGTAAATCTGCTATATGCTCATTGATATCCGTTATAGTCTCACTATGCTGTAAAGCCGTAGCTATATGTGGGTATATATCCTTAGAGTGTCCTGAACATGATAAACCTGCTATCAGAATAGCAAGAATGATAGTATCCAGTTTTCCCCAATTAGCCTTTTTAGTATCTTCAACATCTATACATAAAGCATTTAATAAGTTCATAATACCTGTGATATCGTATAAACTTAATCCGAAAGCTCCTAATAATGATGATAAGAAATTTAATACCATATCTACGAACTTGTCTATGGTATCTATTATCATATCTAATATAGCTAATATCCAATCTATAAAGTCTAATATCTTCTTAACCAGCCCTTTTAAGAAAGATAAACCTTTCTTTAATGCTGATATTAAATCTTTAATACCTGGTAATTTCGATAAATAGTCATTAGACTCTACTTTACCTATATAATCATCTAATGGAAAACTATTAAGAGTATCATCTATATGATCTCTCAAGTTTACACCGGCGTTCTTTAATCCGTCTAAGGTTTTCATTGTCTTTCCTTATGTTTTATTCATTAAATTGTATAAGATATAATAACCTAAATATATGTATATATCATTTAGATAGTCTGTATAGATATAAATAAACATAAAGGATATATAATGGATATAGGAAATTACGCTAGAGTATCATCTATAAGGAATGCAATACTAACCGGTGTATATGGCTCTAATAGTGAGGAAGCGTATCTAGCACTCAAAATGGCTATATCAGATTTTCTTATAAATAACCCACAGCTCGATGCCGACGACCTTGTATCTATACCTGCTTATATCAGATTAGGCACGATATTACAAGAAAGACTGGAGAGTATTAAGCATGTTCGATATGCAGTAGTTACATTAGAAGTTGATATAGTGGAAATTGTATTTAATAATGGTAAAGGGTATATATATAAATATGCTCAGAAAGATATAGAAATATATAGCATAAACGATATGTCTATATCTAATGATATTGATGAAGAGATTATAAGTGTTATGACAGAGTTTTTAGAAGAGTATAAATTTTTCAATAATGAAAGTGTAGAAACACCGAAGAGTCCTGATATAGTACAAGTCTACTAATAACAAAAAATATATGCACATATCATTTAGATAGTCATAAGGATATATGCATAATCCCGAGACTTAAAAACTTTATAAAGGAATAACAATGGCTGTACAACCAGAAGACGTGGAATCTATAGATACTGTAGATAACATACAAAACAACGAGGTTCCGGAACAAGATGATCCTAAGACATCTATCGATGAAGAGGGCGATAATACACTAACTGAAGAAGAGCAATTCTCTAAAGAGATAGATGTAGCAATAGCGACTCTTAACCAACTCTATAGTAATGAAACTGATGAAGATGGTAAGATTAACCTATCTCCAGATATCAATGCTATTAGCAGCATTATCTTCAAATTAGCAGGACTGACCAATAGTGCTGAGATTATGTCAACTATATTGAGAGATATGGAAGACAAAACAGTATTAAATTTCAGTATACGAAAAGAGTTAATCCAATTAGATAAAGATATAAAAGGACTGGAAGTTAGATATATAAGAATAAATAAAATTGATGTATTTAACTTTATTGTAACGTATGATGAAGATGTAAAGGTGGAATTTGCTGTTATCGTAAAAGATAATAAAATATCATTTGCATCTCCTGCGGACCAAGATTATGATAATGGGAAGTTGGCTATATTACAAAACAACGCAGTCGAGGCGCTTAAAGCCTCTTATGATAAATTATACCCTAATAAAGAGGAGGGCAATGAAGATGAGTAAAGAAATTAAAATTAGTGCAAAATATAGCACTAAAGAGAAAGTAAAGAAGGTGAAAATAGGCACTGGTGACGATGTTAAAATTAAAGAAGTAAAAATCATCGAAGCTATTATTGAAGGTAACCCATATGTAGATAACTATGATGGTGAAAAAGCCGAGCTAAAGAAAGTTGAGACATATCGCAATGAGTTCGGTGCAGTAGCTAGAACTGAAGGTGCTAAGATTGCAGGTGAACTACTTAAGGAGAATAAAAAGGTCGATAGAGCTATCGTAAAAGTGCCTGCTGGCGTATCTTCTAGAGAAAAAATTACGGTAATTGGAAACAGAGAAGTGTCTCAGTATGACAGAGATACCAAAACTGTGAAAAAAGTACCAGGTGTAGGATTTAAGGTAGAAAGCGCAGTTGACCCGAAATCGGGGGCGAAATCTATTAAGGAAGCAAAAGCGGCTTTCTTAGAAGCGTTAAGTAAATGATATACTACTAGATACCATATGGTATCTAGTAAATATAATTTCTTTTTTTTTAGTAATTACTTACTTTCCACTCTGCCTTTATATATCTCATCTGGATTAACTTCATTTCCATTCTTTTGAATAGGCACATCGCCCCTATTCCAGCCCATTCCATCTAATTGTTGTGCACTTTGTACTTCATTTAGATTAGCAGGTAATATAGCCTCATCAGGTGTAGATAAGAATATACTCATTTGATCAATAATAGTTTGTAGATATGCAGCAGTAGCAGCATTCTCTATAACCATGCACTCATGCTCAATAGAGTATCTTTTAAGCTCTTTAGCGCCTTTATTAAGTTTACCAGTTTGTTCACCATCCTTAAGAGGGAAGAAATTTACTGCAATAAAACCTTTCAATACATTAACACCAGGTTCATCTAGTTCTGCAAATCCCATAGCACCTGTATGCATTGTAGCTGGATAAATGTGTCCTTTTAACTTCGCTCTAATATCAGGAATAGTTCCTATTAAAGCATATTTAGTATCAGGGTCCATCATACCATATCTAATGATAAAGTTTAGGATATCGTGAATAGTTAACCCCTTAAGCTCTTGCCACTCTATAGTAATAGTTGACTGCGCTCTCTCTACATTAGTTACTTCTGCTTGTTGCAGGTACTCTGGTCCCACTTTATGTTTATCTGTAGATACTGTTAAAGTTGTATCTAGACCAGAGATACTATATACTTGGTTAGTATATAACTCTACCCAAATTTGTCTAAGTTTTTTAGCTATATTAGTAGGGAATAAATCAAATAGTGCTGGAGTTCTTAAAACTATAGGCACTACATCCCCTTGTGTATATGCCGCATTAGACGCCCAAGCATCAAATACCTCATCACCCTCAACAGCCGCTAACAAAGGCATATAGCCCTGTTGCGCACCTACTCTAAGGTCTAATTTACCTCTATCAGCTCTTCCAAGTGGATTTAGTCTATCTTCTTGTTTCTGTGTTATAAATGCCATCTATATTCCTTATCCATTAAATTCTTCTGAACGGAATAGAACTGTTCTACTCTCATTCACTGTTTTAGCAACATTAGCATATAGATCAATTTCACTATCCCATTTAAAACCTAAGAGTTTATCTCTCTCTGTGATAATTACTTTTGGAATAGTTTTATATGCTGAACCATATTTACCGTCAAGGATATCAGACATGAACTTAGTTACAGTAATGATGAAATCGATATCATTTAGGTCAGTCGCTCCTGTAAATGCTCTCCATGCTTTATGATGCACTCTAGCAGTGCTACCTAGTACTAATGCAGTAGTAATTGAGTTCAATACACTAGTATCATCAGGATATACTGTTTGTTGTTGTGGATAGAAATACTCTAATTTATTCTCATTACGAACCCATACTAATCCGCTATCATAAAGTACATCTAATACTTCATCAGAAAGTTTCGCAGGGTCGATATCAATTAGAGCCTCAACTTTATTTGCATCTTGACGACTGAATGCATAAGTATCATTAATCTTACCATCTAATGCCCCTGCCCATTTTTGCATCTTGATTGCATAATCTAGAGTCAATGGTAATCTGTATCTCCACTCTTTAGTCTTATCGATACCTGTTTGCATAAATACAGCAGCTCTAGCAGTTGGTGTATTATAGATAGGGGACTCTATATATAATCTAAGTGCTGTTTGTAATGCAGCTCCTTTAGAGATATATTCATCTACATCTAACTTTTTATTATCTTTATTAAAAGATGCTACAGATAGTGCTACAAAAGTATCTTTTCTTAGACCAATATATTTCGCTAGTGCTAATTTAGTATCCCATTTAAAACCACTGTCATATAGAGTAGTATCAGGATTAACAGCTACGTCTAATCTATCTGAGCCTCTATCCATGTAAAGATCCATAGCATCTTTTACATTTCTTTCAAACTCATCTAGGTTGTCTATATCCCCGTCTTCGCCGTTCACTAGTCTTATAGGAGTCTTATCATTACCTGTGCCTATGGTAACGCCTTGCCCTTTTAGATCTTCAGTATCAGCGAATGATAAATTTAAAGGTCTAATATATTCATACTCTATACCGCCAAGTGTTTTGTTGGTGATGAAGTTTACGAGATATTTATACTCTTCACTTGCTTCATCTGTAGTTGTTCCAGCAGGTTGACTATAATCAGCCCATGATGGTACATTACCACCAAATCCTTCTACCTCTGCTAAAGCCATCTCTTTTAAAATTGCAGCAACACTCACTTCATCGTGTACTACAGTTTCATCGAATGTATAACTTTGGTATGGTTTTCTAAAGTCAACTGTATTTCCATATTCCGCTGGGAAAACGTCTCTAATATCTTTAGTATATGGCTTCAATGCAAATTCAACATTCTTAGTACCAGCAATTGTACTAAATACATCGTCATTATAGTATACTTTAAGATTAAAGCCTAAAGCTTGTTGTTTTAACAACTCTTTATCGATATCATCACCGATTTTAGGAGTGATAGCAATTCCATAGTTATTGTAATCAGACCCATGTGCTTCAGCATAAACGCTAAACATTGGCACTGCCTTACCAATAGTATTACCGCCAACCACTACATCGAATGCTGTAACAGCATTTACATCATCATTATACTTAGTAATGATAGCCGTTTCTACTATATTAATATCATCAGCATCTTCTTGATATAACGGTGCTCCCGTGATATCTCTTTTTACTTTAAATGTAACTGCATCTCTCTGATACGGTTTTGCTGTTTTACTAACAGACTTAAAAAGGTAGAATGTATTTCCTGCTCTTTTAGGAGCTCTCTCTTCAGGTGTACCAGCATTAACTCTTGGTACCATTCTGTTAACTATACAAGTACCACCGCCATTAGCTAATAATAACTTAATAAATGCTGTAGCATGATTAGCATATGGTGATTTAAGGTTTAATGCGTCTTGTCCGAATAGCTCCAATAATTCGCCACCAGTTACGTGTGTAGGCTCTAACGGTCCTTTAGGCGTATTAAGGAAAACTAATGGGGCATGTATTACATCACCCTTTGGTTCAGGGTAAATTCGTCTGATAGACTTATCCTGACCACCATTATGAGTTTGTCTAGGTGTCGCTCTCATTTTTGTCCTTTATATTTTGATTTAAAAATGAATATATTATTCATACAAACGAATATTATATTTAGCTAGAGGTATATACCCCTAACTAAATATATAAGTATCTGTTGTATCTGCATTAAACTCAGCATCAATTGCTTTAATATCTTTAAAAAATATCACACTACCATCATTATCTCTATATATAGACTGCACATTAAAGTTGTTTGGTAATGCTATTGAAAGTATCTCATTAGTCGAATGTTTATATAGCACTGCGCCACTACCATCCTTAGCTACTAATAATACACTACCATTGATTAACGTTTCTGATACATAAGATGTATTTTTAAATATATCAGGCATAGGTTTCACATAATCTATCTCAGATGTGATTATATTAAAGATAGTTATATTATCTAGGTCCCCAGTAATCAGTATCTTGCTACCGTAGATATAATTAAGATTAAAGTTACTAGAGGTAGTTGTTATAATATCCACTAAATCTAACTGATTACCTGTTAATATATTTACCTTACTTAACTTAAGAGAATTATTTGCATCTTTATAGATATAATATAAATCTTCAGTATTATACGCATATATGGCACTAATTATTTCTGGTATAGTTATACTATGCACTCTTTCAATAGAGTCTACATTATAATTATGTTTATAATATTCTACTTGATAATTATTATCCGTATTCTTATACACTATCACAAATGATGTAGGAGTCACTGTATATACTCTAATATCAGATATAGGTTGAGTTAATAATTCAAAATTGGTTACAAATACATTATAACCAGTACCGGTTCTTACTATACTATTTAACTTATTATCCTTTATATCAATATAAACTCCTTTCATAAGCTCTTCTGAGCAGATGGCACTAGGTCTATATTGAACAGAGTCTGTTTGTATAATACTCCTACTATAAACATAATCTGGTTTATAAGAATATACCTCTCGTCCCGATAACGTCTTAAATGGAAAGTCTATAATATATCTAGTAGTATCGTCATTAGCATCGCGCACTTTCAATATCAAGCGATAACTTCTATTGAATTTTAGATATCTGCTACCTATAATAAATGTATCAGTCATTGATAAAACGGTCTCTGATAAATACTCATCAACTAGTATGGCTTCATCAATGAGATAATCGCTTGTTGTTAATAATATAGGATAATCACTTGTCGGGTCTAAATTTGATAACGGCTTTACTAGCTCGACTGACACTGTTCTACCAGGTATAATGTTTATAGCAAAGTTCGACATGACTCCTATATTATTCATATGCGCTACCTCTAGTATCAGCTGCTCTCCAGCTATATACTCGGTTATCTCACTTCTTAAGATAGTTTTTGATGTAAGATTAGTAGTATCTACTGAATAGTAAACTACCTCTCTTTTTGTGTTATATAAAATATATATGGTCTTGTAGAGGATGTTTCCTCTCTCTCTTATCCTGCTTGTCTCTATCTCTAATTGTCCATCAGTCTCCGAAAGCGTGTTAGACTTAATTCTAATAATAGGCATCTCTACACCGACATTAGGTGTATTATACACTTTAGTATTGAAATCCTCTATATTAGCCTCAATAACTTCATGCTCATATAATGAGCCATCTTGCGTCTTAGAGACAGCATAAATGTAATACGGTTTATTATCTTCTACCGGATATCCAAATATAACAGAGACTTTTTGTGTAGAGTCATCTACATATTTATCTAAGGCTTTCGATAGATCTGATGTATCCGAAGTTTCAAATAGATACCAACTTGTAGAGACTATCTCTTGTTCTACATTTTCTGATATAGGTAATATTACTTTTAACATTTTAATTGCCTCCTAATTCTATAGGGAATGTATACGGGAACCCTACTTCCCCATCCGCGTCGAGATTTACTATACTCAATACAAAACTACTCATTATTGGCCGCCTATCATCGATACTAGCGCTAACTAATAATGTCACCTTAGTATATTTATTTAATACTCTAGCTGGTATCATAACAGTATCACTATTTGAAGTGGCTTTATATACCTCTATATATCTATCAGTTACTTGTACTCTAATATCTAAGTTAGTTATACGCCCGCTACTAGTTAATACTGTTATTACATTATCACTATCTGCGCTTAGGTATGTTCTATCAAGTGTGAGGTGTGTAGTTATAGTATCCTTGATTTGTATCATCTTTCTGAATACATCACATACTACGTAATCTCTAAAATGGTACTCTATCTCTAATATAACTATAGATTTATTAGATATAGATTGTAGGTCTATAATGAACTCATCCATAATATAGTCTTCTCTTTTGCGTTCTGTTAATATCTGATTATCTAAATCACGTATACGCCAGCTTATAGAGTCAAGTTGCGAATAACCTTTAAAAAACACTGGTGGTTTAATCTTTCCTTTAAGAGAGCTTTTATCCATTATAAAAGATTGCTCATCCACTATCACGCCAGGTGGAAATGATACAATACCGTAATCAGCCTTAACGATAGTGTCAGCTGTTATTAAGATAATGTTACTAGGGAACGTTACATCCTTATCTTGTTCATTATCATGTATTATATACTCCACTCTAGCAAATACTTTATCATAATGACTAAAGTCCACTTCAACACTTTGCTCTTTTACCGTGCTATCTGTTACATTTGACAATATATCATCGCCCGTCATATCGGGATTACTTCTTATCATCCATCGTATCTCTACTAAACCCAATCTATCCGGCAAAGTCAAATCATCTCTACCTAATGTTACTTCTTTAATCATTTATCACTCTCCAATATCTTTTAATTTGTATGGAAGATTAGCTGGGAGCATATCCATACCACATGCTGATATAATCTTCCAATTACTAACTCTATCTCCAAACCACACTCTAGCTAATGCTATAGAACCATTCTCTGCTTCATACAGACTACCATCAGGATTTCTTAATGTTATAGAAGTCTCTAATAGATCCTTAGACTTCAATTTCTCGCCTAATAAATCTATAAGATGACCGTCGCTATCTATAGTTCTATAAACTCTATAATCGGTGGCTGTATGCGGAGCGGATACAGCTACTTGCATGATATCCTTTATACTTATTCTTGCCATATAATATCCTTCTATTTAACTCATTTAAAATGGTGCTGGTATTTTAAGTGAATATATTACAAAAAGGACTATTATGGATATGAAAAAGGACAATTTCCTTAAACAAACTAAGAATGTTATATATAATAACATGTACGCAAATCTAAGTTACGGGCTAACTAATGATGTAAAGGTATTTGTCTTAACAGGGCTTAATGAGTTTGAAGAAGATATACCACTATTACCATATGCAATCAGATTAGATATAGATGGTATATTAGTTATCGTTATAGATTTAAGGGGTGATATCAAAGCAAGTGCGACTATATCAGAACCGTTAAAAGATATCGTATTGAAAAACGGAGCGCCTAAGTATAAGATTATTCAAGGCGCATTAGCATATGCTGATAGTGAGAATAAACTTAATAGAGTATACACAGATATTATACCAGTCTTAGTTAGCATCATTACTAATAAAGTTAGAAGCAGTCTTTCATTAGACGTTTATGATACTGAAAAACTATCTGAAGCTATCAGTCTATTCTTAGTTAATGCTTATTTCCAAGATATGAATGATAGTGAAAGAGCTAAGAAATATATAAAGATGTATCCTCATACCGATTTAACTAAAATGGAAATCGTAACACTATTTAGTGGATTAAAGAACGAGATTGATGATATTAGTAAATTAGTTAATTATTATGAAGTGAGCATTAGATTGAAATCATTGGATAGTGCTGGTTTTATCAATGCTATATCTTCATTGACATATAGCACAAAAATGCCTCTATTAATTAATGGATTGAAAGATGGGTATCTAATGATGTCTTTGGTATATGAAACTATGAATAATAGCATGCTTCTTCGTTCACCACTAGGCGTAGGTCTACAAAGATATAAGAGACTGGCTATACAAGACATATTAAAAGAGTTAGAACGAATTATAAAAGATTGGAATATAGACTTGTAGCATTAAGCTACAAGTCTATTCCCTAATTGCAATGATGCTTGATTATATGGTTTATCCTTTTTAACAGTATCTAATATCTCACGAAGTTTAGAGTCTATATCAAGAGATGCAAGTGTCTCTTTATCTAGTTTTAGTTCCGTTAATCTTAACTTAACTAGCAGTTTATTTCTCATCAATAAGTTATCAGTATCTCTGATGCGAGTTAAGATATCATCTATCTCCATAATTAACTCTTGTCTACGTTTAGCAATCTCTCTATTTTTGAGTTCATCATTTGTGGTAGCAGGAGGCGTGACCGCGGTTAAGAATATAGCTCTATTTAAACCATAGTATTGAACATTCTTAGCAGACTTTAAGAACCACCAAGTTAATAAGTTAGCTATAACTAAATCATCGTGTTCGCCTGATGCATGGTCTATTCTATTATTCTTAACTTCAAGTTTAACAGTTTGGCTAATAAGATCCATATCTCTAAATTTATTACCAGTCAGCTCAACCATCTCTTCTAACATATCATATAAGCCGGTTCTAGAGGTTATTCCTCCAGATGATGTGGTGAACCCAAAATACTTCTTATATTTAACATAATACTCTTTAGTAATATCACTACCTCTACCATTGGTAACGTCTTTAAGTTTATTAGGCTCGATACCACCATTTTGTATAATAGTGTTATATATTCTTGTGAATATATTCATATTATTATCTATAAACATTAGAGCTAGATTATCTAATATAACAGTTGCTGATGATTTATGCTCTGGTATTAATACAGCTCTGGTATATTTCTGAAGTATCCAGAATAGAAATGCGGAGAACTCTCCTAGGTTAGTTCTATTATAAGTCCCTGTAAATAAGACCTCTCCTGTGACAAGGTCTTTAGCTATCAACGATGTCTCATCTCCTCCTAATGCATTAGATGTATCTAGCCCTATTATTATCGGTTTATTTAGATACCTCTCTGCTATACTCCTAGGCTTATACCACTTAAGCATATACCCTAATGGAGATATCTCTGTAAAATCAGGTTCTCTCTCATGCTCTCTAAGCATCTTAATAAGCTTAGCAGAGATAGCAGAAGATTGTGAGCCTGAACTCCATCTATTGAAAAACTCTGCTTCAACGCGTACGCCTTCTTGCGCTGACTCTCTAATAGTACGAGCTAACCATTCATCAGTTTTACCTAACTGTCTATGGTTCATTTCCACTAATACCACATCTGCTGGACCAGTTGCATGCTTAGCGACCACGCTATGTAGCTCTTCTTTATCTTTGAGGTCTAATAATGTCTCTGTCCACCTCATAGCACTTGTATAGAAGCGGTGAGCATATTTCCCAGGCTCTGTGTCAAGGTATCCTGCCGTTGTATAAAAGATAGTCCCATATGGTTGCCCGCTCTTTCGAGCTTCGTTACGAGCGTTACCTCCAGCCGCAAGCGCTGCTGGTATAGTTATTTCATTATTATATAAGAAAGCAAATTCATCAAATCCATTAATTGTGCCTGTTAAACCTCTTCCTAAGTTAAGAGCAGCTAACTTAGATTTTTGTGCTAATAGTATTCTAAGTTTATTACCGAGACTGTTGAAAGTAATTGCCTCAGAGTTCATTGTATCATTAGCGCCTTGTAACTGTATATAATCTGGTAACTGTTGATATAATGCCTTTATACGCTCCACATTCTCGGATCTCAATGTATTATCCTTAGTAATAACAGTAATGTTAGCATTCACAGTCCAAAATGATAATAGCCCCAGGTACAATAAGTCTGATGTTAAAGATTTACCTGTCTGACGTATTTGAAGAAGCATAGTCATTATATTATTAAAGAATAACCAAAATAATGACATATTACCTCTATTAGCTTGGAATTGGACTGGCTCAGGAGAACCCTTTGCTTCTATCATAACCACTTCTCTAAAGAAATACATAGGGTTAATAGCTATCTCATCCAATATATCTTCTTTCTGCTCATCTGTTAGATTAGGATCTCTAGGGTCCACACCTGAGAGTGATGGATTGTGTAGCTGTAAGCACCAAGAATGGTTCTTGATGCCCATAGCTTTTAATAATCCAGCATATCTTAAAAAATATTCATTTCTTGTATTTAAGTCAGGTATAGCGTTTGGATATTTCTCCCAATCCTCATAAAATAATATCATATCTTAACCTTTCATTTTTTTATATAGAACTATCCTTAAGAATATATAAATAGGGACTAATATGCTATATTTAGTAATATCTGTTTTTCTTTTAATCCCAACACCGGATATAATAATGGATTGTATTCTCTTCTTGGTGTCTATAATATATGGGTTTTTTACTTTACTATTAGACCAGTATGATTTTAGATACTTAACTAAAGCCGGTAAACTCTCATCATATGGAGGGTAATGATTTGTTTTAAATAAGTATTCAATAGTCCCATCCACTATAGTATCTATTATATCAAAAGCTCCTCTTGGATTATCCAGTGCTTCACGTGAAAAATGTTCTAATATCTTAATTAGCACTTTATCATCTACTCCTGGTAGTATAGTCACCATTATATCTATTAGAGGATTGTTAATGAAATCGTCTCTACTTATAATTAACTGCTTGCCTATATTATAGTATTCAGATATTGTATTCATAGCTATTTTAAGTGTCTCACCATCATCAGTATCTAAATGTATAGAAATGGTATCTACAGCCTCATTTTGTTCTTTTAAAGACATAGTCAGAGCTTTAGCAGACTTAATCGTACCTCTAAGATATCCTGAGATAGCATTGGCTATGTAGACCATATCATCTACTGAAAATCTCTTGAACTTCTTATCTAACACTCCCTTAGGTAGTATCATTTTAGACTTAGACTCTAATACAGCCATATTAGAACCTAGGGCTTTTATATCATATTTATTAGACATCATATCTAATACTCTTTTTGCTAAATTCAAGTCTATTGGAGGCTCGAAATAGTTTGAGTACGCTGAAACTATAATACGATATCCCATGATATAGAAAGTAGTTTGCAATGCTTCCCGTTTCTGTTTTTCCGGTAGGCTAGAGTCATATAGGTATTTCATTATCAAAATACAAAGGATATTGAAAGGCTCCGTAGAGACCTTTCTAGATTGAACTAATCCTTTTATTCTTCTTATGTCAAGCATAAACTCATCAGGGTTTATATCTAGCATATGATATAGATCCTCTTTCTCACTATCTGTTATGGTTATTTTAATATGACCTATGTAAGGACTCGATAACCATTCAATAGTATTATGGTTCTTAATCATAAGACTATTCCAATACTCTATAACTATATCTCTAACCTTCTTAGCCGACTTATTATTAAAGTACTTGGTATAAAAGGTTTTTAATGTCATAATTAATCCCTATTGGCTTTTATAATTAATTTACCAGCTCTAGCCGATGCCGATAATTTATTTGCATTTAATACTATATTACGTATAGAAATAGCTATAATATCTACTAAGACTTTTTTATATTTAACTGCTGTCTCAGGATTACTTATCGTTGATATACTCTCTATTTCGCTATCTATAGCATTAGTTATAATATTATAATTACTATCTAGAAGCCTCTTAAAAGCCTTAGTATCAGTAGATAAGTTATTAACTATGCGCTTATAGCCTACCTCATCAATCTTATCTATTATAAACTCATCACTTATAGATTTCTTTAATGGTATCTGTAAACTAATACCTGGACCTTTCTCGACATCCTCATATGTTATCGCTACCTCTAATGCTAAATCGTTATTAATAGTGTAGCAAATATTACATATATCATCCAAGTCAATATCCTTGAGATATGGTTTAACATCATAAAATAAAGAGATATCTGTATCTAACCAACCATTCAATGTGTTTTTCTTAATCAGACAAGAATACCCAATCTTTCCTAATGAACTGAATAATATAACTAGCGTATTATCGTTAGCAATAGTCGGTAATATTGGGTTATCTAACTCTTCTAACTCTTCTAATAGCTTGTTTTTAATATGATCGATAGTTTTAATGCCCATTATAGCCTTATTAATAATTTTAACCATGAATAGCACAGCTTTTTGATAGTATACCTCTATGCTCTTAAGAATAACCTTAATATAATCACGAGCTTTTTTAAGATAACCGTTTGATAATAGTTCAGTATAAGACACTAGCCCATGAGTAGTTTGCATAGCAGTGAATGCATCTACCAATAGCTCTTTTGTCTCCTCCTTTAACGGAGAGTTAAATATAGGTATAAGATTAATCATACTCGTATCAATAGCAACACTACTTTTCATCTCTGATAATAAATCGCTAACAGAGATATATTCAGTAGATTCTAATATAACCTTACTCTGTTCAGATAATTCTACGCTCTTTTCATGCTTGATAATAGGAGCGTCTGACATCATTTCTAAATACATTTTAGTATCCATTTTATATTCCTTTAAGTTAGATATTCATCTAACCACTATGGGCTAGATGAATAGTTGTATAGTCTCTTTCTTCTTTTCTATAGAGGCAATGACTTCTATCACATCCCCTACTGTTACATCTCTATATCTATTAGCATCAAAACTATAGCACTCTATAGATACCCCATCATCTCTCAACGTTAATGATACGTAAGTTTTATTTTTATTAATAAATATCTTTTCAACAATACCTTTTACAAGGAATTGAGGAATTCTAAAACCTCTGCCGTATGGTCCTAATCTATTTAATTCATTATATAAATATTTAGTTATTTTGAATATCGGTAATTTCATATCATACTCTTTTTGAGTATCTAATATACCGTTAGTGAGATGTTCTACTAATTCTGAGTAGTCTTTAGAGAACTGCTTTAGAAAACCGTCCTTAATCTCTATACCACCAGCGCCCTTATGCCCGCCTGACTTTAATACGTAATGTTTTTTATCTCCCAGCAATCTCATTGACTCTTCTAGTGAGAGATTAGATGCAGGATTTCTAGCCGAGCCTTTTAAAACTCCATCATGTTCAGCAAATACAAATACAGGTTTACCTAACTTATCAGCTTGGTTGCCGGCTAATACGCCTATAACACCTAAACCACCAGAAACTTTAGCTGTCGCGACATTCTTATACTCAATCAGATTATCTTTTACTTCTTGAGTATACTTCCTTTGCATACTACGACGCTGTTCATTAAGTCCTGTGATGTAGTTAAGATTTTCCTCAGCGTCGTGAATGCTTTTAGATATTAAATATTTATAAGATCTAAAGGCTTCTCCTAATCTATTACCTGCGTTTATTCTAGGAACTAAACCTCTCGATAGCTCCCAATCGTCCCATTGGAAATCCAATGTATCAGAGTTCGAATAGGCTAACCAAACTGGATGCTGTATCTCATTTTGTAGATATATACCTTCCTTAACAAGAAAACGGTTTAACGGTCTACTTAAGTCCATTTGGTCTGCTAGGGTAGTTATACCTACATACGGAATTAATCTAGCGCATGTTAAGTCTTCTATAGCATCAGATTGCTTGCGATGATTTATAAGTAAAGCATATAATACAGCGCATCCGCTAATATAATCAGGTAGCTTAGAGTCTTTATATTGCGGATTAATAAATACATCACAATACTCAGGTCTCTGTCCTTTGGGCGGTATGTGATGGTCCGTCACCAATATATCTATACCGTGTTCTTTTAATATTTTATACCTAGGGTCATCAGACGAACCGTGATCAGCTGTAATAACTAAATCTACAGGAGTATCCTTATGCATTTTCAATATGCGTTTAATCATCTCGTCATTCACGCCATTTCCAAATCTTCTCTCGTTTACTATTACATTTATTTCCTTATTAAGATATTCTGAGAAATATATCTCACCTATAGCAGCGCTATTAACTCCGTCGGCGTCACTATCCGTTACTAAGACTATATTTCCATTGATGTGTTTATTAATAAGATCTATACCTTTATATATCTCACTATCATCTGGAAATAATAATGAGAACTGGAACAGATTTGGCGTTAATATATCTTTGACCTCAAACCACCTTTCTTTAGGTATTCTATTATCTAATAACATAGCATATAATCTACTATACCCATAGCTAAGGGCTATATCAAAAATAGTGCTATTATAAGGGTCAATTCTTTTTCCTCTTACAAGATGTATAAACTCTATTCCTCTATAGTTCATATACTTATGCAACGCACCTAGACCGTGCTTATCCGTCATAATACCTGGGGCTATTACTACGCTTCCAAGTAGTTTCTTTATAATTTCGACATGGGTATACTTGTTAAGTTTATATGTTATCTCTTCAAAAGTATCATTAATCTTTATTCCTAAATCATTGCCTTTCTTCAGATTACATACTTTATATCCATCTAATCCTATCATATGTGGGCTAGATAGTAATTCCTTATCTAGGTATATGGATATAGGTAAATTCAATTCATCAGCTAATCCTATAGCATGTTTTGTTCCAGTAGACTTACCATTCCAAAACGCGATTATAACCTCTGCCTGTTTAGCCATCTCGGCATTCCTCAACATTCCGGCATGTTTTCCTAATGACCAATCCGGTTTTATTATGGTGTATGGTATATTATTATCCAAGGCATATAGTCGAGCCTCCTCATCTACTCCTCTAGCCCCTCCTAATATTAGATGCGTTATATTATACCTATCTAATACCTTTCTAACTTTATCGATATTATTAAACTCCCTTGAGCCAGTTATCATTACTTTCATATTATTATCCTTATACAATATCTAGTAAACTATTATATATGTATTTTAAGATAACAGGTATTTAGTTTAATGACTTTTAAGATAAGAAAAAGGAGAATAATAATGAAGATAGTTTATGAACATAGTGTATTCTTTCCACCTGGCGAAATGTATAAGAGAGCCTATAAGAGACCAATAGAGAATATATACGAGATTGTAAAGGCTCTTACTTTAGGGCTAGGTATTAGCACATATGATACTAATTATGGTAAGGAAGATGGAGACCATACGTTATTATTAAACGCGCTTGAGGCTAGACATAATATGGGTAGTCTTGATTATAATACAAGAAGTGTTCCTGTTCCTCCATATCTGAACTATCATCTGAGTGCAGTATATGATACAACACATAAAGACTTATATTTAAGAGGTCATAAAAGATTTAACCATTTATTTAACGAAGAACGCCCGTCATGGTTTAAAATACCTAATGTAGAATTCATGGATGCCGGTGCATCTAATATGTTAATAAAACCTGATGCTAATGCTAACATGTCCAATAGCGGACACTTTGACTCGGTTTATTATGATAGGGGGACTGACGCGGATGCTTACTACATTAATGATGGTGGTAATGATAAATACGACGGAGCTAATGAAATCTTATTAAACGGTGTTAGGCAATACTATGATGCAGCGACTCTTACTGAAGATTATGTATTTGCAATTAACTTTAGACCCGGTACAACAGAAGTAAAGATAACAGGCAATTTAGGCGCAGATGGTAGCGGGTCGGTTGTGAACGATAAGAACGTTAAAGTAGATACAGCAGAGGGTCATACAGTCTACTGTAGTTATAGAGTAACTAGCGGAACTAATGACTCATCTATATACCATCTCCTTGTCACTAATAAAGAGATTAGCGACCATAACTCTAGTGATGGCACTGAATTAGATGATGATACTTATACATTAGATGGGACTACTACAGGTGTGCTATTTGTATTTTGGGGTCACGATGAAGCTACGGCATGGGATGGTTTTAATGTAAATGATGTAATAGGTTGGTTAACAACAGGAGAGATAGCATGATAGGAATATTAGATGAAAATGGCAAGATTGTTAGAACGGCTGGTGACACTTTTAAAGAACCGGACATTAAGACTATTAAGTTAAAAGATGACTTTAACCCAAATATACCATATCAATTTTATATAATAGATTATGATAACCAGAGTTATACTCTAGACATCGAACGTTATAAAGACTATTTAACTAAGAGTATTTGGGATAAGTTAATGAGACGGTATAACAAGCTAATCGACACTATACCTAAACTTATAGATAACGAGGTGACCGATAGTGTAATGAAAGCATATACCCTGAAATATGAAGCTCTTAGTAAAAATCCAGACTTACTAAACGGAGAAGCTATTGCTTTAGGTATGAAACCGGAAGATTTACAAGCATTAATAAAAGAATTAGGTTCACAGATGAAATATTCATACTCTGACCTAGTTTTAATCACGGATGCTAAAAGAGTCGTTATTAAGAGATTGCTTAAGGAAAAGAGATACTCTATTGCGACTCGGAGCTTAACATACTTTAAGACCAGACATTTAGTAACAACGGCTGTAGAGATGTTAAAGAGTGTTACTGGATATGAAACATTGCCAGATATCTTAGCAAATACAAATGAAGAAGATATATTATCTACTAGATAGCTTCCTAGCTATCTAGTAGTTTTGTTATTTTATATTTATATGTTTCTTTCTTCATTCTATTCCCATCATCAGGGTAAATCCAATCTATATAATTATCTTCATTGGTTTCAATATATACTACTATCCTCCTACAGTATATTTTTAATCTTAGATATTTAACAACTTTATTTAAAAGGTTACAAAGTAAATTCATATATCTCCTTATACTAGATGTCTTTTTATTAAATATTTGATTACTTTCATTTTTAACATAACTCTTCTACTATATAACTTAGGCACTCTTCTTTTATATCCTTTATACCCTCCATTATAACAGGCTAATGCCTGTTTAAGATTATGGTGTCTTATTTTTTTCCAATAATTTATATTTCTACGATATTGTCTAATATTGAATTTAATATTATGAAGTAATAAGTATCGTATTCTCTTATAAGATACGTGTATACCTTGCCTATGTAGGTTGTATTTAGTCGTTCTTAATGTGGCATGAAACCATCCGTATGATGATTTTCTCCAATTACGCTTATCTCTTAAAACTTTATAGACGCCAAATGAACTTTCCTCCCACACTTGTGCTAACATCTCTATAGCTTCCTGTTTACTTCTAGCACTTTCTTTAATTAACTTAATAGTTTGTCTTTGTGTATATGATAAATGTTTCATACTATGAACTAGACTTCTAAAACTGTATGGATTATACTTAGCTTGTAATGATGTAAAAAAACCTAACATTATCATTATTATCATAACTTTCTTCATATTTTTTATCTCCTAATCTGCAGAATGTATATTACACTTAACATAGACGAATAAAATAATACTTCTAGAATATATCTTTCTTACTTTATAACCACATATTATTAAGTTAGTCTTAAGACTAATAATTTAATAAAGGAAATTGCATGAACCTAAAAGAGAAGGAGAGTAAATGGCTATTCTTAATTTAACCAAAAACCCTGCCACACCTGAACAAAGAGAATCAGGCGTGATTGAAATCAAAGATGAATTAAAGGATAAGTTAAATGCGTTATTATCCTTTACTGAATTACCTGATAGAAAAGAGATTATGGATAGAGTGCATCGACTAAGTTCATTAATCTATAAACATCTGACAGGAGTGGATAAAGAGTGGCATCTATTTTATGATCATGAAATAGGCGCCGAGTTAAGTAAAGCTGATATTGATGCGATTTTAATCGGCGGTGAACCGTATCTAATGGGACCGTTAGAGTTAGAGATTGAAAACTATTCAACAGCTGTATATGCGTTTTATAAAGAGACATCGGTTATGGCAGAGACTGAAGACGGACTTCCTATTGAGCATGTATTACGCACGCATGTAGGGTTTGTAAAAAGTATTACTAGCGATTTATAGATAAAGAAATAACATGTATGCTGTATTAATAATTGTTATAATAATGATTATCTTAATCGTTAAGCTATCTATGAATAAAGATAATCTTATTGAGATTGTTTATAATAGAAGCAGTTGGCGATGTACGAATGGTAATGTTTATAGTATTGCTGATATGGTTACGATAGATAAAAAACAAACATACAGCCATATTTAGAGTTATTAGAACTGGTTATCTACCATACTCAATTGGATTTGATAATGTGCGTATTAAAGATAAAGATAGCTTTCATAAGCTATTATTAAAAAGAGGCATTTCACCCAAGCAAGCGCGGGCGATTGTTCAATGGTATGAAAAGTAATAAGGAGGAGAGATGAAGAATGTAATGATAATAATCGGCGGTATTATACTCGCTACTACATTAAGCGCGGCTAATGGTTTATTCTGTTTACATAATAGCAGAATGTATCGTATATATTATAGGGCTAATGATTTTAGGTTATATTATAGGAATAGACGAAGACCTACTATTAAATGCCTTTATATACGCACCATAAATGGTATATACCATAAGGTTAATAGTAAACGAGATAAGGTCCTTTATTACGAAGATAATAATCAAGATATTATCCTAGACGGTATTATTTATATCAATAAGAAATATCTTACCGGACCACAATTACTATTACCTATATACATCGACGGGAAAAGATTTGGGAGAGCAAAATATTTAACACAAGAAGAGAGTACTAAATATCTTAAATAGGTAATCAAGAATTTTTTCATACACATATAATTTAAGTAGTGTAGGATAATTAAATGCCTACACTATAAGCTATGGGGTATACTTAGTGTATAATGTTAAATATAATGTCTTCTCCGAGAAATGTATTAGTCTAGTGAAAAAGATATACCTCATAGCTATTTTTTTTATTCAAAATGTAAGGAGTTATATATGAAAGACTTAGTGGATGAAAACGCACTAAGAGAATTAGGTTTATACGAATATAAGAGTAATATAATATTAACTTTAACAAAGTTATATAATCTTTTATATTCTATATATAAATATAGCTTAGGTTATGGCGTGTTAAAGAGCTATGAAAATGATTATGAGACATTATCTAATGACGAAGTAAAGAACCGTATTTTAAATACCTTTATGAGTCTACCTATGACAAAGTTAGACGCATTAAAGATTAGAGACGGTATGCTTAAGTATTTCATAGATAACTCAGTAGAAGTCTATAGTACTTTAAGGTATACTACAGATATAGATATGATAAAGGCTATATTTATAAATAGCATAGAACTCTTAGATATGCATGGTTATAAAAAGTTAGGTTCCAGACCTACTACAGAGGTAGATGATGTTAGGAAGAGGTATCAAATGTTTTGCACGAAGTTCCCTGCTAATAAGGGTACATTCGCTAATAACTATTTAAAAGAGTTTATGATATGCGTCATAAATGAATATATACATCCAGATAAGATATATATCGATATACCTTGGTATAAAAAGGTATTCAATATGAAAAGACTCATACAAATATCGACCGGGATCGTGATATCTATATGGTATCAATATTTCATTATAGTTAAAGATATACTATAGCAATCATACGATTGCTATAGTGTTATTTCTTTCTTTTTCTTTTTATTAGCCCGGTATCCCATGCATGTTTTATATTTGCTTTTTGAGTAGTTATCTCTAGGTTAGTGTAATGTGCATTTAATTTATCTCCATCTTTATGATTAACTACCATAAGCTCCCCTTTCTTAATCTTAGGCACTGGGCAAAATGCATATCCTACTAGAGTATGTACATATTTTCTATAAACCTTATTGTTTTTAAAAAGGTCTACTACATAATATCCATCTACAATTTGTCTAGATAGCTGCTTAGATGGATATTTTCTTAATACCCCATCTTTCCTTTTAACAACTCTTTCCACAGACCTAACTACTCCATCATCTGATACTTCATAAGCCTCGAAGCCTTTTATTTTTTTATATCTTGCCATGTTATATACCTTTATCATTAATCACTGAACCATGAGATATTACCATTAATCTATTTTTTATCAACATATTATTAGAGTAGTCTAAAAGACTAATATACGTTTAAGGAGATAGCATGGTAAGATTTACAACAATGGCAAAGTTCAAAGGCGATATAACACATATATTGAAAGAACTAGATACTGCAGTAGATAAAGAGTTCCTTATCTATACTGATGATGATATTAATTATCTAATGACCAGTAATAGACGTTATGGAAATAAGATAAATAACAGGAGAAGAGAGCTTATATCACATCTGCAGGAGTTGGAAAAAAACAAAATCATAACAAATGTGACATATGCTACACCAGTAGCAAAGGATGTGATAAAGTTTATAAAAAGAGAATTTATCACGCCTAGTGTGGTTTCTCAAATAGTTATTAAAGATAAGGAAAAATATATCATTATGGAGCCAAATTTATCAGATGATATATCTCTGGCTCATTATCTCTATAGCTCTAGTGACACAGCTATAGTGACGATATATTTACACACTGGACAAGTTATATATGAAGGTCCGGTATTTAGAACTACATTAGCTGATATAGTATCTCACCTTAACCTAGGTGAGCAATATATCGCGGAACTAAGAGACGGTAGACACCCAAACAAACAATATGACCTAGAAACGCTAGGTATAGATAAAGTAGAGTATGTGTCAGGTGACATTATTATAACTGCCGACGATACTAAAATCTTATATAAGGAGAAATAATGTTTTACTATTCAGATAGTTCGAATATGATTAATATCATTGAGAGTATAAAGCAAAAAAAGATAGTATGGAGGGATACAAATAGCGGACACTTTTATATACCACTCCCTGCCAATGTAATAGATGATAAAGAAGCTCTAGTTAAGGAGTTTAAGAAGACATTCTTATACAATGAGGACTGGAACTATGATATTCTATTCACTCGTCTAAGTATAGATGATAGAGATAAGTGGATAGAGTTTGTAGGAAATAATAATGGTGTGTTAGCTAATATTAGCCGATATGCTAACATCAAAGAAGTACCACTTGATATCATAAACATATTCTTAGGGCTGATAAAGAATAACTCTAGAGTCGGAGATTACATCGAGGTATTTGATTATAATGGTAAAATGATTATTCGAACAAATAATCTAGAGGTGCTTGCATTAGAGCTAGTGTTAAATAAAGAAATAAAATTCAAATAGGAGAAAGCTATGAGTGAAAATAGTAATGAAAACATGAAAGTAGATGAGGTAATGAATAATCCAGAAACAACTATCACCATGATTGGTGCAGGTGGTGCTGGTATCCACATTGTTGATTATATCTATAATAAAATCAGCGATGAGTTAGCGAATATAGTGAACTTCAATATATATGGAATAGATGCTAGTGGAAGTGATATGGGTATTATTCCAGATACAACAAGATTAAGCAAAGATGGTATCGGAGATGAACCGCTATCTGGTAGCGGTAGCAACATTGCTGAAAATTGGATGAATGTAAAACCCGGTGTTATTAAATGGTTAAACGAGCATCCGTCGATAATTACCCCAAATGACAAACATTTTGTATTAATCTTTGCTGGTATAGGTGGAGGTAGTGGTGGAGCAATTGCCTTAAGATTGATTGAACAATTAAAAAACAGAGATGTGAATTGCTTACTATTTTTTGCTGGCGAGACAAAAGATTTAGGTAGCGCATTAAATACTAAAGATGCTTTAAGTCTATTAAATAAGTTAAGTAGGGGTGTATTACATAAACCTGTATCTTTATATTACAGTGACAATATGAATGATGGACATCATAATAAACTGCAAGTAAATGGGTACATGGCTGGTTACACTAAATATTTTAGTATACTGGCAAGTAGCTTAAATGAAGGAGTGGATCAATCTGAAATGACAAAGATTACTAACCCTGATAAATTTAGTCGTTTCACTATACCTGAAGGCGTATATTTAACCGATGCAGTTAGTAAAAACATTGCTCAAAGTTTTAGGAATGTTAGAGCTATACTAGCTAGATATATAGCTCCTATAGACATGGAAAGCACTGTAGCAGGTAGCGCTGACCATACCAGACAAGGAATTACCCACCCTAGTATAACAAATATCGTGGGACAAACTCCAGTAGGAGTATATATCACAAATATCGGGTTTAAGCCAATGGTCGTTGATATATCTAATAAGATATCAGCAATGGAGCATGAAAAAATGAGCGATGATATAGAAGACACAACAGGGCTAGAATTCTAGAGGAGTGTTCCTCTAGGATTAGATATATATTTTTTTTAAAGGATAGGTTATGGAAGTAAATGTGATAACAACAGAGTTATATAGTTACATCATGGATACCGATATTCATGAAGATGTGTATGAGTCATATGTTATATCGTTTCCATATATCGTACATATGAAGGATAAAGATACAAGTATATTAATAAATAGGATAATATACGAATGCGCATCTGGTGTCCATTATATGGAATTCTACGACCCTGAGATAGCCGAACTGTTGATGAATGAGATAGCTATTAATATATCCAATATGGCAAGATTGGATGATAATATCTTCGATAGTATTATAACATATATCGAAAAGAGGTTGCCTGTCGTGATAGAGAATATTAAAGCACAACTAAACGACCAGGTTATAGTATGCTGGTTAACTAGCCTGCATTGCATGGTAGTGTAGGCTATTCTTTTACAGCCTAGTGGGAGTTAATTGATAACTAACAAAGGATTAATATGTATACGCTATTTGACGAAAAGGAGAGATTTACCTTAGGTAGCATTAAGCCAGGGTATTATGAATATCTTATACGACTTTATAACGAGACTAGGGATAAACTATATAATTATTATTTTCAAAGAGAAGATTTTGAAAAAAACTCTAATCCATTAGTAAGGTTAGTAGAGTTCTTAGAGATAAAAGGTATCAATACTATATACGATATGCTCGAGCATATGGATCTAATGGAAAATTATGCTACTAGACAGTTCGACATCATCTCTAACTTTACTAGGGGCGATGTTAAAGATATGACCTTCATATTAGCATATCATTATAGCAACTATTTTGAATTAACAGACTGGAGAAAGATAGAAGCAGTTAGATATATAGAAATCGATATACCAAATGTCGGTATGTTGCATCCTAAAGACTTAAGAGGAGAAATCTCTACTGTAGCTATAGACCTAAGGGCATTAGCAATACAATATATGTTATGGAAGAACTATAGATTATCTAACGGAGTCGATATATCTGTAAGAAAGTTTATTATGAATGTGGTATATACTACAATGATAAGTAGTCATACAGCACTATCTTTTTTTCATTACATATTTAAAGATAGCGAGATACTAAGACTAGGTCGTCATCCTATTGATACGATGGATTTAACAAGTATAACAAAATACTATGTAAAAGCATTAAGGAAAGAGTTCAAAAAACGACGAGCTAGATATAGCCTATTCATTCAGAATTGTAGAGTCCCATTCTATGAAGACATAGGAAGTGTATTAAGAAAAGATTACGGCTTAGTTAACCTTTATAACGAATACTATATTTGGTATCTGCAAAGCAAATATGTAATAGATATACTAGAATTTGATGAGTATAAATCTGCTAAATATAATACTATCCTATTCAGAGATATAAAGAACGGATTACGTCAAGCCGGTATGCAGAAGTTTTTTAACTTTAAAGAGCTGGAGTTTAAAGGAAATGACGCAATAACAGTTTATAAGAAATTAGATAAAATTTATAAGGATTACAAATGACAAATATACAGTATTTAATACAAGTAATAAAAAGAGTGATTGATAGAGAAATACTTCATATCACATTTGCAAATGAAATAAAAGAGAATAGGTATATATCCTTAGATAGATTAATAGAGATAAACATCATTCGTCCATACTTATTAGTAGATATAAATATAATTGATGGTATAGAGATGAAAGTACCTCTAGAGGCATGCAATGAGATATACAGAGATGATTACTGTGTATCATATGAAATACCTCCTGCTATCTTAGGTAATCGTAAAATATTATCAGTATCAGCATTAGTGCTTAGTGATATAAACACTGGTAGTTATGGTACTGGTGAAGAGTATAAAGCTGATATCAAATCTAGCTTAGAAGATGTCAGCGGTGATATTATAACAGATATAACTGTAGTAGGTAACTATGAAGTCATGGTTAATAGTCCCGCTATAGTGGGGACCGGGTATTTTAAACTACAAGTAGAGCATGATGCTAGATTATCTGATGTACAAAGATACTTATTAAAGAACTTTAGGAAAGCTGTGACATATGCGGCAAAGGCGTATATTTATAGAAAACTACATCTCAGGTTAGCAAAGGGTAGTAGTTATAGAGGACATGACTTAAATGCATTAAGTAATATCGTTGAAGAGTATAAAGCTGACGATATGATGGAGTTATACTATGAAGAGATAGATAAAAATATTGGTACTGCATTGTTTATAAATGATGAAGAAAGCATGTCCGACTTCATAAGCAAAAGATTTAATAATATACTATAGACCTATATAGGTCTATAGTAGTATATTTTCTTTTTATAAGTACATATTATTTAGTTAGTCTATATGGCTAATATAAGATTTAATAGGAGATGAAATGAGATATTTTTTAAGTGGTTTTAACGGACCTGATGCATTCTTATCGATGGAATATACCTCTAAAGTAGTATTAAGCACTGAAGATACATATTTACAAGAATTAGCAGAGTATCTTGATGTTAAATTAAATAATGAATTATTTAATTCAGCTATATCAGCATATGCTTACCTGGCTAGTGATAGCAATGAATGGAAAGAGCTAATTCGCTCAATAACTAGACCTAGATTAGTTACCGGTATATTAGAAGCATTATTGGTATATGATAAAGATGCTATAATTCCTGGTAAATACTTAGCTAAAGAGAGATGGCTAGATAATAGGATATTACTATTGTATTTAATAAACGCCTTAAAGTTTGAACAGCATCCTAAGTTAAAAGATAGATTACTAGACACGCGCGGAAACCAATTAATTAATATAGAGTACCCTAGTGATAATATATCCGACAAGATTAATGCTGTGTATCGAGGTTATGGTCGTAATTACCTAGGTCGTGCGTTAAGGGCTATACGCGATGGCGATAGGTCTATGATTGGATATAATATTGGTAGAGATATCGTGATATATAATAACAATAAGATAATAAGAGATATAAAAGAATTAGAACATCATCCATTATATAACAAATTATTAATTATGTTAGATTTAGTCATACCAACCAACTACTCTTATGTAGAATGGTATAAAGAGATAGATTATCTAATACCGCAAACAGATATATTGGTATCAGTATATGGTCAAGATAGTTCAGAACTAACCACTACACAAATGGATAAGTTAAAAAGAGCTTATCCGATGGTATATAACGATGTATCAAATGGAATAGATGTACCGTATATATTATGTCTAGCTTTAATAAAATAACCACATATTATTAAGTTAGTCTTAAGACTAATAATTTAATAAAGGAGAAAATTATGATAAACAAAGAGGTGTACCATGGACAAGAAGCAAAAACACGTATAGCTAATGGTATCAAAACTATTGAGACAGCTGTAGGTAGTACTATGGGACCTTATGGAGATACCGTTATGATACAAAAGGGCAGCGGATTGCCTATAGTGACTAAAGATGGCGTAACTGTCGCTAAACATCTACAAGTAGTAGAGCCTATAGCAAATATGGCTATACAGGTAATTAAACAAGCTAGCATTAAAACAGCTGAAGATGCTGGTGATGGTACTACTACTTCAACAGTTATAGCGTGTAATGCATATCGTAGTATAAAAAGTTATCTTGATAGTCATCCCCATATCAAGATAAGAGATGTGTTTAAAGAGATAAGAGGTACATTAAAAGCTTTATCGAAGAGTATCTCAGATAATAGTAAACCTTGTACTACAGAAGAGGAGCTGTATAATGTAGCACTAATTAGTAGTAATGCCGATAATAAATTAAGCGAGATAGTGGCTAAGGCGGTAATGGCTACCGATGTATCTGGAACTGTCTTAATCGAACAATCAGATAATGAAGATAGTGTAGCGTTCTCTAACGGTTTTATTCTAGATAAAGGCTATATATCTAATCGTTTATGTACTGATAAAGTTAAATTAGTATATGATGAGATTGATGTTACTGTAGTGTTGTTGTTGGAGGAGTTATCATTAGACTCTATATTAAATACTCTTAACAGTATCGATTTATCAAAGCCTGTTGTAGTTGTCACTAAGCCTATAGAAGCTAGTCTAATAAACCCGCTTATTAAAGCAGTAAATAAGCCACAAACAAAGATTATGTTTATAGAGACACCAGGATTTGGGTCTAGGCAAGATGAATATTTACAAGACCTAGCTGTATATAGTAATGCTAGTGAAACTGACGACCCTAATGTAATGATAGGTATGGTTGACAGAGTCTTAATCGATGAAGATAGCTCACTATTTGTAGCAAATTCTAGGAGCAATCAAGAAGCGCTTGATATGCATATAGAGACATTAAAAGTATTGTTAGATAGAGCTAAGAGTTCATTTGATATACGTAAAATAAAAGAGCGCATAAATAAGCTGGTAAATGGTATAGCTACTATCTATATCACCGCATTAACAGATGCAGAGTTTGAAGAGAGAAAAGATAGAGCAGATGACGCTATACGTTCTTGTCAATCGGCATTAGAGATGGGTATCACTATCAGCACCGCTAGCGCATTAATAAAGGCATTAGATATTACATTTATGAGCAGTGATATGAGGGAGATATTTACTGATATCTGCCTTTCTCCAATTAGAACAATATGTAGAGATAACACTGATATGGATACTATAATTGATGCTATAAGAAAATCTGACCCAGATACTGGCTATAACATTGTTAATGATGAGATAGAAGATTTATACAACACAGGAATTATAGATCCTGTGAAAGTATTAATTAAGGCATTAGATAACGGCATAAGCGTAGCGATCACACTTATCTCAACTAATGTGGTCATCGTAGATGACCATAGTGTGGATTATATGCGATGACAAATATACCAATAATATCAATAGTTATATTCTTTATAACTATCGGCGTATTTGTTCAGGATATGTATACACAATCTAAAAAGGATCGCAACTATGTATATATTATCTTGGAAATAATAGCTCTAATCATAGCTACTATATGGGGTATATATGGAATGATATATAGTATGACAAACGGATTTACGAGGTAGAGTATATGCTCTACCTCTAATCTTTTTTTTTTCTCGGCTCTAAGGATATGTAGAGTTAGTTGAATATATACCATATTCAGAAATCTAACACTTGGAGAGATATATGTTAAAATCCTCAATACTTGCAATGATGCTAATACTACTACTCGGTTGTGGTGGTGGTGATAACGGCACCCAACCTAATCGTAAAAGTCCTGAGACTGTAATCGTAGATAATGATGTCTATGACCCAGATAATTATATGTCTGTATTACTATCTATACATGAAAATATGTATGGATACGCTAATATAGGATTACTCATTATGTCTGATATAGGAGTATCAGGAAAAACATCAGCTGTATGGAAAGCCATACTAAATACCTATCATAGTAATATACCATTAGCCATAACTAAAAGGCAGGAAGGCGCTGTATTTAAAGTTAAAGCTACTGAACATATATCAGACTATATAGATTGGAATGATAGCATGACCGAAGATGCCTTAACAGCACTAGATAGAGTATTAAATAATGCCGGTGATAAAAAGGTTACCTATACTACAGGAGGTAAATTAAGAGTTATTAGAGATTATATATCTACGCCTAAAAGGTATGAGTTATTTAAGTCGAAAGTAAAATTATTAATAATTGGTATGGGTAATGATGCATGGGATATTCATAGCTCTAGAGACCATAACTTAGCATGCACTGATAGCGCTTATCAAGCCACACTAACTGTTTACCAAAAATTACATGGCATTATCCCATTTGGTGTTGTAAAAGATCATAGAGGACACAATAATAGATTTTTAGATATCTTTAAAACAGTAGATATTCCTGTAATGAAATACATCTATGGAGTAAATACATATGGCACATACGGAGACCACGGTGGGGGTGATACAGAAGTTATATTAGCAGTTAGTAGACCAAACTCCTTTAAAAGATACCCATGTACTATAACATTAAAAGATAAGACATTAAAGATTACTAGCTTTGATGGTAATGATGTATGTATTGAGAATGACGGAACTCTTCCTGTTATGGGCTTTCTTAAAGAGGTTGTGACTAATCTAAATTCATTAATAACTAAATAGTTATATAGTAGACTGCTAATCAGCAGTCTACTATATTTCATATCATATCTTTAAACGCACAGAATGGTACTTTAAAACGTTTATAAGAGTTTAGGAATACTAAGGCATATCTGTAGTATAAAATAGGCTTATTTTCTATATTTCGAAACTATCTTAATCACATATTATTAAAGTAGTATAAAGGAGATAAGATGGAAAAAGAAATAATAAACATAGTATCTAGCATCAGTTTGCTAGACACTATAATAGTATTAGGCTCATATGCCATCGTCAAGCCTTTCCTAAATCTTTACGTTAAACCAGTTATAGAAAAAGTTTGGCGTAGAGTGTTAGGGAAACCTGCTTTTGATGATGTTATCGAAGACACCGTCGAAGAGCAGAACGACGAACAAGCTGAAGAGATACTTGGTAAACATCGTGATATAGCTTTTTATACTAACGAAAAGCTAAAAGATGACTTAATCAAGTATTTGGACACTAAGTTTAAGAGCATTCATAAAGAGAACAAAGCTCTTAAAAAAAGACTTCAGCAACTTGAGTCTAAGCTAGGATAGTCCACTAGTACTAAAGAACTAGGAGGTATAGTACCGATATCCAAACTCTAAGGGATATAAAAACTGAGCAGGGTTGTAGGAATGCCGAGACTTATGTTAGATAGAGGTGTGATATAAGTGTCGGCATAATAGGATGTCGAAAGATAAAATATAAATACCTTATAAGTCATGCATATAAGGTTTAATAAATAATAAGGAGAAGACATGAGATATTTAGATAAAAAAGATATAGAAACGATTATAGAGGCAGTTATTAAAGCAAACACAAATAAGGGTACGGGGTACTGGGCGTGGAAAAATGCTCCAGAGTATAGAGATGGAGTGTGGACGAGGGTGATAAAAGATGATGTAGAAGCAATCATCTCGCCACAAGATGCGCAGGAGGTGTACCAGCGAAAGCTGGACACCGCTTACAGCGAACGCTTCAACATGATGCTGGGAACCCTGGGAGCCGTGGTATCCAACGGGTATAAGTGCGGGCTTGTACAATTCCAGCAGGAGGCTGGAGTACCATTTGATGCTAGCGGATGGCTAGCGCTAGTAGTGGAGACCATGCCGGTATTCCACATAAGTCCAGCGGATATGTGCTTAGAAAAAATTGAGGATATGGTTAATATCCTCAGCGATAATAACGCGCCCGAAGTGTCTTGGAAAGGCACGAATAAAATAGGAGAGTTTGCAGCTCTTCTAAAAGGAGCGCTGAGACCAGGCTTAGACCTGGTAGCTATTGCTAAAGAATATAGCTAGACACAAAAAGAAGCGTCCTAATAATAGGATTAAGTTAGTAGTAATACTAACATATCATTTCACTAGATTAAAAAAAGGAGAAATAGTGAAATACAAAAACAAATGGCCTGAAATAGAGCAAGCCATCTTGCGACTAAAAGAGAAAATAAGTAACACGGAAATAGCGGAGATTCGTGTTACTAAATCTCTAAAAAACGCCGCGTTAGGTGGCGTTGAAATAAATGGCAAGTCACAAAAAATTTTTATCCCTGGAATGGGGCTAGAGCCAGGAATCTATATCGCGCTTGCTAGCGATATAGTAAGAAATAAAAAGGGTCTGATGGTTGAAAGCCACCGGGTCCATAAAATGGAGAGACGTGAACCTAGATGGAACATCTCAGCTCACGAGGTATACACACACGCCCGCCTCCATACGGGCGTATGGGTATCAGAGTCGATACAGGTATTGCGATCGCAACACCATATGCTGATATAAACGAATTAAAGCTAGCCTATGCTCGCAGGCTAGCTGAACAAAACAAAATAGCGAGTGATATGAACGAGGAGTATAAAGCAGCATATGCTAAATACACTCCTCTACTGGAGAAAGGTGTAGAGACTGTAACAAAGACAGAGACCCGCTCTACACGCCCTCTACTGAAAGGAGGTCAATATGATACAGGTTCTAGAGAAATTAAGAAAGAGTTCATAATCCCTGCTGGTGAAAAGGCAGAGGATTATATTGAGAACACATATGGAGATGGTTGGGATTATAAAGACCATAACTATATTAAAGTTCTTAAGGAGTTAGGCTTAGCCTAGTCCCCGCTCTTTCTTTTTCCTTTATTTAATCTTTCAATACTGTATATAACTAATAACTATAAAGAGTATCTAAATTACAATACATAATATAGGGGATAATTATTTCTTTGCTTTATTTCTCTCCTCTTCCCCCATCGGGCTAACGCCCTCCCCCCCATCACCTCTAAAGAGATGATGTTCGTTTCACTCACAACTATTTAATATGGTAACTCTCACTCTGTCTTCATCCACTTCACTTCGTTTCGTTCCTTCATCCATCCTTCGAGTTTTTTTTTATATATGGTCATATAAAATATTTTAAAAATATTTTATATATTTCTAGATTATATTTTTAATTAATTCAATAGAAAATTTACCCTAATTAATTAATTAAAAATATATAATAGATGTATAGATTTGTTATAGATATACTTAAAGTAAAGATAATATATAATAAAGTATAAATATATGTTAATATTATATTCTCTTATGTTTCTCACAGAAGATCTGTGAGATGAGAAACATAAGAGATTATATTGGGTTTTTATTTGTTTTTAAAAAGATTTAGATCGCGCGGAACTTTTAGGTCCGGCGCGGGTCTGGGTATTGTGTTAAAAAAATAAACACATATCATTACTATAGTCATAATGGCTAATAATTATTTTAAGGAGAGCAAATGTGGCAAGAGAGTAATTTGAGAAAAGTAAGTAAAAGTGCAGGTATCTTTATGATTAAAGATAAAGATATAGTAAAGGTAGAATTACCTAAGGGTATAATAATCCCTACATTCGACGGTGTGACTAAAGAGTCGCTAAAAGGAGTAAAACATATCTTTCTAACTGATAGATATACTCATGTAGGAGATAAAGAACTACTAAAAGATGTAAAGGTACATATGATGTCTAAATATAAGATACCAAGTGCATTGGTGAGTAGATGTTATAAGTTAGATAGAATGATTGAGATAGTCTATGTTGATAAGAGCATTGAAGAACAGTATGGCATATATCCAAATGATAAAATACTAGAGAGAGCTTTAGAGTCTAATATAATCGATAAGGCTAAGAACATGGGTGGTGGTATGAACTATATAGTAGATATGGCGAGCGATTTCCCTACTGTGACAGTATTATCTAATAATAGAGTAAGGGTCTTAACAAATAGAGAGCATTATATCTCAAGATATAATATGTTAAAGAGTTCTACGGCTATGAGTATAGGTGGTAAGGCTTTAAATAACATTATATTATCCATTTTAGGAGTAGGTGGCTTTAAGCATAGGGTATGTAACGAGTATCAGTTATTTAATCTTAAAACTAATCCACTATGTAGAGATGTGATTAATGACAATAATGCTTATGTAGAGAGAGTGGAAGTAGGGAAAGATTACTACTATATCATACTGCCTAAATATTTAAAATATAGAGATGAGTAATAGAGTGAGGGATATGAAACATGATATGAAAACTAGTTACTATAAATCTAACTTAATCGATATGGATAACTGTGTTAGTATATCACAATATCCTCCTAAATGGTTTCCTTGTGTAAAGGTGGATAGTTTAGTACCTAGTAGGAGCCTATTGATGTCGTATAAGGATGGTGAAGTATCTTGGAGGGAGTATATAGAGACATTTCAAAAAGAGACACTCAGTAACCTAGACCCTAAGGAGATCTATACATCTTTATCTAGCAAGACTTTATTGTGCTATGAAAAGCCTGGGGAGTTTTGTCATAGAGAGATAGTTAGAAAATGGTTAGTAGAAAATGGCTATGATGCAGTAGAAGTACATACTAGAGTCTATACTGATAGTCTAGATAATCTACTAGAGTATCTATCAGAAGTCGATAGTGATGATCAGAAGAGGTTGTATATTTCTACTACCGATAAAGTGGTAGCTACATATTGTAAGGTGCATAATATCTCTCATAGTCTGTATCCTACGGATGATGTAGAGCTTATTAAATACATGCACGATATAGTAATTGATATAAAGGGAGATGTAAATGTTTAGTATTTGGTTATTATCAGGTATTGTTGTGATAGCGCTTGGGTTATATTTAGAACCAAAGGTAAAGTCTCTTTGTGATGATGATGCATCGCTATCTAAGTGTATATTTGAATGGAATGCACTTGTAATCATACTAGCTATATGGCCTGGATTAAATTTGATAGTGGCTGTTATAACTATATTTATAATTATGGTCTATAGATTAACAGAACTAAAGGTGATAGACGATATAGTTCTTATACGTACTATCTTTAAAAGAGTGAAAGAGAAACTTTTCAAATGAAGAGTGTAACAATCTTAACTAACGCTACTCTTAGACGTATGGAGCAGACGATACGTCTTGATATACTTCATACCAAAGCTTATCTAGAGAATAGATACGTGATTATAGAGAATGATAACTCTATCTATAAATTCGATAAACTAATTAAGTATGATGATAGATACAAAGAGTGGTTATCAGGTTACGGTGGTCGGTATGATATAGATATTAATCTATTATTAGCATTAGATATTCTTACTGATAATGATATGATATTATTATCTGTATCAGATGATGGTTTATTATCTATAGACACTAAGCGCTATAGGATAATATTAAAATGATTAAAGGTTGAGGATATGAGGGATCAATTAATAAAGAGCATCCACGACTCTAACAGAGGTATATTAGCTTCTAAGGATGGGTGTGGTGTAAGGTGGAATGGTACGAGCTTTATAGTGTTAGGTACTATAGTAGATAAACTGGCTTTACCATTTGAGAATAAGAGGAGTCTACAAGGCGAGATGTTATTTATCACACCTGTAGATAATCTATCAATGGATATGATAGCGAATGCCATCATATATCTATTCAACAATATCAAGGAGATATAATTATGAAGAAGGTCATTTTAGTCGCAGTAGCATTAGTGCTAGTAGGTTGTAATCTAGATAAAAATGATTACTACAACAATGATGAGTACATTAAACCATGGCACCTTAAAGGTACTGGGTGGAATAACTCTCACATCCAATGTGAGCATACAGTATATCCACACTGGAAAAAACAGGGTGATGTCATCTCAGTAGTAGCCATAGATGAGACAGGATATGAGTATACTATCGACTATGCCGCAAGTGAGTGTACAACTGATATATAGGATACTAGTACCTTTTTTAGGTACTAGTATCTACTTTCTTTTTTTTAAAACAGATCTTGTTTCCACAGAGCTTTCTTTATCTGTATCACTTTATTCTTTAGCTTGCGCGCTCTCATAGCTCTAATATCCTGATTTATATCAATGTTATCCAATATAATTAATGTCTTATCTAAATCAGACTCTTTCACACACTCTATATCGTCTATAGAATATCCGCGTGTCAAGATATCAGCAACAATATCTTCTACCTTACTATATCTTATCTTTAAACATTTAAAGATATCAACAATGTATTTTAACATAATACTCCTTTTTGCATTTCTATTCGTTTAACCTTGATGTCGATAAAATTTTTATACATATATTATTACTATAGTCATATAGACTAATATTTTAAAAGGAGTGCGTATGAGACAACAAGTGGATAAGTCAATGCCTATAGTACTAGATATAGAGGATAATATGCATTATCAGTTCTTTAATACTAAAATTAAAAATCAATATATAACCCCTATACCTACTAGTACTCTAACACACGATAATTTGAATAGTATTATTGATGTGCTATTCACTACTGGTGATGGTGATATTAGTAAGAATAGCCATTACTTCAAAATGAGAGCATTACCATTAGACCATAAATTAGCTGATATAGTTAATGATAAGAGCGGGTTAGAGTTTTTAGAACAATATTATGGTAAAATGTTTATAGATCTAAATGAACCTAATTACATAGACTCAAAAGAATTAGAGGATTGTATCTGGTATAGCAGAGATGGCGATGAAGTTATTAGACATACAAAATTTAATATCTTTACTAAACCATACGGGGTTCTTAACGGTCGTCGTATACCTTTAAGAGATAGAGATACATACGACTTATATTATACTATCAATGATAATAAAGATGGTATAGACATCATAGCAATAGAAGGAGAATTATTATGAAACTTTTTAACAGAGATTTATCCATCATAGGAATATTAACGATTACTGATACTATAGCATTAATAACAGCATATGCTTTAGATGCATTTTAGGATATATAAAATGAAACAGTTTAATATATTAGCACCTAATGGTAAATGGTATACTGGTACAGCAAGAAGTGTCAATAACCGTAAACAAGTTCAGGGAATAGGCATCAATGATACTGATTACACCGTCACATTCATTGTATCTCACGATATGATAAAAGATAACGCCTTTCACTTTTTTGAACTAGGTAAACAGAAGCAGTGTTTAACTTATATCAATTGGTATAAGACCTTAAAGTATATAAAAGATAACCATCTTAAATATACAGATAAGATTACATACTTCAGTACTATACGAAATCTATATCTAGATAGATATCATAAGAACTTATCGTTGAAGAATATCACGTTCTCATATGTAGTGTATCATAAGCTACATAACAATCAGACCATTAAAGAGAAGGATTATTATATCTTAGATAAGTTTACAATACAAACCATATCACAACTCCTACTAGTTATGAGTAGAGATACTGTTCCTAAGCTAGACAAAACTAGACATGCTACTATAGCAGGTCAACGTATACATGTTCCTGTCTCTGTTAAAGATATAGAGACATATCTCAAAAGAATAAAATGGGATATGTGGCTCTCTAAACTAAAGAGAGAGTACACTACACTTGATGATAGTACAGATGCTAAAAGAGTTTATCAGATACTCATAGATAAACTTCAACAGAGACTTAAAGAATTAAACATATAAATACTAGTAGAACCTATTAGTAGGTTCTACTATATCTATTTTATTTTTGAAAAGAAAAAAGAAGCAAAAAAGAAAATATACTTATCTAATGCTTAATAAAGTATATACTCTTCGTCTTAGTACTACGAGTATATACTTGGGCTTATCTATACTCTCTTAATAATAACTCTAGTATATACTCTTCGTTTAGGGACTACGAGTATATACTAGTGCTATATCTTACTTAATTCTAAAGGTATACAATATCCATCTATATGACTGCGTCATATATCTGTCTATTGTTTTGCTATTAATATAAAAAAGAAAAGATATATTCATATTCCCTCCGCTCCGCTCCGCTCATATAAATATATCCAAAAGAAAAAGATAGATTTTTAAGAAAAATTAATAAAGTTTATATCAGGATTTAATAGATTTTAATTTATAGTTATATCTTCTTGGTTTAGTCTGTATCAGAATATATCTTTAAACAAACAAAATATAGCCAAATTTGACTTTAAATAGATTTGGAATAGTAAGGTAGCATTAGATATCCAAAAGCGATTTAATAGCTATTTAAACGCAGTCCTAATTATAGCTAAAAATCTCATATACAAGAGTCTAGATTAATATAAAGGCATTTCACAGAGAGTCCTATGTATATATAATATATATTATATATACATAGGGTTATTCATACTCGTCTTTCAGGTTAAAAATAGTAGTATATATAATATATATTATATATACTACTCAAGTTGGCTATAATGCATTCTCTGTTACTAATCTGAAAGTGAATATGATGAAAAAACCTTGATGGAGTATGAAGCGGTTATTATCTAGTTATATAAATATTCGATTGGCCTATGGATAATATTATGCCTTAGAACGAACAGAATAGTGTCTTAAATCCATTTTTATTCTTTCCGAGACCCATAGCCTACCTAGAGTATTAAAAAGGCTTAAATAGCGATATTTATCTTTTTCTTATTTTGAAGATTGAGTATACTGATAATGAATAGCTACTGAGGGATGATAGTGGATTATTACTGTAGAGCTTAGTAGGTGCATATTTAAAGCGCTAAATTACATAGGGGTACTTAGAGAGGATATTAACCAATACGTTCATCACTAGTTCTCTCAGATAGTATGATGGTTATTGATGCTGAAACTACATCAGTTTAGGAGATAGCCTAAACCACTTCTCTAATCTAATTTTCTGGTTCTAAAAAAAACTTTTTTTCTTTTGTATACTTATATGAGCGGAGCGGAGCGGAGGGAATATAAGTATATTTTCTTTTTAATCTATATAAACCAATAGACAGATATATGACGCAGTCATATAGATGGATATTGCTCCTTTAGAATAAAGCAAAATAAATAAGTATTAGATAGATACTCGTAACCCCAAAGTGAAGAGTATCTATCTTAATTTAGATTATAAGAAGAGTTAAGTCTTAAAGATACTCGTAGCCCCTAAACGAAGAGTATCTTTATTGTATAGACAGATAGATACTGTTAAAGATAAGATAGATACTTCTTTTTGGTTCTTTTTCTTAAAGATAGAGATATTTGATATATAGTATTATATATTGATATTAGATGATTATGATGGAGTGATTGATATGGATATAGCAATAGAGTTAATGAGTAATATACCAAAGAGTAAGAAGGTATTTCACTATAGTGATAAAGTATATACATTTTTGTAAAATATAGATAAAGGAATTTTTGGAGTAAGTGCATTATTAGGTCGATTGAGACTAAAGCATATATCAGCCTTAATAGATTGTGGTTTTATAAATTATAGGTCTAGATTATATGGCTATGTAATTAATATACCTAATCAACAGAGTCGGATTAAAGGTATACTCTTTATAATACTCATGAAGAGATTGAGTATATAAAACAGCATTGTGAATATAGTGATAATAAAGCTGATAAAGAATTTCATAAGTGTAAAGAAACATATATTAAAGAAATGAAGGAGTGTTTAAACATAGCAAAAGAGCCAGAGTGAAAATGAGTGAAGATGAATTTCTAAATACGGATACATCTTTATATATGGATATGGATAGGTAGGTAGTATCTAATACCAAGAAAGGTAGCTATAAACAGTATGCTACATATATCCCTCATGTTCAAATAGATACTCCTAAATTATATTGGGATCATTTAGAATATATCGATGTAGAGAAAGGTTTAGAGATAATCACTTTAGATAAAACTACTATGGTAGAATTAGGTCATGGTTATAAAGAGATATATACTAGACAATTCAAAGTGGGTTATTCTGAGCGCGATATATCTAAGCATATGAGGGATAATATACTTCGCGTTGCTGTACTGGGGGGTAGAGTTGTTGGGATTATGCGTACTAGAAATGAAAAAGATAATTTAGTCTTAGGCGATTTAGCCAGTATCGAGAGAGGCATTGGGACAGCTTTATTAAATCTATTAATAGCTGAAGCTGATGGTTTGAGAAAGAGTATAATCACTACAGCATGGACTGATGGCTTGATACCGTATTATGAAAGATTTGGTTTTAAACAGGATCCGCGAGAGCGTAAAGGACATTTAATACGAAAAGTTAACAAGTAGGTATAGTAGATATATACATCTACTATTTTAATAGAGTTTTGGTATAATGTAGTAATATTAAAAGACATAGATTTAGATAGAGAGCTTTATAGCCTCTATCTGTATTTTTTTTTATTTATAGATTTAAAAAATATCTATTTAATGCGATAGAATATATCCTTAAATCTATTTTAATTTAAAATAGGATACATCATATGCCTACTGCATAAAAGTGTCTTAAAATCAAAATATGAAATATATTTTATACACATATCATTAGAGTAGTCTAAAAGGCTAATATATATTTTAAAAGGAGATAATATGACTAATGTAAAGGGTAAGTTAGTATTTATAGGCGATGAGATGAGAGATATCTCTATTAAGATAAAGGTTAAGAAGAAAAAACTTAAGGTAAAAATAGAGAGAAATGGATTTGTAAGGAAAAAAGAGTATGAAATTAACATTCCGCTATTTGATAATAAGAAGTTACCTAATTCACTCTCATATGATATTTGTGAGATAGTGGGGATAGATGCGCCGTCTGCGGGTCTATTAATGAGTATCGATAAAGCAATATCTGAAATGATGGATTGCTGTGGTAAAGGTATTGTTAGTTATATTGCAAATGAGAGACTAGAGTCAGGTGAAGCTGTGATTGAGATAAGATACATAAATACTGTAGATAACATTGGGACTAAATCGACTATTGTGACTTTATCAATCGTAGATGACCTCTCGCTATTAGATTGGGTACAGTTTACTAATGAGAGTATACAGAGCATTGAAGTAAGTCTTAATAAACGCATTATGTGGAGTAGTATAGATATTATAAATACAATTAGTAGATTAAAGAGAATGCAAAGTGGAATAACTATGCATAATTTAGATAATGACGTAGTTGTAACTAGTGTAGCAGATGGTTATATATTTACTATTAATAAGTATGTGGGAGGTATCTCATACTTTGGGGATGTATATATCTATGAGGGTGTTTATAATAAAGAGGTAATCTCGATTGACGAGTTTAGAGCTGTGTACTCAAAGAGAGCAGGTAAGCTATTAAGCAAGGGTATGAGAGGAGTGATATTAGCTAATATAGAGAGCAACTATAGTAAAGTGATATATACTAATTATCCTATTACACTGTATGGTAGTACCTTTGCCTCAAGTGTTTCAAATGGGTTAGATATATTATCCAAGGTTAGTATATTGGCTTTAAGAAAACTAAAAGGGAAGATGTCTAAAGAAGTCTATATCAAATGCATGGATGTTTTATATACGCATGCCAATGAAAAGTATAAGTTAGATGCTGATACTTTAATTGATAAATATATAAATAGAAGAGATACATACGGTATACAGTATGTAGAGAGATTTGTACGTGGTATATTGAACACTGATAGAGAAGCCTTGAGAGAGCTGAGTGATATGATAGAGTGCATAACAAATGAAGGATGAGATATGAGTGTGGCAGTTGAGAGTATACTAAATCTCCATAAGAGTATTATGGAGGTTAGAGTATGTCAAGTAAATGATGTATATAGGGTAAGCGTGTATGGCGCTATAGGCATGGATGAGTGTATCTATGGTAGGTTAATATATGAGAGTAAAGAGAATAGTTTACAGAGAGCACTTAATAAAGCATATGCAGAGATTAAGGGCAAAAACTTTTCAATAGGATACGGTAGATCATGAAATGGCTAATAAGGCATGCTATAAACAGTAGTAAGCAAGGACAGAATAAATTAAGAAAGTTAGTGCAGCATATTATTATTATGGTATTTATCTTTACCGTGGTATATATTATGCTACCTATAGCTGGATTTATGTACTTTCTAATGCTATTAATGCTAGGTGTGAACTTTTATCTATACTATATTGAGAGGATAGTTTATCAGGTATTACACATTGATTATAATATATTCAATAAGTATGCTGAATGGGCAATGATGGCTGTATTAGCAGGTGGTATAAGTAGTCTATTAGTATGGGACCCTATATTATTGGCTGATGTTGTAGCGGTATCTATACTATTTATGATATTTGGTATCATAATCAATTATGTTATAGAGTTACTACTATGGGCTTTTAATGCATTGGATCGATAGTACTATTGGATAGTTCAGCAAATAGATTAAGATATAGAGGCTTGTTACATAACAAGTCTCTATAGAATTCGATTTTTTTTTTATTAATATATTATTAAGATAGTCGTAAAAGATTAATATTAAATAAAAGGAGAGATTATGACTAAATTAAAAGGATTAATTATACTACTGATAGTGGTATTTTTGGCAACGGGTTGTGGTGATGGTTATTATAAAGATCAAAATGATAACAATAAGACAGATATAAATAAATCTGTCGAAAGTGCGATTACACTCAACACAAATAGTAGAGCGCATGTGTATACTAAGTCTGATGCAGATCAGTATAAAGACTATTATGGACAGATGATAGTTGATAATAGAGTGTGTATAGGTATATACACAGGCGTACATGAGTGCAGTAGACTTAAGATACAAGAGAGACGTAATGGTGTTATTAATACATTAGAGTCTCTACCAGATAAAAAGTACAAAGAGGTACAAGAGGCTCTTGCCATATCTAAGAAATGGTATAGCAAGTACTTAGGTGAATACGATGACATACCTGTTATCATCATATATGACTCAGGCGCGTGGATAGGGCAGCATCGTATTAATATGTATCATTTTGCGAACAGCAATGGTACTAGAGATGCTATATATCTAAATTATAGATATATAAAGAAGTATCCTTTAGATACGATAACCGAGACATTGGCGCATGAGTATTTCCATTATTTGCAGTTGAAATATGCTGATAAGATGCCTGTGCATTCGGTAAAAGAGGGTCAGGCTACATTAGTAGAGTCATTAATCGCTAAAGAAGTTTTCAATAAGAAAACTATAAACAGTTCATATTTCTATACAATGTGGGCTGAGGCTATTCAGACAGTGACTCCTACTATGGAAGACCTATTGGACGTTCTATATAATGATGATTATAACGTCTATATAGGGTTGTCTATGGTAGCTAATTAAGATATTATACCGATACTTCGGTATAATGTTACTATTCTTTTTTTAAGACTATATATTGTTATGAGATAAAAAATATAAAGGAGAGTGATGAGGAAGTTTCAGTGCGTAGTAAATAATGAGTCCACTCCAGCTCCATTAAAGTATCCTGGAATTTTCTTTGAGATACTAGATAATGATGACGCTATTATAGGATATGCTTTAACCTTTAAAGGTTATGATGAGAAAAGCGGGGAGCGTATAGATGGTATGTATATTGTGGATACAGAGATATTACCGTTATATATAGAAGATAAAGATATAGCAAGTAAGTGGTATATACTTGGTACATATGGCATTAAAGAGTATAAGATCATGCTTGATGTAGATAGATTAATACCATCTGATATAAATAGTAATGAGATATTTAATCAAATTATATTTAATTTTGATATGGATAAAGAGGATTGGTTACTTAAATCAAAAAAGGATTTACACATCATACCACATCCATTATGTGTGCCATTTACTAAAAAAGACTGGGTATCATTAGATGCCAGTTTATGGGAAGTTGAGAATGAAGATGATATCATCTTAAGAAGAATAGAGACTTATGCAAAATTATCTAAGCAGTAGTAGCCTTTATGGTTACTACTGTGATATTCGATTTTTTATTAACATATTATTAAGATAGTCATAAGACTAAATATTTTAAAACAGGAGTAAGACATGACACTACATGAGATACAGAATACAATGCTTGATAATGGTTTCATTGTGAGCTATGCGGAACAGATGTTCGAGTATACAAAATATAGTATTATTGAATACTATGACATATACATCAACGATGGTGGTCCTGATATACGTATGCGCTTATATGCGCCGTTCACTGTTGAGCATATGAGACGCGTTGCGCAGCATGTAGTAGATAATGCTAAACATAAAAAGATAAAAAATGCTAATCGTGTAAATGAACGAATTAACAAATGTATATCTATCGCGATGAGGGCGTTAAATAACCCTCGTATTAAAGGCATATTCGTATATATAGACTATACCTTATATGGTAAAGTGATATATAATAAAAAACAGTTACGAGAATTTCTGAGTGAAGTATACTCAATCTACACTCCATCGAAAATAAAACGCGATATAAGAGTTAGATTATTGCTGTCGAAGACTAGGTATCACATTGAGATAGATTACGGTGAAGGGCTAGGGCATGCCGGCATGGTTGCTATTAAGTCAGAGAGGGAGATCGAGTGGATATGACGCATTCTAAAGTTTATGCTTTAGTAAGCATAAGATATAATTTATATGGAAATTATGGAACAACAACATTATCTATATCGAATAATGTAAGAAGGATCACTGATGCGATACTCAGTACTGATATAAACCCATTAACAACAACCGTGTCTTCTTAGACATGGTGTTTTTCTTTTTTTTTTATTTTTTATGCACATATCATTAGAGTAGTCTAGAAGACTAATATATATTTTAAGGAGCATATCATGAATGATATAGTATTACAACAGGTGAACTCAATCATATCTGCACTGAGATTAACTGATGATAAGGTCATCACAATAATAAGAGATGCCATATTGAACAGACCGAGATTTGTTGATAGTCTTATTAAAGAGAAGAATGAAGGTCTCTACAAGAATAAGAAGAACGATAGATATATATTTGCTATACATTTTCTATCTTCTAACATAAATCCATTAGAGTATAGTGAGGAGTTAGCTGGTTATGAGATACCAGAGGGCGAGTTAATAAACATCATAGCTCTATATGAAAATACTGTAAATGGCGTTGTGAATTTAGAAGTGCATGATGATACAATAAAACTAAGGGTCTCGCCAATAACGTTAATCGATGATGGTGCTGATATTCTCACTTTCAGATTAGTGGATGACGGCAATATAGTGCTAAATCCAAAGCAGCTAAATGTTCTACAATATAGGGCGGACTGTTTAAATAGAGTGACGTCTATTTATCTACATAAGAATATTAGTCGTCATATGTTATTTACAAAGTTGAATAAAGAGCCTGAGTACGTAGACTATCGAAATTTTCGAGAATATGTAGATAACTTTGTAGCTGATTGTAAACATATGTACAATTACGCAATCCAGCATCTTGATAGTGGGAACTATTATATATTAAATGCTAGGCATACTTTGTTAGCGATTGATGCGGATGGTGAGTTGGTTGATTACTTAGGCTATAAACGAATGGAGAATAGATATGAGAACGTGTTACGTAGAGGTTATTCCTCATAAGTTTGATATATTTGATTTTATCTTACGATACGATATACCATATCCAACTGTAGCTGAGCAATATATAACAGAGTTAGTCGAGATATTGAATAGAAATTCGGATGTCCAGTATATAGCTGGTATAGAGTCTATGGGCATGCAGAGAAATTATAAACTTCGTGCTATACTTGAAGATTTGATAGATTTTTCAGCTAGTCGACCCTCTAGTCAAAAATATCTCTATGCTGTAGTTAGTTGTGTACATCTACCTAAGATGACAAATATATACATAACCTATACTGATTTGTATAGAATTACTGGAGGGCTGTATGAAAAAAGCATACGTATTTGATATAGACGGAACTATCTTTAGATTACCTAGACTCGCGCCAAGGTTATTAGACTATCCTGAAGGCGTTTATAAGATAGGTGATTATAAACCTATTATTAAACCGAATGATAGAATACAGGATATAGAGACTTTAGAGAGCATAAGGTATCAAGATGTTTTGAGATATCATTCTACTGATTTCTTGGTTAATGATGAGTATGTAGTTAATATCACGCCTAAGACAGCCGATTATGTCCCAACTACTCCTGTTACACTATATCAAATGCTAGAGGATTTAGTAACTATTAGATTAATGTCTTTGAATAGAGAGTTAGTAATTAATAATCAGTTATTGAATAGCGAAAGTTTCATAACATATTATGATATAGAGTTATTGGAACTATTAGAGAACAATATAACAACAGCCAGTGCATATCTGGAGCGTTTGGGTATTAATGATAGCCGGGTTTCAACAGCTATCAGTAATTACATCGATAATTTAATACATAATATGGGGCAATATGATGTTAATATGATACACACAGTATATATTGTAAGTAGGTTTATGTATATAACTGAAGAGATGAATATATATGAGTATCGATATCAGGAGGCCATTAATGCTTGAACAGTATGAGAAAGA